TTCATCAGCAATTTTACACCGAGTATACACTTGAGCAATTGAAAGACCAAATTTTTGATCAACATGGTGGTTGTTACGACGACCTTTTGGAACAGGAGCAACAATAATGTTTAAGCCTAGCAAAAACGCAACCAAGCGAACAAAGAACCGCTTCAGGGAGCATACTATCATCCCCTTCTCAGAGGAAGAAGGGCCAATTGGCAACCGTGGAGACGAGTTTTCAGAAAACGTCTTTGGGTTCAAGGGCCGCAAGTGTCAGGCATTTTGCAGCCTAGAGAGAGATCCCAAGCAGGCAAAATACCCTCGATGGTTCGGCTGGATTCCGGTTGATGAAGTTGAAGAAACACTATTAACAGAAGGAGAGTAAGATATGGAACATCAAGTAACAAAAGCAATTGAAAAAGTATTCTGCATGACGGTCAATCCACAGTGCATTTGCCCTGCAAGCGAAGACCCCGGCGAGTGGGCACCCTCCGCTGAGGTTATTATATACCATACCAATGGTATGCCTTCTGTTAGCCGTCTTACTGAGTGGGGACAAGTGTCTAACGAGCTACCTGGCATGCATTATGTAGAAGCAATTAACAACGAAGTATCAGCAGTATTTTCTTTATAGGAGACTCGAATGAAAACAGCACACGAATTATATCTTGAAGAGCGCATGAGCGCAACCGAACAACACCTCAAAAAGTCTGTGAACTCTTTTGCAGATATTGACTTTTTGAGCTTTCTTTCTGACTTGGGGGAACTCGATGATGAAAGCCGCGACCGCATTCTGCAGCTCGCTCGCGTTACTTATGACCACAAGATTGAAAAGTCTAGCCCAGATGCTTGGGACTATGGCTGTTATCGAGACTAAAAGGAGACACTATGCTTATTCCAACTATTAAAAGCCCCCGTATTGACAACCATCTCAAGGCCACGTTCGGCGTTAACCGCGAGCAAGCCATTCTTGATGAGGTTTGCGTATCCGCACCCATTGGTTGCGGCATGCCTGTGACCAAATTCCGCACTAATGCGGATGCTAAGGAGTTTGAAATTTCTGGCCTTTGCCAGTCCTGCCAAGATGATCTCTTTGAAGAGGCTAAGATTGAAAAATGGTGCTTTGACGCAGATGTGGGGGAGTATTAAAATGATCAAAGTAGGCGATACAGTGACTCACGATGGCTTATCAGCAAAGCAGGAGAAGTACGGATACCCGCCTTTAATGGGTATCGTGCGCGAGATGAAAGAGCTAAGTTCAGACCAAGTGGAGCGCGTTGCACAAGTCTTTTGGCTTAATGATAGCGGAGCCCATCGGGTGAGCATGAAAACATGGTTTGACGTTAGAAAATTAAACAAAATTCAATAGGAGATAATATGAAAAACAAAATGGAAGTAGAATTAAACGAAACTCTTAACCGCTTTGAGCACAAGTTGCTCGCAGCACAAGATAGAATGAGCCCAGAAGACGCATACAAGTTGAAGTCAGAGTATATCGATCTCAAGTATGACTTCATTAAATACCTCTTGAGAGCCTTCAGTCCCATGCGAGATGAGAGGTTTGAATTCGATGTATACCAAGACTTGGCAAAGGCTTCAAGCCCAATGTTGCCTCAAAGGAGCAATGAATACACTGCTTTTGGCGAGTTCGCCATTGACAAAAAGAAGATCAACTAATGAATTTCCTTGACGTATGGCACGAATTGACGTATACTGATGGTATCTTGTTCTCTATTTGGATAGGGATCATGTACTACGGAAAATGCCGGATAGATAATAAATTTGACATAAAGAAGGGGAAGTGATATAATGAACTTGAGAAAATATCATAGCATTGTGGACAAGATCATGGCGTATGAAGAAGGGCGACTAGACGAAGGAGAGGTCGTAGACCTTTTCCAGGAACTCGTTGACCTCAACATCCTGAACTCACTACAGGGAAGCTATCAGAGACACGCAGAAATGCTCATCAATCAGGGCTACATTGAAGTAGCTGCAGGAGAATAAAATGACAGACCAAGAAGAATTAGAATTAGTATGCAAGTCTTTAAATGTAACTGAAGAACAGTTTTTTAAAATAATGGAATATGCGTACAAAAAGGTTATCAAAAAGCGAGTCGAAGGCGACAAGCGACAACAGACTCTTTAAGGAGATGTCATGGCATATAAAGTAGGTATCAAGTATTGCCCTTGGGCATCCACCAATGGGCGACTATCTGATGACCCATCTTGGGAAGTTTTGAAAGAGGATATCGCCTCAGAAGAAGAGGCACTATCACTTGCCAGGGAGGTAGCATCGGAGCATTCCCAATGTACCATTCGCATCACAGATGATGATGATGCTTATTACGAAACCACCATTGAGTCATAGGAGGATATTATGAGAGCAGCAGACTTCTTAGCTAGAGATATGGTAGAAAAGATCATGGGCGATATGCGTCCTGACGGCTCGTCTATCGAGTGCATTAAGCTCGTAGACGTACATGGCACTAAGCCTAAGTTCATCCGTAAAGCGGGTGAGAGGGAGGTTGATCCTCATATTTTGGCGGAGGTCGTTAACGACAATAGCTTTGCAGCAACCCCAAGGGGCTGCTTAGTGTTGGTTCCTGAGAACCACTGCACCTTCCTCCCTACCGAGGGTCGAAAAGGCATGTACCGACGGTTCTTTATCCGTCATAAGCACATTCGTGGTGTGACCAAGAGGTCAGACTGGTGGAAGCTTATTAGTGATGAGAACCGATGGGGCTCATGATGGAGTACAAGCCTAAAGTGGGAGACTTGGTTCGCTTCAAGCGCCGCTTTTACGAGATGAGCCTGTCTGAGAGGCAGAGTGCCCCTGGCCCGGCGAACATGAGTGACATGGAATATTGGTATGGGCCTCACACGGACAAGTGGATTGGGATTGTTATTAAGACTGGTATTTCAATGGGCGGCTGGGGAGGAGACAGTTACGAAGAGATGCCAGAAGGTGTTAGAGTGTGTTGGCAAGTGCAACCAGGAAAGACGATAATGACTGAGTACTTGACGTCTTACATCACCGAGGTTGAGCCTGTCGCAGAAGAAGGTGGAGAATCGAAGGATGTATGAGTTCTTGGTGTTCATTTATTATTTTATATTGATGTTATACGGAATAGAGGTTTAGTATGGAATGGATAATAGTTGGAATGTTGTTTTATATTTGTATTTGCAAAACTATGGAGTATGATCGTGACAAGTAAAATTGATGTATTTGATATGCCCCTGGAGAAAGAGTACGTTGTGACTCTGAGAAACATTACTTGGGCAAGCAGGACGGGAGTTGTGAACAACGTGGGAGACGAATGGTTTCCCGAGTTTTGCAACATCGTTGTGGAAGTGGACAGGAACTATGCTGTTAATGAAGTTGTCAGAGCAGCAAAGGTTGCTGCAGCAAAGAAGTATGGTGCAGCGGTTCTGTCGGCTGACGCAACCATCGATCCGGGTGACGAGCCGCCAGAGCTTGACTTGGACGATACTCTTGAATTCCAAGAAGTGTACTAATTATATGTATGGACGGACACGCCGCGATCTTTTTATACATAACTCTTTTGATAGCAGGTTGTAATCTTCTTGTTTATATATTGACGCATTCGCCATGAGGTATTTGTTATGAAATATGACGTTGGAAACAAGCCAGGTACTTTTGGGTACAACACAACATTTGGCCCCGGTGGATATACGGTATACCGAGTGTTGACAGATTCTGCAGGAGACATATATAATTCTAGCATAGCAGACTTTAAATATCGAACACATGCAGAATTGTTTTTAACAGCAATGAGGAAGAAAGAGCGTGAGTAATTTCCCACTGACATTAACTGAGGCCGCAATAGAGAAGGCCAAGGAAGCTATCGAAGTAGAGGGCAAAGAAGGTTCATTCCTTAGAGCAGCCATTCAGGGCGGCGGCTGTTCCGGGCTTCAATACAAGCTGGAGATAGACACCGAGAGTTTCGATCACGATCACATCACAGAGGTATCTGGTTTAAAGGTTGTTGTTGATGGTTACAGTGCGGTGGTGCTAGAAGGGACTACGCTTGACTACGGAACGAGCTTTATGGCCAGCGGCTTTCAGTTTATAAATCCAAACGCCAAGAAGAAGTGTGGTTGTGGAAGTTCTTTCGGGGTATGATCATGACAAAAAGCAAAGAAAGACTACCAAGAAACCCTCTTGTCCCCAAGTTGAACGATCATAAGAACCAAATATTCAAGGACAAGAAGAAAGAAAAGAACCGTAACATTTGCAGAGAAAAAGTAAGAGAAGAATAATGCTTTACAATGTTACCAAAGTGTGATAGAATGGACAGAATATGTTTAATAAATTTGAAAAGAATGATCTTGTTGGTTATGCGAAGTATCCAAAATCTATTCCATTGGGTATAGTAAAGGATGTTGAGGAGAAGAGAGGCAAGGCAGTTGTCCTAGTGTATGTGCTAGACACCTTCATCGAGGACGAGATAGGGACAGTTAAGTGTGTTCCATACCAAGACTTAGAACTAATATCAAGACCCACTCAGGAGAGCCAGCAATGTTTAGGACATTAATAAAATATCAAGATCAGATTAAGGAAATTCTGAAACAGATGCACGAAGAAATAGGCTCTGAGCACTTTACCACTGCTGATGATAACCACAAAAAGAAGATGAAAACCTCAATTAATGCCTTGCAGGGCATAATTAACTATATGTCAACAAGTGTTGTCGAGAAAAAGCACGACACTGATCTTGTTTGCGAAAGGAATGGTACAAAGTTATGAACGTAGAAATTGATACAAAGAAAGTGGCAATGGCGCTATTTGCCACGTTGTCAGACTTGAGTCGATGGTATTTGCGAGGAGCTGCAACGGCCTTCGGCATCATTACAGTATTACACGCCACTGGTGTTGTTGTTCTTTATTAACACTGAGAGGAGTATAAATGCCTTTTAAGAAAAAGAAGCTGCCCGTAAAAAGTCAGCAGGAAAGAAAAAAGTTAAAACTATTACAACAAGGGGATAGCCTTTTGGAGTATTTTACCTACCACGATAAATACTATTCAGGCCTGAAGGATGAGAAATACATGTTCACAAACCTTGGCTTCACTCTCTCCGATTACATTGACGCTCGCCTTGAGGCTCAATTGCGCGACCCGATGGGAGATAACGTAGCTATCTCTGCCGGTCTTAATGTTATTGAGGCTGCAGCCAGACGTCAAAATAAAATGAGGATGATGGCATGTTAACGGCACTCATCGAGACAGCACTCGCCGGGTATGTCGTGGCTCTCATCGCGGCAGAAAAGATTATGTTGGAGGCAAGGGAGCTTTTGTCCTCAGACTAAAAAGCTTTTCGCCCCAAATTTTTTCCAAACAGAGGCATAATATGTCAGATAGCGAAGATAAAATGGAAGATACCTTATCATATGATGAGCGAACAGCCCTATTGCGTGAGGGTTACGAGGAACATATATCCTTCTTGCAAGAGAAGATAGAGTTTCACCGCTCATGTTCGCGTGAAAAGAATAGAACAGGCAAGTCCATATGGCATCATGAGAGTCTTGAAAGCTACTACCGTAGCCTCTTGAAGATAGCTGTCAAGGAAGGGCCAACCTGCTCGAAGTGGATAACCGACTATGTTTTTCGGGCAGTAAAGTAACAGGAGTACATATGAAAATAAACGAAACACTAATAAACCGCCTACAACTCATGGCCATCATTGCTATGTTGCTAACCTTGTTCACAGGGCACACGCAACTATTCATCTTTGCCATGCTAACATTGACGGGCTTAAAGCTTTATACATATTATTTGTTTAAGAGGAGCACAGACGCCATCTTTACAGTTATCTACTTGGCCATGCTAGCCTTTATCATCATGGAAAGATGAGGAAGATGATGAAAGCATACATTGCAGCAACCATACTATTCCTTGCCTCGGCCTACACGCCGCAAGCAGACCAGTATGGCTTTTACCACAGTGAGTGGAGCAACTATGTCAAGACAGGCTTCATTCACACCTTCGAAGATGATAGAAAGTGTCTCAGGACAGCCAAGTCTACTATCGTTGGCTTCGGTAATGCAACGCTAGAGCAAGACTCTTGCTTCTTCCCTGTTGACAAGTTTGACTTGGCAATGGGTCTATCTTTGTTCTATTCCTTTTGGGTGGACGAGGGCTTCTGCCACACGGACGAGACAAGGCAACAACTCTTAGACGACTTGCGCTCTCTTGAGATAGAGTTTAGCTCAAGGAAGCTTGTCGCGCAAAACGTATACGACTCGAAAGGGCGTTTCTTGAGGGAGACTCCACTGCATGGGTTGACGTTGGGAAATGGTGCAAGGATATGGGTGTCAACGAGAGGGGCAAAGAACATCAAATTACATAACACAAGCTTTGTCCACGAGCTCGTCCATGTCGCCATATGCACCGAGAACGGATACCTTCATTGCGACCCGGACCACGTTGGTGTAAGGTTTGGCGGATGGACAAAGAAACATAGTCAGTTTATAAGAAGAATGAACTTATACTTTAAGCTTATAAACCTATAAGAGAGAACACCAATGCAAGAGAACACGTTTAAGAAGGGTGACTTGGTTTCCATTAGGGATACCACACCAAGAGACAGCCTGTACGAAGAGCTTGGAGTATTCAGCAAGATGCGACTACATGGCACAGTGGGCATCGTCCTAGAATGGGCGGGAGAAGAATGGAATGACCCGAGGGATATAAAGAATAAATGCTATAGGGTATTAGTAAATAATAAAATAGAATTAGTACATGTAAAGTACATGAAGAACACAGACAACATTATACTTGGGTAGGAGTAAGTATCATGATAAAAAGCTGGAATGAAATAGTAAAAGAAGTAGAAGCAGAGTATAGTACAAGGTACAACTCAGTACCAGAGGATAAGAGAAGGAAGCTAGGTCTAGAACCAGACCAAAGAGGTTCCTATGAGAATAGGCAATGGGTACAAGTATACATACAGAAGCTTATATGGAAAGACAAGTGTAGGGACATACTGAGTAACCCTGAGCATTATGGTCTACAAGAGTTTAAATTAAAGAAAGTAGAAGAAGATGACTAATAGAGAAGAGAAAGAAAAGAAGATAGAATACCTTGAGTATAGGATAAGAGACTATGAGCAGAAGATGGTAACTGAGTCTATACAAGGCATGCCCATTGTTGGTACTGAGACTATGCTTAAACACTTTAAAGAGATGCTTGCTGCGGAGCTCGATGCCGATAAAGAAGATGATGATGAGTAGCTAAAAGATGGGTGATAGCTTTGCATGCCCTGTGGTAGGGGTTGCTACTTTAGTGGTATTCTGTGGAATAAAGTGGTAAATGGTGGTGAACTATGCCATGTATCTAGCACACGCACGTTACATAGTATATACGCACTGCGTTAAAAAAGAGTAACAAATAACGTCGTCACCACTTAACATACCCTCGTCGTCATGATATAATGTTTAAGTTAGGCATGTCGCTGTTCCCCTCCTACGCTCGGCGAGCCTTAACAACATATGATAGGGGCTAGGATCAAACCCCCTTATCTTTGAGGCACCCATGACTAAACCTACTCTAGTTGTGGGTGTCTTTTTAATGCTAGTGCGACATGGCGATGCAGATCTGCCCTCAATGGAGATCCACGTAAGTCCCAGCATTCCCGCGCAACCCCCCGAAAACACTCAATTGTCGCTTTATCCGTAAGTGCCCGGAATATAAGGAAAGAAAGTTCTTGCAATCCTCGCTCAGAAGTGTATAATTAACCCATATTAAACAGCGAAACCGAAAAGGAAATAAGCATGGAAAACAAATACCTCACTATCCCCAATACAAAAGTCAATCAAACCAAGGTGAGCCAAGCCGTGGCCGAATACATGGTCAACAAGTGTTTGACCAAGAGCGAGATCATGGAACTAGCCATTGCTCGCCTTATGTGGACACACCATGAGGCAAAGCACACCATTGGTGATCTTGCTAGCATGGTAAATGAAACTCAGGCTTACCCCGACGCTCGCGAGCCTCAGCCTGAGCATGCCCTGTATTTCGGGAGCTTTGACAACGAGTATTATTTCTTTACTCGCGAACGTAGCCCTGAATACAATTCACTTGAAGTTAAAGAAGAGGTGCGATAATATGACATATAAGATTATTAGGTTTCGTTTTAAAGGCAATAACCGTGTTATCAAGCGAGGTTTAACTCTCGAACAAGCACAAGCCCACTGTAAAGACCCTGCAACCTCCGGCGATGGCTGGTTTGACGGATATGAAGAGGAGTAAATATGAAATTAGAAAACTTAGGTAAGAACCAAACTCGCGTTATTGTGCAAATTCCAGATGAAGAACTGGACCTCACTTGGGACAAGGATGTTTATTTCTCCTATGGTGTGCCTGTGTTAGTTGTCAACTACCGTGACGCAACCGTACACGAAACCGCAGAAAGATATTCCACAACCACAAGCAAGCACATCAACGCCTTCAAGCGTATGTGTAACCGCTATGATGATCGTGGTGCGCCTATGGACCTGTCCGAGCTTCATGGCCGTGAATGGCAAACCTTTTTAGCACCTGAAAGCCGCATGAATACTGTGGCGGGAGAACGATAACATGACTAACAAACTATATTCACAAAAACATCCTAACGTAACCTTCTCTCGCTATGAGTTAAGGACCATCAGCCCACACTTTGGGCACACTACAGTAGCCATCTTCAGTGAATTGGAAGATGCTAGGCAAGCACTTCAGCTCAAGCTTCGATCACAAGACCTCCCCGTGATCATATACGATGCTGAGACTGAGCAACCTGTTTTGCCGGGAACAAAACTATAATAATTATAACATAAAAGAAGGTATTTGTTAAGTATGAACAAGAAAGAATATACTACAGCATTAGCTAAACTGGAAGCATGGGCACATAGACGTGGCTTCGAGGTATACAAGAGCTATGGCATTGATGCCTATCTACATGAGGAGAAACATATTGTCTATAACTCTAAGATCAAGAGCAAGAAGAACCAAGTCTATTCCCTGCTTCACGAATGTGGTCATGCGATTGCGTACAACAGCAAAGGTTACAAGGAAAGTTTCCCTACCCTCGCTGCCTATCGCTTCAAGGATAGCAAGGTCAACAAGCGCCGCAATGCATACCGATGTGAAGTTATCGCGGAGGAGCTAGACGCATGGAAGCGTGGACTAAAGTTGGCGGGTAGATTAAAAATAAACATAAACAAAGAAGAATATAACAACTATGCATCACGATGGGTGATGACATATGTAAGGGAGCAAGCATAATGAACGATCATACATATCAGTGGCTCAAAGTATGCGAGAGACATAACAGAAAACTATTAGTAGCACACCTAGCAGACTTGACATGCTGGTTCATTCTTGGTATAATAGTAGGTAAGTATTTCATTTAGGAGATCACATGGCTAGAAAAAGTACAAAGAGTAAGAAGTTAAAGCGCGGTGCGATCAAGGCAATGCTGTGTGAGTTCACTGCTATCCTTGCGCCGTATAAGTATAACACTAAGTATGGCAGCGTGTATCCTGACATGACACAAGCGGTGCATGTTAAGGTACACTTAGAAGATACCAAGGAGAAGCCACTTGATGCATGCAGGAGGCAGCACCCTAACCTATGCAAGGGTCGCCATTGGTTTAGGCCATTGACATATCAAATGGGCAAGCGTGACGAGGTGTTCTAAGCAAGGGCACACCCCCCTACCCCTACCCCCCACCGGGGGGGTACCCGGAGAGTGGGTACTACTACCTACTAGGGGGGTATAAAGCAAGCTAAGGGCGTTCGTAACACACGGCCCAATTTTTGAGAATTAAGGAGACAGCATGAAAATAGGTGACTTACTAATAAGAAGAATGGATGAGACATCGTGGCTCGTATTGGACTTGTACTTTGACCATGCACTTATGATGAGCAACAAGACGGGCGTAAGACGATGGGTATTCAACGAAGAGTGGAGCCAGTATGACAAATAGCATGATAATAGGCATCGGTACAGAGGTTGTAGTAATGCAACGCGCACCATCAATGGGTTTTAAGGGCATTGTCGCAGATGTCGCAGAGAGGGCACACGACAAAGAGGTGTTCTACAAGGTCATTCCAAACAACGCATCAGGAAAAGTTGATTGGCATCCTCAGAGGTTAGTCAAGTTGGCACCTATTTACCAATACATGGAAAATTGGGATGGGGAACCTAATGAGAAGGATGAAGGGAATGTATAGGATAGGTGATATTGTGTTGGTCAACCGTTGGCCGACTAGCCAGATTGTTAAAGACTATTGCTATGCAGCGGAAATACTAGAGATAAAAGAAGATCCTTCATTGTCATGGACCAGTGTAAACTTAGATCAGGTGTATTATAAGATAAAACCTTGGATAGACGAGGGCCTAATACACGATATAGCAGAACAGATAGAGAAAGACGACATGTTAAGTGCGGTAAAGCAGCTTAGTTGTCGCTCTATGTGGATGGGACACAACAACCTATCGCCTCTTAGGTACAATGAAGAGACAGATACTTATGAGATGGCCTACAACGACGATGATTTGGAGTCATGGGAAGGCTGCTAAAATTCTGCTTGTTATTTTTTGAGTTTTTTCAATAGCATATATCTAATACTATGTACTAATGCTTAGCATATTTGTGTAAGCTAACAGAAGCTTCTCTAAGAGAGTTTCATAGGAGGGTTAGGTACATGCTTAGTATTGGAGACAAGGTACTTGTAAAAGATGGTGAGTTGCTTTTCGAGGGAGAAGTAAGGGGAGTCTCAGCCCATGAGGATATATGGTACTACGTTGAGCCTACTATTGGTTTCATCAAGATGGCGGGTGGTAACTCATGGTATGTGGAAGATAAAGTATCTCTTATTAAATAATATTTGACTTTTGTGAGTATCTGTGCTACAATAGTGTGCTATGGGTGTCAAGAAGAAGGAACCGAAGTACATGAAGGGAGACTTAGTTAAGATAAGGGAGCCTGCTTTCGTTAATAAGGATATGTACCATCACGTTGGCATTGTCTTGAATGTATGTCACGAGCTGGAGTCTCCTTTTTATAGTGAGAGATATTATGATATTGAATTGTACCGCGAGCACCCTGAAATATATAATAGTCCTGATGAACCGTTCGAATATGTTCCATTATATCTCGTACTTTTACCGGATGGACGCAAAGAAGAGTTTTTTGACGAGGAGATAGACCTCGTTTCCCCATACTTACAACAATAGGAGACAATAATGGGCAAAATGATGAAGAAGTTTACCAAAAGAGAAGAGCGAATTAAACGCAAAGCTAAGAAAAAAGCAGAAATTATGCGAGATACGCTCGAAAATTTAGGTTATGACCTCGAAAGTCTTATGGATGGTACTGCAAAAGTCTCTGAAAGGGCGAATTTCGCTGGTACTCTGGACGTAACGGAACAAAAAGTGGATGAATAAGTTTATTTTGGAGTTAGATATGTGGGATGAAGTAAGAGAAGTGTTCTCTATTAAGAGAAATGGCCTAAATTTGCACGTTACTATGGGAACAAAGGACGGTAGGGAGCTTTATATGCTTCACAATGAGGAGCGACCTATCATGACAGCCTCAAGCCCGGAAGAAATTAAGGCTTATTTGAGCAAAAAATACAATTTAAGCCTCTAGAAAAAATTTAGCGCAAAAAAAATCGCAAAAAATTCGGCGCTTCGCTGCCGATAAGCAACAAATGCTCCGTTCCTCACTATTTATTGGGACGGAGTTTTTTATGCCTTCAAACAAACTAAGCAACCTTTGGTCCGAAACCCTCAAAATATTGAATAAAGCCCGAAGCAAGGGAACATATTTCGATATTCGTGTGGGCGACGATGACAATCTTAAAGTTTTTCAAGTCATCAAAGGTGTCGAGACAGAGATATTTGACTTTCATACCGGTGGAGGTGATGGTGACATTACCTCTGTGAGCGCCGGAGTCGGCCTCTCCGGGGGTGGGACTGCGGGTGAGGTATCGCTAGCCCTCGATGCTAGCGAGCTAACAGCGTTGGGCACAGCGCCTGCTAGCGGTGACTTCATCGTGGTGCAGGACATCACCGACAACTCTACAAAAAAAGTAACCGTTTCAAACCTTACAAGCACCATCGACGCTGACATAACTTCTGTTATTGCGGGTACTGGCTTATCTGGTGGAGCGAACTCTGGAGCTGCAACTTTAAATGTAGACATAAGCGAGTTTTCAGATGTACAAATAGCCTCTGGTGATAAGTTTTTAGTTTTAGACTCCGACGGTTCTACCGAACAGTTAGAGAGTATTGATGATGTCGCTACGTTTATGGCTGGCAATGGCCTCGCAGCATCAAGCGGGGTATTGTCGCTGGATGTAAATGAACTATCTGCCTTGGGCACAACGGCGGCAACCTCGGACTATGTTGTCTTACAAGATGTAACTGACAACTCTACTAAGAAAGTTTTAATTTCTAATCTCCCTTCGGCTGGTGGTGGTGCCACACTATCAAACGGTTTAGACGATAGAGTAGTAACCGCAACGGGGGCTTCTGCAATAAGCGGCGAAGCGAACTTAACTTTTAATTCTAGCAATACCCTTACCATAAACAAAGAGAGTGATAATAATCCTGCCTTCGTTGCGGAGTGTGATAATAATGATGTCACCATCCTTAGAGCAAGAGAGGGCCAGACAGATACCCACGGATGGCAGATTAAGTACATGGGAACTGGAACCGGTGATGCCAACCGTTTTGCCCTTAAAATGGATAATCAAGACGGAACGCCAGTTAATGCAATTCTTGCAGACCAAGACGGTGACATCACTTTCGGCGCAGATGTCAATGTCAGCACTCACGACGGATCTGCCAATGGCTTCAAGCTCGGCGGCACATTAGTTACTGCAACTGCAGCAGAACTAAATTATGTTGACGGTGTTACCAGTGCTATTCAAACTCAGTTGAATGCGAAAGCGCCTGCAGCGAGCCCAACTTTCACAGGAAACTTGGCTGCTGCTGCTATTTCCGGCTCTAGTACTTTGCAAGTTGCAGGCGCAACAAGCTTAGGCAATAACTTGTCTGTCGAAGGGACCATCTCTGGCTCCGGAGCGGCAACTCTTGGAGACACATTAAGAGTTGAAGGAGATTTAACTGCTCACAAGGATATCGTGGTCGAGGGCGGAGATATAAATGGCACCACCAGTGATCTCAATATTAGATCTTATGGCGATATAAATCTTGTTATAGACTCAAATAATAATTCATCTAATGAGTTTACTGTCAATGCTTATAATACGGAAATTTTAAATCTTGATGAGTCCGGAAACTTGCAGATAGATGGCGACTTGACTATTGGCACAACGACCGTATCTGCATTCGGTAAAACTCTTATCGACGACGCAAATGCTTCGACAGCCAGAGCTACACTAGGCTTAGGATCGTTGGCAACACTCAGCTCAATTGATATAAGTGATAATACAAACTTAGCAGTAGGTAACGGGCTTGACTTAACTGGAGATCATCTATCCGTAGACGTTACTGACTTTATGTCGAGCGGAGCAAACAACAGAGTCCTTACAGCAACTGGCACAGGCTCCTTTAAAGGAAACAGTGATCTTACATGGGATGGTGCTTCGCTCACCATCACCAAACTCACAGAAACAACTCCCGCGATAATTATGAATGGAGGCAACGATACGGATGCAGACGTAATTAGGGTATTACAAAGCGGCGTCCAAACGCATGGGTGGGCAATTAGGTATCTTGGAGACAATGACGGTGATGCAAACCAGTTTGCTCTTATTATGGATAATCAGAGTGGCACAGATGTAAACGCATTGTTGGTTGACCAAGATGGTGATGCTACCTTCGGAGCAGATGTTAATATCAGCACTCACGACGGTTCTGCCAATGGATTTAAACTTGGTGGCACATTAGTCACTGCAACTGCAACAGAACTAAATTACGTTGACGGTGTAACCTCCGCCATCCAAACTCAATTAGACGGAAAATTAGCAACCGGTGGCAATGCCGCAACTGCTACCAACGCTACTAACGCTACTAACGTCACTACCGCAACGGATAGCGGCAACGCATCTCATTACCTAACCTTTGTTGATAGCACTGCTGCAACACAACAATTAAAAACCGACGCTGGTATTTCTTACAACCCAAGTTTGAACAGAGTTGGCATCAATGAAACTTCTCCGGCTGCAGCATTGCACGTTGACAGAAATGCTACAGTTGGAGATATAGGTGGGCTTACATTAGGTAACGCTACTGTAAAAATAACAGACAGCAGTACCAACATGTATATTGACGGCAATTCTATAAATACCGACGGTAACACTTACCTGAATGTATCAACAAACTACGACCTCTATTTCGGCACAAACGATACTGAAAGAATGAGAATCCAGAATGATGGTGATGTTGGTGTTGGTACCAACGACCCGGACTCTAAATTTCATATTAAACAGTCGGCCCAAGATAGCACAGGCGGCATCAGGCTTGAAAAATCAGATGCAGATAATTGGTTTCCTATTTATTATAATTCTAGTGGTAATTTAATATTTGGACAAAGAGACAGCACGACAAACACAGCAATAAGCATCAAAGGAACAAACGGTTTTGTTGGCATCCTTGATAGTACCCCAAGTTATACCTTGGACGTGAACGGAGATATAAGATGCACTGATGATATGTTTGTAAATGATGATCTCACTGTAACTGGCGACGCTGATATATCATCACATAACGGCTCTTCGGCAGGCTTATCCCTGGGCGGTACTTTAGTCACAGCTACAGCAACAGAACTAAATTATGTTGACGGTGTGACCAGTGCTATTCAAACTCAGCTTGATGCGAAAGCGCCTACTGCAAGTCCGACTTTCACCGGTAATGCGACGTTTGATACAGACACTCTATATGTTGATAGTAGCGGCAACAAGGTAGGAATTGGTACGACCAGCCCTTATGCTAACTTATCAATTGAGGGCGATGCAGATGGCGGAGTAGTTTCAATACGCCTCGGTGGAGACAACAGTTCAGCATCAAACTTTTCTGGTCGGCTAGAGATGGCAGAGGATACTAACGGAAGTCAAGTTATGACCTATGGCGCATTTCTAGATTATGACGGTGATGCCGCTTCTCCTCACAATGGAATGCTTCATTTGGGAGTCAGAGATAACTCCACATCAGATACCAATGTGTTGTCGATAAGTAGAAAAGCAACTGCAAACTCTTTGTTCATTAGTGGCTCCGGAAATGTAGGTATTGGAACGAATAACCCGAAAGTTCCTCTCGATATCGTCAGCGGTTCAACTCTCTTGTCACAAACAATTATGGACGGTGCAACTACTACATTTTCCTGCGGCAGTTTCACAACGACCTATAAACAAATTAATAGTGATAGTGATGCCAACATTAAGCCCTCTATCACTTTCACTGTCCCAGCGAGCCGCAAGGTGCTGGTGACTCTCAAGATGTCTATTAGAGATTTTGATTCTTCAGAGAATCTTTGGAGATGTAGAATAACCGATAGCGACTCTGAATCCACTGAGGGAAGCTGGGGCTCTGATTGGAATGATGAACAAATAAACGGACACACAGAAGAGAAGTTCGGCATATATGTTCTTCAGTGGTATTTTGATGGGACAGACGGAACCCACAACTGGGCTGCTGGGGAATCTAAAACAATGTATTTCCAAATGAAAGTTGATAGCACGAACGAAAATGTACAAGTAAAGGCAGGAGCCGGATATGCGCCCCTCATGATTAAAGCGGAATCTGTGCCTGCCAATGTAAACTTTATAAATTTGGGATAGTTAAAATATCTCTTCTATCATATATATTAATATGGTGGTGTCCTCATAGGGCACTACGCCCGTAGGAGGGAGTTTGCCGAGGATGCTGCCATGCCTTTGATTCTTAATAAGAAGGTATTAGTCTTAGATAAAAACTATCGCCCCATAAGAATAACAAGCGTTCGCGGGGCCATTTATCTTGTTTTCAGAGAAGCAGCAAATGTGATAGATAATGACTATAATGTTTTTACTCTCGAAGAGTGGATGAGACATTCGAAACACAGGAATGAAATGAGGGATGCAGACTTCGAAGTTCTTCGCTCAGTAAGCAGTGTGTTTGGAATTCCAAAAATAATAATACTTAAAAACTATATTCAAAAAAGAACTCGCTCTCCCTCATGTACCAAGATGAACATATTTATCAGAGATATGTACGAGTGCCAATACTGCGGAATAAAGTTATCCCAAGGCCATGCGACCGTGGATCATATTATCCCAAAGTCCAAAGGGGGAGAGATGTCATGGGCAAATGCAGCAACGAGCTGCAAAGAGTGCAATAATTTAAAAGGCAGTAAGACTCTGTTACAATGTAACATGAAACTACTTAAAAGACCAAAGCCTTTATGTTTCGATATTAAATTTTTTAGATACTACGCAAGGCGCTTTAAAAAGACTGAATGGTTTCGGTTCTTGGGGGTTAACAATGGCGAGCTTTAGTAAGGGTGATTGGGTTCAAATAGCTAATAGAATAAAGTGGTGGAAATACTGGAAGGCATCAAATAACATGATACCTGGAAATGTTTGTGAAGTCATAGATGTAAAATCCAGCCGCTCACACCAGGGAGTTATATTTTTAAGGATAAAATATAAAAACAGAGAAGCATGGGCGTTAGATTCTTATTGCATTAAAGTAGAGAAGTATGATATAATATATGACGAAAGCATTAAAAGAGCTTGCGATCAATTGCAAGAACATGAAAGAGTTTGCAAAAAAGCAAGAGATGATATTTTAAGACACGTTTTTTCCGAGCCTGAAAAACAAGACGAAGAGATACGTACTGATAAGGAAGAAGACCAGCTATATTCTGAATGGGAAGATGAAATAACAAAAGAGAGTGTTCCTTTGCCCGGCGCAGGAAAGATAAACACTTCAGATTTTATACCTACAGAATGGATGACAGAAGAGGAGCTGGACGAATACTATGAGGGCTTAATGGAAGAAAATGTTTGAAAAAAGAAGTGAAAAGATAGCTAAAGTAAAAAAAGAAATTTCAAAATATAAATTCAATATACCTATCGAGAGCCTTCCGGAAATACCAGAAGTCATCGACGCAGAGATAATGACATTTATATGTTATCATATAGATACACTGTGTAGGAGTGATGCTAAAGAATTCTTATCTTATATGATGTTTGTGTTAGATGAAGTAGAGTATGAAGAACTTTTGTTAAATCTGTTTATTATGGGAGTAGAAATAGATGAAATCAGTCCAACCTGTTAAGAGTAATAAAATTGATGTCGGAACATTAGTGAGCAGCAAGTGTTCCCCAAAAAGATATGGTATTATTTTGAAGTGCAGTGGCTTGTCACCGGACCCAAGAATGGTGAAAGTTAGTTGGCTTTGGCGGCCCGATGCGCCATTCAGTTTTGATCAAAAACCCTATTCCTGCTTCATGTATAAAAACTTTTTAGAAGTTGTGTATTAAAAAACTATTTATATCATGAAGAAAATTAAGATATTCCTCACCAAAAAATTATTCTCACTAAACGTCTCATTTGCAAAAGTGTGGTATCGACTTACCATGTTTCTAACTAGAGACAATGTTACACTAAGAAAAATGAATGACATTTGTGAGATACCCGAGTTTTTTGATTGGGGTACAAAGTATCGCAAAGATCCTGTAAATGGAATGCTAGACTATCTTACTCATCCTTCACGTCTGCAAAATAATATAGACTCCGGCAAGCTGTTTGGCGATTGTGACGACCATGCTATATTTTGGGCTACTGTTTTGAAAAAGTCCAACCTCGTTGACAGAGTGTGGTTCGGATATTATTCTATGCTTAAAAAGGGCAACGGACAGATGTCTGCCCATGCACTATGTATATACGAGAAAAACGGCCAAGAATATTGGTGTGACTATCGTTTACCAAACAAGGTAGACAAAAATGAATGGATGATAGACTCAGCAGATATATACGATTGCTGCTATGTCGCTGCAGCAAAATTCGAAATAGAGAAAGTAGACATATTTGATACTCCCAAGTTTGGGAAAACAGAAATCTTTCTCAACGAGGACATCAAATGAAATTAGAAGAAAAGATATATGCTAAAATAACAAGAAAGCCAGACAACGAGATAGAAGAAGGAAAGAAGTCAAACCCTAAAGACCACACTACTCTCACCCCCAGGGAAATGGGAGTCGTCATTCAGAAGGCCGCAAGCTTAAAGAAAGCCTCTCAAGAAAAGAAAGCAAAGAAAAGTGTTCCCCCAGAAGAATACAGAAAAGTAGAAAGTCCTAGTGATGCATTTCAAATTGTCGCACCGAAAACAACAGAAGCTTCTTGTCACTATGGTTCTGGGACAAAGTGGTGTACGGCTGGTTCCAAAGAATCAAATATGTTTGATAGATATTATAACCGTCATGGCGTAACTCTCTATTACATTCTTCCGAAAAGTGTTGATGCTGGTAGAGCAGGAGACATGTCTGATGATGAGGTTGAAGACTTCAACGCTCAGCTCGACGACCTGTTTGAAGGCAAACTCGAAGACTTAAAAAAGAAATACCCCCAATGGGTTCTATCAGATTATGAAGACTGGAATAAGACATACAGTGGCCCAAGGGGTATTGACAAGATGTCACAAGAAGACCCTTCTGGAAAAAACAAATATTTAGCCTGGATGGTTAAAAACGCAAATGATATAGTTGTGCTGGACGACGATGGCAAGGTCAGCGGAAGAAGAGAGTTGTTTGCTCGCAACAGAGTCACAAACCTCATCAAAAAATACCACGAACTTCTCCCCTTTATCGGTCGAGAAGAAAAACCTGGGAAAGAAAAGAAGCCGACGAAGACTAAAGATCGAACTCGCTACGATAAAGTCGCGCTTGTGTTCAACGCCAACGGTCGGATGGAAATATTCGACGCAGAAGATAAGCAGCACGACATTGACTTTCTTGATGGTGCTCTTAAAGCTTGGGGTGTTGAAGAAGACAAGATAGAAATGATGGTGGATGTGTTGCTTGATACACTGGAAGATGACCTAGAGAAAAACCCAAACCCTGCAGCATCACGTCAAAAGAAATATTCAGACCTGATGGACAAGTTGACTAAAGAATGGGAAAGCAACTATCACGACAAAGTTCTTCCCCTACACAACGAAGCTCCGGACAAACCAAGTGCACACGCATATATGTCTGCCACTGAGGTTGAAGCTGGAAGGCTCGTTGCAAATATTAAGAATTTTGTTTATTTGCCCATACCAGATGAAATCGGTGGTTATGAGAAGATGACAGGACACGAGGAATTCCGAGGTAACGACAGATCAAGGAACGAGCAGTTTGTGAGTTACCTCCGAATGAAAATGGACCTTCCTGAATATTCTAAGATGGTTGAAGGCGTTGCATTACATACATTCAACAGTGGTAAGGAAAAATATGATAATGGCGAAGTTCCTGTGGATAGAGTTTTCAAGGCCAAAATAAGAGAACCAAAGCTTGATATTACTGGCCGCAAAGGAAAGCAAGAATATATTATTATGGACATGCGCTGGTCAGTGATGATCACAGACCCCGAAAGCAAAATTCCAGCAGAAGAAATGGATAGGCTTTATGCAGGTGCTATCAGCGATTTGAGAAACTTCTCACATTCGTTGAGTTCAGATTTGCCAGCAACGACCGGTCCCGCCGCTAATGAGTGGCCCGAAAAGATGGACGTGAAAGCTTTTAAAGAGTTTACAAAACTTGCGAAAGAGTGGATAAAGAATCATCCGCGAGAGGCTCCAGAAAAAGAGCTCGTAGGTACGCGAGACAGTATTGATGCTATTATGGGCCAGTTAGGTCTAGAGGAAAGTGCTATGAAGTTAGAAGAAAGAATTTTAGTAAAACTACTTGGAGAGGAGTTGTTGCAAGAAGTCAGTCTTGACGACGCAATGAGTTCCCTCGGAGGCAAAGCCGGAAAGAAGATTATCAAAAGCTATAACTTTGATCAAGGTAAAGATCCCGGTGATGACTATAATAGACTACACAAGAAATTGCATTCAGTAATATCTCTGACATATACTCCGGCAGATGTAGTTCCTGGTAACATTTCTCGCACCCACCAACCGGAGAAACACAAATCCATACAAGATTCAAACCGAGCTCAGATAATATTTTGGTGGCTGAGGTATCTTAAAACAGACACTGAGCTGAGAGACAGAATACTCTCAGGACAGTACCCGCTGGCCAACCGTGATGCTATACTTATCCGTCAGAACTTCGAAACGTTCTTTCAGCACCCAAGACATATGAAAGTTTCTGACATCGGGCAAATAAAAACTAAAGAAATGCTAGATGATGTCGTCAAAGCTGGACAGGCTTCTATTGATGCAGAAAACGACAAGAAGATGGCAAATGATGCTGTTGGCAGAACAGAGTTTTTCGCTGGTGGGTATAAGTTAGATGACAAGGGCCAAGTTCTTCGAGACGAGCAGGGCATCCCTCAGTTTAGAAGAAGTAAGGATGGCTGGGTTATTGCTGCAGCTCATGGAAAGGGCGCTGCATGTTTACTAGGTAAAAAGACTAGCTGGTGCACTGCTTCTCCTGGCTTAGATTATTTTAATCAATACTACGGTGGCGAGGATGACCCGTTGTTTTATATCCATACTCCGGGAGATACTCGTGATGATCCCGAAGATGACGGAGACAGATTCCAGTTTCATTATGGTTCAAAGCAGTTTATGGATGTAACAGATACTCCTGTGCGCGGGGATGAGTTTGAAATATTACATGGTAAATTAAAAGATGTACTTAAAGACAATGGCTTTGAAGGTAGGTTTGATACTGTATTCGATTATGAGATGATTGATTACGATAGTAAACTGAAAGAGATAATGGAAGCAGCAGAACAGCGCCTCGATCATGGAAATAGAATATCGCTAGCTTTCGATACATACGACGACTACGAAGATATGACTATCAATGTGGAAGCAACGATATCTTTTATCTACGACTCAGGAGAGTTTGACGGGAAAGAAGACTTGGATATGTATGAGCTCGATGCCCTTCGGGATGCGTTTCAGGATGCAAATCAGAACCTCATGATTGGCAATCAGGAAGACCCGGCCATCATGCAAGATCTTATGCAGTATATTGATATCCACGTTAGTGGAAGAACTGTGAAAGTAACAATTGAATGCTATGGCTCTTTTTATGGAGAAAGTGGTATAGAAGGAGCAGAAGACTTCTTCAACAATGTCGAGTATGGTCCCGATAACAAATATGAAGCATGCCAAGGAAAAATAAGGGCAACTCTCATTGAGGGAGGTGTTTTACCTTTCACAAAATATGATACTTTGCTTTATGGTCAGGGTGAGAATGCTGAAGTTCAAGTATATGACCCCGAAGACGACGGCAGAGAAGTTGAAGATAAAACTGCAAAAGAATTACAGGATGAGTTTGAAGAACAATATAAGAATCTTCACTTGATATCTTTTGACCCGGAAAATGGCGAGATGGAATTTAGTATTCCTTATCCACCACCGGAAGAAGTACAGCAAGACAAGACACAAATTATTGGTGATAGGCCAAGTAATGACGGAGCTCAGAAAATACTCAGAAGAGGACTAAATGTCTTTCAAAAGCTTCTACAAAGACAGCCTTCTCTACCAGGTATGGAGGAGCAGGACACAGACGATATCATTGATAGAATCATGTATGTTTCGGAAAGAAATGATTTGGTGGGTTACATGATAGTTTATAAGACAACAGCTAAAATGGATATATCCGTTGAACTCTCCAAATACAGCGAGGAAGAACTCGACGCTATTGTTGACGGAACTAGACTATTCGACAAACACTGGAAGCTCTGGCAAGCCTCTCTTCAGTCTGCTACTGAGAGATGGATAAAGATGAACCCTCAGAGTATCAGAAGAGATAATAATTTTGATGCCGACAGAAAGCTCGCAGGTGTCCAAGCAGGAGAGCCAGTGGGTGCAACGTTGGGAGCTCCACAGCCAGCTCAAGAAGCAAAAGACTACCAGAATAGTCCGGCTAAAAAACAACACTCCACGAGGAAGGGCCTGCTTATAAGAGTTCCTGGAAAAACGGCTGATAAGGGGCACAAGCTTGCACCCACCAAGAGAAGTAAGAGTGCTCCTCCTGGCTCTGGTGCGTAATGAAACTCCTGACATTTGTTGGCTTAGTATTCTTAGGGCATATTCTTGTCTGGCTACAGAGTAGTGGCCAACTTGTTTGGAAAAGTTTTAGAGATAACACTCCGCTGCTGTGTCTCCTTGGTATTCCATTTTCATATATCTTTATTCAAGCTACGAGACTTGGCTATGAAGTTTTTGAGGAAAATCTCTGGCCTTGTCGCATCATGGGCTTTACTATCGGTACAATTGTTTTCACTTTTATGACCTATTTTTTTCTCGGTGAAACCGTAACAATTAAGACCGGAATATGCCTTGTACTGTGTATAATCATTATTTTAGTGCAAGTAGCACTATAAAATACTATTTATATGCATGAAAGATCTAAAAGATATGATAAAGGAATTCGTTCCGTATGCACAGGGTGTCCTCGGATATAATAAGCCTGTGAGAGTCGTATTGCGTCATGACCCTGAAAATGCTAAACTATTATTGGGGATGACTGCTCACTATTCTCCTGCAGAAAACAAGATTGTGATATACACAACAAACAGACAGCCGAAAGACTGTATGCGTTCTCTTGCACACGAGCTGGTACATCACGCACAGAACTGTCGAGGTGAGTTTGATAACGCTGGCCCTGCAACAGAGGGATATATGCAAAACAACGAACATTTGAGATTAATGGAAAAAGAAGCCTACTTAGAAGGTAACTGTCTCCTGCGAGATTGGGAAGATGGAATAAAATACGGGAGTATTAAAAAATGAAACGACATAAGCTATTAAATAACAGAAATGAAAAACTCTTCAATAGACTGCTTGAAAACCAAGGTTTAAAACACGAGAGTTCCATCAAGGAAGAAGAAAAGAAGCCTGATTATCGAGATCTCGACGGTGATGGCAACAAAGACGAGCCAATGGAAAAAGCTGCAAAAGACGCAAAAGCCAAAAAAGAAGTCACTGAAGGCGAAGTGTGTCCCAAGTGTGGCAAGTCTCCTTGTGAGTGTGAGATGAAAGAAGAGCAAGAAGAAGTTAGAGAAGGCATCATGGCCATGCACTGTCCTCAGTGCGGAACTTTGAATAGCAAAGCTAACAACCACTGCACGAACTGTGGCGCAAAGCTCAGTGGCGAGGAAAAAGTAGACGAAGCTCATTGTTCTACGAAGGAAGACGAGTAGTGAAGAAGGTCTTTGACAAAAGAAACCTGAAGCTGTTTGAAAGGCTTTTGGAGAACCAAGGTGTTTCTTTGAAAAAAGATAACACTCTCAACGAGGTTTCTCTCAGCAAAAGACTCAGTAGTTTCAAGCAAGCAGTTGTTGGTTCCACTGGCGAGGATGCCTGGAAAGACGCATGGGATATTGCTTCTTCCGGTATGTCAGATCCTGAAGCTGAAAAACAATTATATCAAGCTGCAGCCGAATGGTGGCATTCAACAGGAAAACTAAAGAAGGAAGAGGCTCCAGTGTCCGATAAGGAAAAGGCTGATCGGCTTATGCAACAAGTTGCGAGTCTTGGTCTTACTGATTTACAAAGTAATACAAGGGACCTCCTCGGCAAGCTTGCTGGTATGTTGGCCGACAAGCCCCCAGAAGAAACAGAGAAAGCTATAGATAACATTAAGAAGGTCGCCCAGGACGGCGAGCTTGATGCAACAGATGTTACTGCTGTTGCTAAAGAAGTTCCTGCAGATGTTGAACTTGCTCCTGATAAATATCCTCCTCTAAAGCTAGCAGGAGAAAAAGGAAAGATTGATACTTTGGGTATTATCAAGTGGCTTAAAGATTATCCCGGCGTAGAGCCAGGAGCCCTAAAATCTTTAGCTAGGGCTATGGATTCCTATTTTGATCCCGCCAAAGGAAACTGGGGGAATACCAAAACCAATTGGAAAGCCAATGCTGCCTGGACCGCACCAAATGTGTTCAACTTCACAAACAAACTCACAAGCATGAACGAAGAGGCAGTTAAGGCAGATATTGAGCAGGCTCTTGGTGGGTACAAAACTTCTGATGCAAAGAGATTGCAAACTTATATGGGAAAGAATCCCGCTCTGATAAGGCAACTCGCTCTCATCAATAGCAGAGCTGAGTATGAAGAAGTGATTACAGCAATTACAGATATAGTAAACGACAAGATACCAAACCCTTCAGACATAGCAACGGGCCTGAAAAACGTTCTTTCCAAATATATGAAAGTTGCGCCAAAGCTAAAAGGCGACGACGAGCAACTCGATGCAAAAACTGCACCCCTAACAAGAGGTCCATCTGCAGTGGGGAATACTAAAGTGAAAGGGAGCCAATCCCTTAAAGACACTATGAAAAGTAGAAATATTCCCGGAGATGCTATCAAACAAGTCCTTCAGGCATTGGCAGGAGAATTTAAAATTAACAATATCCCTTTTAAGGAAGGGATGTTACGAGAAAATAAAAAACGAAAGGTGGTGATTAGATATGGCAAGTCCAAAGCAAAGAAAGAAGAGAGCTAGAGCAATGCTCTTGAGAGAACAAGAAAGAGAAACAGTAACTGAGGTTATTCCTAAGAGAGTTGTTGTTGTAGAGGAGCCCGTAGAGGTTGCCGAAGTTGAGACTGCAGAAGAAGAAGTAGTTGAAGAGGTGGTCGAAGCTCCCAAAAAGAAGGCTAGAAGTATAAGGGAAATTCTTAATGATTGATTATGATAAGATGACCAGAAGATTTCTCATGGGGGAGTCACTTGACAAACCTGGCTTGTTGGAATATATTCAACATGTCGGAGAAATTCTTTCTAGTATTAGACCTGCTTCCAAGCAAGAGGCTCGAAGGATTGCGGTTGCGAAAGAAAGCATCAAGCAATGTCGCAAGCATGCGAAGAGGCTTCAAGAGAGGGTGAAGGTCTTAGAGGAAGAGCAAAAACCTCTGCAGGAGAAAAAGTAATGGGTGGACTTTATGGTCACTTGATGCACCTACATGATAACCCTGATTTGACATTCGCTGAGATAAAAGAACTTTTCAGCAAAGCAAGTCAGGGTGAACTTGTTGGTACAGAAAAGACAGATGGACAGAACCTGTTTGTATCTTACTCTATTGCGAGAGATAAAGCTGTTTCTGCTAGAAATAAATCCAATATAAAAGATGGTGGCTTAGATGTAGACCAGCTAGTGGATAAGTTCAAGGGAAGAGGAGACTTAGAGTTTACTTTTTCCGAGGCTCTTGCAGCTTTCGAGAACTTCTGTAGAAGTCTTCCATACTCGGCCCAGAGAAAAGTCTTTGGACGTGATGCTGACAAATTCTATAGTGTTGAAATAATGGACCCAAGAACTGCTAATGTTGTAAACTTGGGCGGAAAATATATTACATTACATAGAAGTGGTCATGTTCGTATTGATCCCAAGACAAAAGAAATGACTCCGCTAGAGAATGATGATAATATTGCCACCATCGAGAATATCCTCAACAAGGTAGGAGAGCTTGGCCAGCAGGGAGAACATGAGGTACATGTGAGCGCCTATATACGACTCAAAGCATTGTCCGACGGCAAACACTTGGATAAGGCTCTTGATAGGATAGATAGCTTGCTAGACAGAAACAACCTTAGCGATGGAGACACTGTTGGTGATTTCATGGTAAAGAACGTGGATGAGAAATTAAGGGAAGCAATACCGGGCATTGAAGATGATGTTCGTGTCGAGGTTATTAGAAGAGTCTTTAAGGTAAAAGGCGCAGGTATTCCACAAATAATGAAAATGATCCCAAAGGATGATGTTGGTGTTCGCAGCGCAGTTAAAGACTTTATTAAAGAATCCCCCAAGATGCTAAGTGGGATTGTTTATCCACTAGAAGATACTATTCATGATTTTGCCGTAGAGATGTTAAAGAACCTCAATAGCATGTATGTCCTTGACAACAGAGCAGAGGTAAAAAGATTAAAGAAGCAATTGAAACAAGCAATAGATGCCATCACGTCAGCTAATGACGAAGGCGAGCTTAATATCCTAAGAAAGCAACTTTCAAAAATTAAAGACTTCGACAATATCACCACTGCGTCGGAGGGCTTTGTTTTCAATTATAAAGGAAACGTATATAAGTTTACCGGAAACTTTGCACCCGTAAACCAAATACTCGGTATCTTAAAGTTTGGTAGAACCAAAAAGGTAGACCCTAAAAGTATTAAAGAAGAAGGTTCGGATAGACCATTAAACATCGCATTATTCCCAGGTAAGTTTAAGCCACCACACAAAGGCCACTTTGACGCCGCTCTAAAGGCTTTGCAGAGTACGGACGAGGTGTTAGTGGCAATATCCGAGAAAACGCATGAGAACTTCTCTCCGGAGCTCTCAAGGCAGGTTTGGGAACTGTTTGTTGAGCATCATGGTTTGCAGGGAGATATTATCCCCCTTTTTCATAATGAATTGATGACAACTGATGTTCCTTCCCCTATACAAGCTGTTTACGACTATATTGATAATGCACCGGCTAACTCACGCATTGTTCTTGTCATCGGTGAAGATGATGTCAAGGACGGAAGATACAATAATGCTGGAAAAGACAGGGACGATATTGTTATAGACCAAGTTGTCGCAGGTCGTTTTGCAAGAGCCACCGATGTTCGCAACTCGGTTCGGGAAGATGACTTTGAAACATTTTTAAAAATGATGCCCGATATTTACCAGGATAAAACGAAGCGCGACGATGCGATGGAAATATTTTCTTTGCTTAGATCTAACATTGGTCTGAATGAGGCTTTAACTATTGAAGGTAAAGAAATACAAGATATTGTATTACAATGTGTTAACGAAGCTTATCCGTCCACACGAAGACGGTGGGCCAGTATTGAAGAAGAGAGCGAGCCGGAGGATGCTGAAGGGATCGCTGTTGTTCCGGTGAAGAGAGAAATTAAAATTGTAAAAAGAAAACTTAAAGAAATTTCGGGAATGGCCATTGGTAGTGCTGTAGGGCACAGCGGTAAGGCCACCAAAAAGGTTCGAAGGAGACGTAAAAATGCTTAGTAGAAAAGACATGCACGAAGAAATATACCTTCGTAAAGCTATTAGAGAATCTGTCGCAAAGAAGTTTGCTGAAAAAGATGTAGAAGTTTTACAGAAGCTTATCAGCGAGACAGAAATTAGAAAAGCCATCAAGAAGATGGTTGCTGAAGATGTAGAGAATTCTCCGCACAAAAACACTGGTATCAACGAGCTAGAGAAATTATTAAAGAAAATTATTCCTGTCCTCGAACAAGACTTTAAAACTTTAACCTCCAGCTCTGAACAGAGGGAATCTTTTAGGGCACACATTGTAAAGGCTGTCCAAAACTTATTGTTGCCTGAAATTGGTATGGAAAGGTCTGGCCTCTCTGAAGATGCATCTGTCGTGATGGAAGATGAAGTTGAAGATGAAAACATCTTAAATAAGTTCATTGACATATACGGAAAAACAAAGCCCGACATCACAACGAGTGGCGGTAAGAAGCAGGACGCTGATTCTTTTGGCATCTCTGGTGCTGATGAAACTGGTCGTAACTTTGCAATGGTTACATTCCAGAAAATTGAAAAAAACATCTTGGACTCCTACAAGCTCTTAGCTGATCCCTCTGACAGTGATCTATTCTACGACTATTTGACTGCAAACTTAAAATTATATTTTGATAGATTTGAAGATGAGCTCTCAACTAGCGTAGATGAACCAACAAATCCTGAATATGACGATGCAGAAAAAGAAGTTTCTAGTGGTGATATTGGCTTGGGATCTGCTGGTGAAGACGATGCAGGATTAGGGGATCTAAATTTAGATGACTTAGGTACTGAAGAAGAACCTACTGAAGAGCCTGCTGAAGAAGAACCTGAACTTGATTTAGATAATTTATAAATCGTTACTTAATTAATTTTATATTCTATATTAAGCTTAGGGTGTGGGTGGGCGAGGCAATGCACTATGCCTAAGCACTAAAGCAGTTATGATTAGATCTAAGCACACTCAAGGATTAAATAAAGATTACTCAGTTAGAAACAAACTCTATGCTGATAATGTAATTGATGAAAAAGTAGAGATAGCTATTAATTCTTTAAGTCTAGAAGAATTGATCTCTCTTAAATTAGAATTAACTACTAAGAAGTGTCATGGCAAGTATTTTGGCTTTAATATTTGGAATGCTGTCAGAGATATTGTTAATGAATCAATTATCTTATATGCCCTCAGCAAATGTAATTCTTTAAACGATGCCAGAGACTTCTTAGGATTAAAAGAAGAAGCTTGGTCTAGACTTCTAAAGAAATATAGTCCAGGTAAATATTTTAAAGAATAAGACCCTATATACTCTGCATGAAAAAGCTGATAGACATATGCAGGCCAGCCTTAGCTGCAGGGATAGGGAGAGTGACGGTTGGTGCTATCCTCGGGGCCTTAGTAGTGAAAGTTATCGCGGAGTCTCTTATCTTGTTTGCTGAATGTGTCTCGAAATCATCACATACCTTGTCTGAATGTATGATCATCGGCATCTTATATTAAAAAAATAAACAACAACCAAATACTTTAAGAAATACGCATCTATTTATTGTATGCATATAGATCTTACAAAAGTAGCCACTGCACTCGTCACAACGCTTGTTGTGGGAGTTATGACATATCAGTTGACTACTATACGCCAGCTTGAAATTGATAACGAACTTATAAAAGTGCGTTTAGAGCAAGTGGAAAAAAAGGTTAAGAAAAGAGGCAAGAAAAAATGAGTGATATCGAAGAAAAGAAAAAGCGTAAAGTAAAAAAGAAAAAATCAGATAGATGCACTCGTATTGCTAAAAGAAAATATGATGTGTGGCCATCCGCTTATGCTTCCGGAGCTGTTGTAAAATGCCGACAAGGTAAAATTTGGAAAGGTATCAAAGAAGTCGAAGAGACAGAAGAGAACACAGAAGAGCTAAACCTGTTAAGGCAAATTAGTAACAAGCTAGACACCCTCGAAGACCTCGACGCCAGCATTGATTATTTAGCATCAGTTCTTTCTGGCGAGGATACTCTATCAGTAGGTATGAGGCAAAAGTTTTTTGGTAGAGGCGCACAAGCAGAACCAGTTAAAATAAAGAAAGAAATAAGAAAGAGCATCGAAGAAAAGAAAAAGAAGAGAAAAGTAAAAAAGAAGAAAGCCAAGACAGACTATTCCAAAGAAAAGAAAGATGGCCTTCATGGTTGGTTTTCTCGCCAAGGCGGGAAAGGTAAAAGCAAAGGCTGGGTTGACTGCAACACCTGCAGGAAAGACAAGAAGACGGGAAGAAAGACCTGCAAGTCTTGCGGAAGAAAAGATGGAGAAAAAAGATCTAAATATCCATCCTGCCGACCAACGCCATCAGCGTGTGGGACAAAGGGAAAAGGAAAAAAGTGGGGAAAGAAAAAGGAGTCGATTGAGATGCAAAACGAACAAAACTTTATCGCTAGAGTCGTAGCGGAAATTTTAAAAGACGAACAGTTCAGAATGTTGGAAACTTATTATCATATCTCTGACGCTACTTATGATGACGGCACTCCTGTTGAAGAGAACATGGAGTTCTGGGACGACGTTGTTGCTGAAGCAGAGTACCAAGGACGCAAAGTAAAGCTCAACAAGCCTATGCGCGGCGACGTTAAGAAATTCAAAGTTTATGTGAAAGATCCAAAGACAGGAAACGTCAAGAAAGTAAACTTCGGACAAAAGGGAATGAAAATTAAAAAGTCAAACCCAAAAAGAAGAAAGAGCTTTAGAGCCCGTCACAATTGCAAGAATCCAGGACCTAAGACAAAAGCTAGATATTGGTCTTGTAGAAAGTGGTAAAAAACGCAATAAAAACAAGTACTTACAAGCCATCCTAAATGCTTGTTTTTATTACACTTTTTCTCCTCGTATGACCCATTGCGTCAAAGTTAAAGTTTTACTTTAGATACACCCCTTGACATAATATACGAACCGTGATAGAATTATATCAACTTAACATCACTCCGCAATTAAGCGGGTGAATGAAAAGGAGAAAACTATGAAAAAAGCACTATTAGCGACCGTTATGGCGTTTTTGGTAAGTAGCGTTAGTTATGCAGACGAACTTCGTTTGGAAGCTACCGCTGGATCTGCAAAGCTTGGCGGCTTTACACTCTCAGCAGAAGAGCAAGTTCGCCATGATCTAAGCATTAGTGAGGACATGGTTACGAAGGCCGCTGGTTATGAACACACCGTGTTCGCAGTGTCTCGTGACTTAACTGAGAATATGGATTTACAGTTACGCATCCGAAACACTAATACTAATGGCACATCAGAGAACCGAGTTTCTTTAGATGTAAATAACGATGTGGCATTACCACTCGGTATTACATTAGCCAACAGACTGCGCCTGCAACTAGATGAGCATGGCGACGTTACTGCCGTTGGCACAGAACAAATGCGAGTTCGTGAGCAAATTATGCTCACAAAGTCTTTGGACTTAAAGATCGCAACCGTTGATGTATCCGTGGGCGATGAAGTACACGTTAACCAAGACGGTGTATCAGAGAACCGCATCCTTGCCGGAGCGTCAACAGAAGTGGGCGCAGGCGTTAGTGTTCGTGCAGAATACTTCCGTCAACAGAATACCGAAGGTGACGACGCAAACGTTGTTACACTGTCGGCGGGAATTAACTTCTAAGCTTTCGGCCCTTAGAAGCAAGAGAGCCCCGAAAGGGGCTCTTTTTTTTTACAAAAAATGCTATGTATGATATAATGTGCAATGTTGGAGGCCCTTATGAGTTTGAAGATAGTAGAAGAGAAGGTAAATCACTTAAAGCCAAAAGTTTCGGAACAGAGTCTTTCGTGGAGAAATTTAAGGAGAGATGCCTTCTGGCAGAGAATACCAGCTTGGAAAGAGATAGATGAAGAAACTTTCTTGAGCCATAAGTGGCAAGAGAGAAATGCTATCACAAAACCAAAGAAGCTCATAGCAGCAGTTCAGGATATTGTATCAGAAGAGTTTATTGAAGATGTCAAAGCTGGCTTTGGTGCTGCACCTATGGCAGTTCGAATATCTCCCTATTTGCTTTCTCTCATTGATTGGGAAAACCCCTACACAGACCCTATACGAAGGCAATTCCTTCCAGTGGGCTCTCAACTAGAAGAAGACCACCCTCTCCTAACTTTGGATTCACTACATGAGCAGGCCGATGCACCTGTTGACGGCCTTACTCACAGATACCCAGACAAAGCCCTGTTTCTAGCTCTGGACACATGCCCAGTGTATTGTCGTTTTTGTACTCGCTCCTATGCTGTTGGCTTAGATACAGATACCGTCGAGAAAGTACAGCTCAAAGCAAACCAAGAAAGATGGGACAAGGCGTTTCAGTATATTAAGGAACGCAAAGAGCTAGAAGATATTGTCATCAGCGGTGGCGACATGTATCGTTTAAAGCCAAGCCAAGTTCTTGAGTTGGGCCATGCATTGTTAGATATTCCACATGTCAGGAGATTCCGCTTTGCCACTAAGGGTCTGGCCATTCAGCCTATGAAGATCTTAACTGACACAGAATGGACGGACGCAGTAACTGAAATCGTGGAGAGAGGTAGAAAGCTTCACAAAGAAGTTGTTATACATACTCACTTCAATACCCCAAACGAAGTGACGGGTATTTCTCAGGATGCCATGAACCTATTATTTGAGAGGGGTATCACTGTTCGCAACCAAACGGTATTACAGGCAGGAGTAAACGACACTCCAGAACTCATGGGAGACTTAATTAAGAAACTAAGTTACATCAATGTGCATCCATATTATGTTTATGTACACGACTTGGTTAGAGGAACGGAAGATCTTAGAACCACAGTCCAAACAGCTATTGACCTAGAGAAAGAAGTCCGAGGTTCTACTGCAGGCTTTAATGTTCCTTTGTTTATTGTGGATACAATGGGCGGTGGCGGAAAAAGAGATGCACACAGCTACGAACATTACGACCGAAAAACTGGCATATCAGTATTTAAGGCACCTGCTGTAAAGCGAGGTAAATTATTTACATATGTTGACCCACTACGAACATTATCTCCGTCAATGAAAGAGGACTGGAAAGATCCCAAAAAGAGAGAACAAATGCTAAGAGCTGCCCTGGAGGAAGCTTGTAAATATACTGGCATGCCAAAGATAAAGTATTTTTCAGAATAAAGCTTCTATATATAATATCGAGGTGAGATATGAAAAAGGTTATTGTTAAAAGAGGAAGAGTACAAGAAGCTCCAGGAGACGGGATAAACTTTAGTCCCGCAGGAATAGCGGCCCTCAAGCGTCAGGGCTTAGATCCAAACGATCCAAAAGTTTACCGCGCACTCCTTAAAAAGCAGTCGAAAGACTCAAGAATGAACACTGTAGATCAAGCAGTGAAAAGTGTCACACCAGACGATGCTAAAAAATCTAGTTTTCTTGACAAATTCAGAAAAAACAAAGTAACCCCAGAGATGATAAAAACAATTGAAAAGATTGTTAAGGGTATCATCTTTGATCCAGGCGTCCAGAAGATCATGGCAAAGAACATCACAGATACTTTACCAAAAGCCACACTAGATGACATATATGATGACGATGATGAAAATACTCGTTCAATGCCGGGCGTTAAGAGTGGTGCAGACACAGTGCCCAGCAAAACAAGGACAGATCGTGCTTCAACCACTCAAGCAATGCGCGAAGAAGACATCATCGAAAGATTCTCAAAGCAATTGGACGAGCAACTATTGGAAGAAGAAATAGATACTCTCCTTGAAGAATATGATTTACATTTAAATGAGGGAGCAAAGCAATTTGTTAGCTCTCTGAAAAGGAAACTTGGTGTTCCTCTGGTGATAGGCGGCATAATGGCTGCATCCCTATTCGGCACAGGTGCACAAGCAAATACACCAACCACGTTTCCTAGTGTAGAGGCCGCAGAATCTCATGTTGAGAAATCCTATGGCAGAGACGCAAAAGCTACAATTGAAAAGGGCACAAAAAGTATGAGAGATCTTTTTACTGGAGATGACTCCCCAATTCAAAGAGATCAGAACGGTGATATAGACTGGCTAGCTAGCCTGCAGCTTGATGACGGAACAATCGTTACATTCACCGACGCAGAATAAACATACTTGACAAATATCCACACATGTAGTATAATATGACTCTCTAGGAGGGATCATATGAATATTTTTGCTATTAGTGGATGCGAACAAACCGGAACTATCGACTGGGAACAGTCAGCTCGTGAGCTAGACAACTATCGTGTTGTCAAGATGATATTAGAAAGCTGTCAAATGCTTTGCACAACTCTCAACCATCACGGCTTCGAGACACCTTATCGTAATGCACACTTCAACCACCCATCTACAAAATGGGTGCGCGAGTCTTCTGCCAACTTCCTTAACTTGGTAAAACATACCGAGGCTATGTTGGAAGAATACAAGTTGCGCTTCGGCCAACACAAAGTTCACAAGTGTGAGCGTGTATTAAACATTTGCAAAGAGTTGTTCGATGTATCGAAGTTCCCAAGCCACGAGCCTACGCAACTTCCTCTGTGTATGCCCGATGAATATAAGAGTGACAACGTTGTCAAGTCATATCGTGACTTCTATTCTGACAAGCCAAAGATGCGGTATCCACAAGAAAAGATCCCAAAATGGTTTTCTAAGCGCCGCAAAGAGGATTTTGACGTAGTATGATACTACTTATACAGCTAATACATCTTATTTTTTACTAATATTTCAAAACAAAGGACATTAAAATGAAAAAAAGAGCAAGTACCCTTACTTTCTTGGCATTGACTTGCCTATCGTGCAACCCTCTGGTTGTAGACAGCCCAGATGCAGGCATTCCAGACGCTGGCAATGAAAAAGACTCGGGAACAGAAACAAGCTATGTTTTCGAACCTCAGAAAATTACTGTCGCCTGCGCCTCAGAAGAATAATTTATTCATCTCTTTTTTTAAGGCCAAGTTGTTTTTGTATCTGTATTTCAAGAATATTTTTCTGTTTACCGTTGGCGTGATACCATAGCCACATTATAGAATTTTTTAGTTGATGTACTTTATTTTTCAAGTTCATCATGGCTTTATCTAATAATAAATAAATTTCCGTATCGTTTAATATATCAGTAATACCTAACGATACAGCTATTTCAAGCAGCTCGTACTCCTTACCTTTTTTGGCAGCACGAGCTGCTTTTTTATATAAGCTCTCTTTATATTCTATTGTATCTGCATCTTCGCCGTATAGAGCATCGGGGTGTGTCTCAAGCGCAATTGCCCTGAACAACTTTCGAACCACTTTTTTAGAGATCTTCTCTTCTTTTACTTCGAGTTCGCTGCTTTCTTTCTCGCTGCTCTGTTCTTGTTTGTTGGGAGATTGAATATCTGTGGAATCGGACATCTTTTTTTCTTTTTCCTTGGCATTGTTTTCCTTATCTTTTTCTTCCCTTTTTTTCATAGCTTCTTCTTGTTCTTTTATTTGCTCTTCTAATTTGGGATCAAAGAAATTCTTATGAAATTCAGTTTCGCATGTTTCAAAAACATCACATACGTCTTGATAGTCTAAGGACAATAACTCAAACTTTAGAATTTTTCTTTTTTTGTTTTTTGTTTTCAAGAGAAAGGACCAGGTTAATACAGGTAAATAGTTACTTCCTTGGTCTTTCTATAATATAGTCTAGGTCGAGAACACTCTCTAAAAACATTATTATTTGTTCTCTTGTTACTGCCAAGGTAATATGGTGATACCTGGCGTCTACGGCGAATACTAAGCCTACAATTTCGCCTTTTAAATTAAATATTGGACTCCCTGAACTACCAGGAGCGACAGGGAATGTATAGAAATCAACTTCTGTCTCCACAGCATATCCGTTCCCGCCATGCCCGGAATATCGTCCTTCATATGACATTACAAGATCTTTTCCAAATAAACCGTTAGGTGCAGCGATGTTTACTACGTTGTCGCCAACCTCAATATCGTGAGCAGCGACTTTAACAGAGTCAAGACCCAGCTTCGGGGATTCTAACAGGCATATGTCCCACAATCTAGAGATCGCAAAGACTCGACCTTTCTCATGCCCTCCGTTTAATTTAGTTATAACCACTCCCTCGATAGGCGATATAGTTTTATTAATATCGTCTTTATCTAGACAAAAGTGACCAGCAGTCAAAATGTAGGACTTGTTACCTCGGTTTTCAACAACTACTCCGGAAGCAGTGCTAAGTCCGATCTCTCCACCGCTTACCGTCTTTATAGAAAGGACTTGAACGAAAGAATCTTTCTTATTTTTGATAACGAGTGTGCTAAAAATTGTACAAGATGATAATAAAAATAGTGCACACAGGCTCGTTAAGAATATTTTCTTCATAATGTAAATATACTTTCGAGTGATATTCTACAAAATATTTTTATAAAACTATTTATAAGTGTAAGGAATGTTAATGACAGAAAAACGCATAACCTACGCTTTAGACACCAGTGTTTTATTGACAAACGCAAGTTGCATATATAGCTTTGGTAGTAAAAGCGACATAGTTCTTCCAATAAAAGTATTAGAAGAGATAGATAAACACAAGAAGCGCCAAGACTCTGTTGGCATGAACGCTAGGCTTGCGATCAAAGCCCTTGATGAACTTCGAGAGAAGGGAGACTTGAGAGAGGGTGTTCAGATAACAGAGGGGAAAGGAAACCTTATTGTTGTTTATGACACTGGAGAGCTAGCACTCCCAAAAGAGCTTTCGCAAGAGATAGCAGATCATCAAATACTGCAGACAATCTACAACTATGCAAGAAAAATAAATATTTTAGACGAAATTGTTGTCGTATCAAGAGATATCAATATGCGAGTCATATGTCAATGCATTGGCATGAAATCCGCAGACTTCGATACGGAAAAGGTTGTTAGTAGCGAAGAGGATGTTTATTATGGCTTTTCTGAAATTTTGATGGATGACGAGCTCATAGACAGGTTTTATGCGGGAGATGATATTTATCTCGACAAGGAACAACACCCCAATCACAAGTGCAATGAATTTATAATGTTGATATCCAACTCTAGCGAAAAGAAAACAGCACTGTCTAGGTTTACAGACTATGAGACACCACTTAGGAAGATTGTAAAAAGAGACTCAGTATGGGGCTTACAGCCAAGAAACAAAGAGCAGAGCTTTGCATTTGATCTTCTTATGGATAAGAACATCAAAGTAGTTTCCCTCATTGGTAGAGCAGGTTCGGGAAAAACATTGTGTGCCCTCGCTGCAGGCCTACAGCAAACTTTGTCAAACGATACAGATGCATACTCCAGGCTTATAATTTCAAGACCAGTACAGCCTTTAGGGAAAGACATTGGCTTCTTGCCAGGAACACTAGAGGAAAAAATGATCCCTTGGTTATCCCCGATACAAGACAACCTTCAGTTCTTGATGGGTAATGACAAAGAGATGTTTCAGGAATATATGGACAAAGGTATTATTGAGGTAGAGGCCCTAACTTTTATTAGAGGCAGATCTATCGCAAACGCATATATTATAATTGATGAGGCTCAAAACTTAACAAGACACGAAATTAAGACTATAATAACAAGAGTCGGCGACAATACAAAGATTATTCTCACCGGCGATGTCGAACAAATAGATAATGTCTATATCAATGAGACTTCGAACGGTCTTGTTCATGCAGTAGAAAAGTTTAAAGAATATCAGATATCCGGGCATATCACACTTAAAAAGGGAGAAAGATCAGAGGTGGCTTCCCTTGCAGCGAAAGTATTATGAAACTAAACAAGGAATTCCCGTATATTTTAGAGATACCGCTCCCATAAACTTTGATGTCAATATTTTAATAAAAAAGATAGATAAAGTAGATAAAGTTTTTTTATCGAATATCAAAAAAATTATATTCATCAGACAAGAAAAGCTGGAAGACAGAAAAGCTTCTTATAAAAAAGGTACTGTATTTTTATCTAACGAAGTTTATAATATAGAAAAATGTTTTTCCTCATTCTTAAAAGAGATCTCCCTTGAATATTATCGAGAAAATGAAAAAAGAATCTCTGCAAAGATAAGAGATCTCTATTTTGCCAAAAAAGTAGAATTATATTATGGCGTTGTCGGAAAAACAAACAAAGTTCCTCTCTGCGACTTTTTGTATGAGGAAAAAAATAATAGTTTTGAAAGACAAATAGCGAAAATAGATACAGAACTTCTGTCAAAGCAAATAAAAAAGAGCTTTCTAAATGAAGAATCTATTGTGAGTATAGAAGAATATTTTTCAGATTGTCTCGTTGGTTATTATCAAAAAAAGAAAACAAGACTTAAACAAATGCACAATAAGGTGTATAAAATTATAAGCAAAGCTATCGAACATTAAGAGGAGAAATAATGAAAAAAGATATTAAAATAAATAATAAGGAAGGCACAGTTTCTATAACTATTAAACTTCCAAAAAGAAAACTAGCAACACAGGAACAAAAACAAGTGACAACCAGAGATGTAATTCAACTGCTCAAGGAAGAGGGAATTGTTTTCTCAAAAACATTCATAAAAGAATGCACTCTTTCAAACGAAAAGGGAACATGTCAGCACCAAGGTACATGGATCTTTCCGCTATCGCAACAACAAAGCAAGCCAAAAGTTCCTAAAAAAACGATACCACCAAAACAAAAACTCAAAAAAACGGTAAGGTCGGCAACAGAAGGAAGCCCTGAAGTGCCTGTTTTTGCAAAGAAAACAAGTTTTCAAACAAAAGTAGTTGACAAAACAACAACTAAGTGATATAATAATACCTCAAGGAGTAAATATGCATTTATCTTTTTCGGGTATCAAAGACTGGAAATTCTGTCCTTTCTATTATAAACTTACAAGAGTAGATAAGCTAAAAGCTTTTCAGGGAAATATCTACACTGCTTTTGGTACGGCTCTCCACACATTGTGTGAGAACGCAGTACTTAAAAACAATAATGTAAATCACGAAGCTATCTTCGAGAAACAATATTTCCTAGAAATGAAAAAACTACCACAAGATGTAATAGAAGAATATGATGAAGATACCTATTATGAATTTCTAGAACAAGGAAAAAAGCTATCACACTTGGTATACCCAGAACTCAAGAAGAGGTTTGGGGAATTCAAAGTTGTTGATGCTGAATACGAAATAAGAGAAAAGATAAGGGACCTAGAATTCGACACCACCGATGAATACGACTTTGTTGGTTATGTCGATCTCATTATCAAAACCGGAGACACATATCACGTTATAGATTGGAAGACTTGTTCGTGGGGATGGGATGCTAGAAAGAAGGCAGACACCATGACCACTTATCAGCTTTCATATTACAAACACTTTGTCTCTGAAGCCCTCGGGATTCCCAAGGAAAACATTAAAACTTATTTTGCTTTGTTAAAAAGAACTGCGAAGAAAAACGAAGTTGAATTCGTCGAAGTTGCAAACGGCGAAAAGAAAATAAATAATGCTCTTAAAATGTTGAGTGATGCAGTGTACAATGTCGATAGTGAGCGTTGGTTTAAGAACCGCTTATCGTGCCGCACATGCGCCTTTCACAGAACGGAGCATTGTCCATAAATGGAGTAATAAATGTCCGAAAAGAAAAAAACTATTTTAACAATTTCCGACCACCCTCTTTCACCAAGTGGCGTCGGAACACAAACAAAGTACGTTTGTGAAGCTCTGCTTAGGACAGGAAAATATAAAATACTTTCCTTGGCCGGAGCTATAAAACACATTGACTATCGTCTACAAAGCGTAGAAGAGTTCGGCCAAGACTGGCTAATAAAACCAGTAGATGGATACGGAACAAAAGAAATGGTCAGGTCCATTATCAATACGGACAAGCCAGACTTTGTTTGGATCATGACAGACCCAAGATTTTATGGTTGGCTGTGGTCGATGGAAGACGAGATAAGATCTAAGTGTCCACTTTTGTATTATCATGTCTGGGACAACTATCCATACCCAGATTACAATTCAGTGTGGTACCGCTCAAATGATTTTATAGCTACGATCAGTAAGGTCACTGACGATATTGTCAAGACTCTTGCACCAAATGTAGACAGAGAGAGGGTGCCTCACGCTGTAGACTCAGAGATCTTCAAAAGACTCCCAGATGACAACGAAGATGTTCGCAGGATGAGGCAGGAACTAACCAACAATAACTCCGAAAAAGTAATATTTTTTTGGAACAATAGAAACGCCAGGAGAAAACAAAGTGGTTCTTTGATTTTTTGGTTTAAAAAGTTTCTAGATAAAGTAGGTCACGACAAAGCTATGTTACTTATGCACACAGATGTTAAGGATGTTCATGGCCAAGACCTAGATGCAATTTTGGGATATCTAAAACTTACAGAAGGTCAAGTAAAGTTCTCCACTCAAAAACTACCTCCTGAAAATATGGGCACTTTGTATAACTGCATTGACTGTACCATAAACATAAGCGACGCCGAGGGCTTCGGCCTCGCGACTCTTGAGAGTCTGTCGGCTGAGCGCCCCATCATAGTTAATATGACAGGCGGCTTACAAGAACAAGTTACAGATGGAGAAGAATGGTTTGGCTTTGGTATTGAGCCTTCTTCAAAGGCAATTATTGGTTCACAAGAAATACCATATATCTACGAGGACCGAATAAACGAAGATGACCTTATTGAATGCCTAGAGAAGTTTATTAATATGTCTGAAAAAGAACGAAGAGAGATGGGCAAAAAAGGCAGAGAACATGTCTTGAAAAATTATAACTTTGATAATTTTAACAAACAATGGCAAGACATCTTTGAGCGAGTCGCCGAGGAGCATGGCTCTTGGGAAACTAGAAAAAATTATGAAACATGGAGGCACGTAGAGCTATGAAAACAGTAATCGTAATAGGGCCAGCATTTAGCGCATCAGGTTACGGAGAGCATTGTCGCTTTGTTCTTAGATCACTTCGAGAACACGAGAATACTTATGATATTTATCTTCATCCTTTAAACTGGGGCCAAACCTCATGGGAGTTTCCAGATACAGACGAAGGCCGATGGATGACAGAGTTGGCCGACAAACTGACAACCAAACCACCAGCAGATCAGGCGTTCGACATATCCTTGCAAGTGACTATCCCGAATGAGTTCAATAATGAGGTGGCAAATTATAATATCGGATGCACTGCAGGAATTGAATGCGACCAGATCTCACCAGAGTGGATTCAGAAGTGCAATTTGATGAATAAGGTAATTGTTGTATCAGAACATGCTAAAAGTGGACTCTTGGACACTTCGCTTGATGCAGGCGGCGGAGCTCAACTAGCGTTAAATACTCCTGTGGATGTTGTCGGATACCCAGTAAAAGAGATCTCAGAAAAGAAGCTTGATATAGACTTTTCCTCTGACTTTAACTTTCTGCTCGTCGCCCTTATGGGCGTAAGAAAGAACGTTGAAAACACCATAATGTGGTTTATTGAGAAGTTTCATGATAGAGAAGATGTGGGCCTTATCTTAAAGACCGGCATGGCAGGAAATTCAGAGTTAGACCTCATGCATACGAAACACAAGATCTCATCTATATTGAATAAATATCCAACTAGAAAGTGCAAAGTGCACCTTCTGCATGGAAGGATGACAGAGGAAGAGATGTCATCTTTGTTGCAACACGATAAAGTGAAAGCAATGGTCAGCCTGGCCCATGGCGAGGGATATGGGCTTCCTTTATTTGAAGCAGCCTATCATGGCCTTCCGGTGATAGCCCCAGGCTGGTCTGGACAGATGGACTTCTTAACGCAGGAAGAAAAAGGAAAGAAAAAGAAAAAGAAATATTTTTCAAATGTTCAATTTGAGATGGGAAGAGTACAAAAAGAGGCACACTGGAAAGGTGTTATAGAGCCTTATGCATCGTGGTGCTTTCCAAAGAAGGTATCATTTCAGCAGAGAATAGAAGAGATGGCCAAGGAGCATACTAGACTAAAGAGTCAAGCAAACAAGCTTCAAAAAATATTGCTCGAAAAACATAGCCCAGATAAAGTAATGGCACAGTTTATGGATGCGATGGGCCATGTGGAGTACGTCGATCCTATTCCTGCTTTAAGAGAAGAGGCTGATAAGCTAGAGGGAAAAAAGAAAGCAGATTTTATAGTAGAAAAATGTAGAGAAATCCCTTCTCAGAACGAGAAGTTGAGATTCTTAAAAGATTCTCTAAAGGGAGAAAAGGCATATATTGTTTCTTGTGGACCAACTCTGTTGGACAACGATCAAGAAAAGTTAAAAAAACTGCTTGAAGAAAACATTTGCATATCAGTAAAGCAAGCTTATGACTTGTATGGTGAGTTTGTAGACTTTCACGTTTATAATTGTGCCAACTTCAAACACTATGACTATAATAAAAAGCATCCTCTTGTTATGGAGGCTTCATCTACCCCTTATAGATTGGGGCAATGCGATTTGAAATTCTTTATCAAAGAGAGGGACTTTGCAAATTCTCTGGCATCAACTGACGAATATGAAGATTGGACTCTTGAAAAGCAAAAGGTTCTACGGCCATATGGTCCCGGCATTATGACAGAAGCAGTCATTTACCTTGTTGAACACTTAGGTCTATCTGAGATAGTAACAGTGGGTTATGATAACAGACTTATCGGCGCTGATAAAGAGAAGCAACACTTCTACACTAAAAGCGGAACATCTTTTGATAAAAAAGATTTTATTCAAGAAAATGATACCATGTCCATCGTGCCTATGGAAAAACTCAAAGAAGAGGAGCGCATCTCCGTTGAGGCAATTGGCAAGTGGTCAAAATGGTTAAGCGAAAAAGGATGCACCTTAAAAATATGTTCAGATATCAACCAAGCTAGTGAAGACATCGAGAGAGTAAAGATATAATGCACAAAAACATAACGGGAAAAAAGATCCTAATAACAGGGGGGACAGGCTCACTAGGAAAAGCACTGACAAAAAGGCTGGTAAAACAAGGAAACCAGATCATCATCTTTTCTAGGGATGAGGGAAAGCAAGCATTAATTTATGGCGGTAGCTCGGTTCACTGTGTTATCGGGGATATTAGAGACTTTGACAAATTTAATGTTACCCTAAAAAGAACAAAACCAGACCTTATCATCCACACTGCTGCATTAAAGAGAATAGACGATATGGAATTCCACCCAGATGAATGTGTCAATACCAATGTACTTGGTTCTGAGAATGTTGCAAAAGCCGCACTTTTAAATGATATAAAGAAGTGTGTTCTTGTATCCACCGACAAAGCATGTCTTCCGGTTAATGTATATGGTTCTTCTAAATTTATTGCAGAGCGTTTCTTTACCAATTATGACTATCATTCCACGGAAACTGTGTTCTCTTCTGTCCGGTATGGTAATGTTATAGCTAGCCGTGGTTCATTTATACCCCTGTGGCTCTCTCTGCTCGCTTCTAACGAGAAAATAAAAGTTACCTCTCTGGATATGAGTAGGTTCTTGTTTACGCTTGAGGATGCCGTAGATACGGTCCTGAACGCAGTCGAGGCTAGTGAAGGTGGCGAGGTCTTTATTCCGAAGATTAAATCATATGGAATGGAAACTATCCTGAAGGCAATCGAAAAACTTCATGGTTCTTCTTTCGAGAAGGAAATAGTAGGACTAAGACCAGGAGAAAAGCTTCACGAAGATATGTTGGCGGAAACAGAACTGCCGTTTACTTACGAAGTGGCAAACCTAAACCTTCTTTGTGTTAGACCACAATATACGAAAAGAACGAACAGGGCCAAGTGGAAGAAATATGAAGGAACTGAATTCAATTCATCTCTTCACATGAGCGACGATGTTAATGTTCTGCTGGAACTTATCTCTAGGGGAACCAAAGAGAGCAGCTAATGAAGATATACGAACCATTTTTCCTCAGAGATAGTTACGATAAAATATCAAAGACCATCGAGAGTGGAAACTTGGGCTTTGGCCCCAATGTTGTTGAGTTTGAGAACAAGTTTAAGAGCTTCTCGCAAAAGAAAAACAATATAGCCACTAACTCTGCTAGTGCAGCCGCCTTCATGATCTTTTATTACCTCTATGAACAGTATGGTCCCTGCGAGGTCTACACCACAACCCTGGGATTTATATCTCCTGCTTGGGCAGCTAAACACGTCGGACACACAGTTCACTATGTGGACATAACAAAAGAGCTACAGTTCGACTGTAAAGATTATAGAATAAAGAGAAGAAACACAAACTCAGTCAACCCCAAGGTTGTCATGCCTGTATTATACGGTGGAGTTGATAACATAAAGGGATGGAACCTGGTGGGTGATGAAATAGTTGTTGTAGACTCTGCCCACTGCGTTACACCAAGTTTAGAGTGTGACTTTTCGTTCTTTTCCTTTCATCCAATGAAGCCGATATGCACATCCGACGGAGGGATGATTTCCACAAACCACGATTCCGCCTCTGAGTATTTTCGTTCTTTTAGAAACTTTGGTAGAAAAAATGCTGGAAATACCTACGACATAGTTATGAATGGCTTTAAGTTTTATATGAACAACTTGAATGCAACCTTTGGCCTGGAAAGTATGAGAGTATATGAAGAACTCCGCGAGAGGAGAAAAGAAAACTACGAGTATATTTCCGAAATGGTGGATAAACCCTTGGTTCAGCATTCTCCAAATTCTTCTTACTACATCGGTTCAGCACTGAGAGAGAACTCAGAAGATATAATGAAAAAACTTAACACATCTAGGTTGTACCCACTTCTCCACAAGACGACGGCGATGAAGCAGAGAACAATATTGATCAATGCAGAGAAAGTTCATCCAAAGATAGTGAACTTCCCCATACACCATAACTTAACAAAAGAGCAGATTGAATATATAATATCTGTACTATGAATACTTTTGTTATCGCAGAAGCAGGCTCAAATCACAATAAGAGTCTCGAACAGGCATATGCTCTTGTGGACGTGGCCAAAGAGTCTGGCGCACAAGCAGTAAAGTTTCAAATATTTTCTTCAAAAACTTTATATGCAGAAAACACACCAAACTTTGCAGGCTATGGGGACATAAACGCCCTCATGAAAACGCTTGAGCTGCCGAGAGAGTGGGTTCCTAAAATAAAAGAATATTGTGATAAAAAGAACATAGAGTTTATGGCAACACCATTTGACGAAGAAGCCATTCAGCAACTTTGCGATGTTGGCGTAAAGAGGATGAAGATTGCTGGCTTTGAATCAACAGACTTGCGCTTTGTTGAAATGGTGGCAGCAACAAAATTGCCGCTTATTATATCTGCAGGTATAGGCTGTCACATAGACTTTATTCAAGAAATAATAGACACATGTCATAAGCAAAGCAACTACGACATAACAATTCTCCATTGTAACAATGCATATCCAACACCCCAGGAAGATATAAACCTGTTGATGGTAAAGGACATACTAGAAAAGTATGGTAAACAGGGAGTGAAGGTGGGTTTGTCTGATCATACAATGAGCACCATAACTCCTGCCTTAGCAGTTATGGTAGGGGCAACAACAATAGAAAAGCACTTTACAATTTCTAATAAACTACCAGGCCCTGATCATCCGTTTGCTATGGAGCCGAATGATTTAAAGAAGATGAACGAAGAGATTTCCTTGGCAGAACTTTCTCTGAAAAGAAAGAAGTCGGAATATACCGACTCAGAAAAAGATTTTAAAATGGCAAGACGTTCTGTTATTTCCAAAGAAGAAATAAAAAAAGGTCAAGAACTTACACAGGAAAATATAACCACAAGTCGCCCATTTCTTGAAGGGGCTGTTCCTGCTAGCTCCTATAGGGAGATCATCGGAAGTAAGACACTCAGAGATATAGCACCGGGAACCGTAATCAGAAGAGAGGATCTGGGATAATGAAAATTTTGTATCTTGGAGTAGAGCCATACGAACTGAAAGACTTTTTAGAAGAAGGCAACGAAGTTGTTTACACCTCAGAAAAGATAGAGCCAGGGTTCATTACTGAAAATAACATAGAACTATGCATAAGTTACAGATATAGGCACATCATAAAGCAAAATATAATTGATGAGTCTGGGGATAATATTATCAACCTTCATATCTCTATGTTGCCTTGGAACAGGGGTTCTGACCCTAACTTGTGGAGCTTTCTTGAGGGAACCCCAAAAGGGGTGACTATCCACCATGTCGATGCAGGCGTTGACACTGGGGATGTAATTTTTCAAAGAGAAGTGTCTTTTAATAAAAGTGATACACTGTCTTCCTCCTATCAGAAACTTAATGATAATCTTATTAATTTGTTTATTGAAAAATGGTATTACATAAAGAAAAGAAAATATAAAAGAATGAAACAAGATATCAGCGAGGGTAATACCCATAGAATGAAGCACAAAGAACCACACATGCATTTGTTAGAGAAAGATGGCTGGAACACTCAGGTTTCCTCTATAGACGGTTTTCTGAAGGAAAGAACAGATAAAGATATAATTGACGACGTGCAGAAGATAAGAGAGAGAAACAACGTAAACTGGATGGATGCAGTCAGGTTGTGTTTCGAGCTAGCACCAGACAGAGCAAGAGAGATCTTCAAAGATATAAAAGAGTGCGACAGAATTGTAAATGAACTATTGGAAGAACTGTCGGAAAACGATGCAGGAGGAGAGACTTGAAAAAGAAAAAGGAAGTGGCACTCATGGTACAAGCAAGACTTTCTTCTCAGAGATGCCCAGGAAAGATGACTAGAAAATTTCACGATACGACTCTCATGGACATTCTTTTAGAGAAACTGGTATCATCTAATATACCAAACGAAAATATCTATTGTTCGGTATACGAAGAGGAGTTGCTTGAAAAGGTAAAACAATATCCTGTCAATATCTTTCGTCGAAGTGAGAAGTCTGCGAACTCTGAAGGAGATCCGATAACAGAAATTTTTGAATGGTGGGACAAGATACCCTTCAAAAACATTGTCATGGTTAGTGCATGCTGCCCATTTCTTAATACGTCCACAATAGAGCGTTTTTACAGCGACTACTTGAGCACCGATAAGAATGGCATGTTTGCTGTCCTAGAAAAGAAAAACTATTTTTGGCAAGAAGATGGAAAGCTGTTGACACCATTTTCAGAAAATATGAATACAAAGTCAGCAGCCCCAGTTAGAGAAGCAGCCCACTGTCTGTATGCTGGCTCTATAGAGGATATTGGTAACGACATCTGGATGGGCGATCTCACAAAGCAGGGTGACGTCAAACTGTGGACCATGGAAGAAAAAGAGGCGCTAGACGTAGACTACGAATGGCAGTTTGAATTGTGCGAGTCACTCTACAAGAAAAAGAAAGATGAAGAACGATGAACATATTAGTGATAGGACCAGGCCTTAGTACAAAACTGGCAAAGAAAAAAGACGGGGAAAAAATAATGGCCTTCCAAAGAACCTTTCCCCACTGTCACGAAAGACTAGGTATCGTTCCGGATATATGGTTTAGTGCAGACCCGTTTGCTTATGTGGAGGGTTTTGAATATTTGTTGAAAAACGAAACACAAGAATTCTCCGACATGAGAATCATTATACCATCATTCTTCAAACAAGGGTTTCCCGAATACAGAAGATACTGCGGCACTACACCTCTAATGAGAATTCCAGGAGGGTGGAAAATGTTTGAGGAACTCATAGAGAAAGTTTCGGAAAAATATAATATAGAGGAAGTGAAGTGTACTACTACAAAATATATTAAAAACAACTCTAAGAGTTTTCCAGAAGAAGATATCTTTACAGAAGGCGCATATTACAGATTTATGCACCCTGAAACTATAGTGGGTTCTATAGAATTTGATAGCGAATCTGTTATCGGCTTACAATACAAGTGGGGACTTGAAAACAAGCTTAGTAGTGCTGTCTTTCCCATCTGCTATGCACTGGGCGCAAAGGAGATTTGCATATTAGGTTTTGATATGTTTGGCCCTAGATTTTATAACGACGACGACAGGCACCCTTGGTCAGATGAGTCTCAAAATGGCGAAATGGAAAAAAGTTTGGAAATACCTTTAAATATTTTGAAAAAGTGGTTACAATGGAAGGAGTTGCATGGGATGAACATTTACACAAGTGCACCCGACAATATGTCATATTTAAACAGGGTTCTTCCGTTTAAAGAATTATAAAAGGAAAAATAAGAATGAGCAAATTTAATCCATATGAAAAGACAGTCAATAATCCATTTTTTATTGCCGAGATCGGCATCAACCACAATGGTGATATTGAGGTTGCAAAGAAGTTGATAGATGCGGCAGTACGTTCGGGATGCCAAGCAGTCAAGTTTCAGAAAAGAGATATTGATACTGTTTACACACAGGAATATTTAAAATCCAGTAGACAGTCTCCCTGGGGGACTACACAGAGAGATCAAAAAGAAGGCTTAGAATTCGGAAAAGAAGAGTATGATCAGATCTCTGAATATTGTAAAGAAAAAGGTATCTTATGGACTGCATCGGCATGGGACATAAAGAGCCAACACTTCTTGAGACAATACGATGTGTCTTTTAACAAAGTGGCCTCGGCCATGTTGACATACGAAGAACTTTTAAATGAGATAGCTTCAGAGAAAAAGCACACGTTTATCTCGACAGGGATGTGCAATTCTTCTGACATCGAGAAAGCAATGATGATCTTTAACTCACATGAGTGCGAGTTTACTTTGCTTCACTGTGTTTCTACCTACCCTTGCAAAAATGAAGACTGCAATATTTTGGCAGTTAAAACTCTTGCAGAAAAGTACAACGTCCCTGTGGGATACAGCGGTCACGAACAAGGAATATTTCCGTCTATCTTGGCAGTCGCCTATGGCGCTAAAGCATTAGAGCGGCACATCACGCTGGACAGAAGCATGTATGGTTCGGACCAATCTGCCTCTATTGAGGAGGGCGAACTTAAAGAGTTGGTAGATGTTTCCAGACAAGTCGTAAACACCCTTGGCACTGGCCAGAAACACTTCTTAAAGCACGAAGTTGAGGTCGCAAACAAACTTAGATACTTTACCCCTAATGTTATGGTAGTGTAAAAAGGTAAACATGAATATTTTAGGAATTAATTATGGTGGCCACGACACATCTGCAGCTCTTTTAAAGAACGGCAAACTCGTGGCCGCCTGCGAAGAGGAGAGGTACTGTGGGGATAAGCACACAAGAGACTTTCCAAAGAATGCAATTAATGATTGTTTGAAGATTGCCTCTTTGGAAATTTCCGATATAGATGTTGTTAGCTTTTCCTACAAGCCTTCCATTCTTCTTAAAGCCTCTGGGCAGGTAAGAAAAATGAGAAGGGATCTCCCTTCAGAAAAAGAGTATGTAAGAATACTAAAAGAGCAAATTGGATATGACGGTGACGTTGATTTTAATCACCATCACTTGTGTCATGTGGCAAGTTCTTATTATCCAAGCGGCTTTGATACTGCTCTCCTATATAGCAACGATGGCATTGGAGAAACCCACTGCTCCATGATGGCCATGGCCGTCAATGGAGAGATAAAAGTAATACACAAGGGGAACCCATGGCCCAACTCATTGGGTCTTTTTTACTCTGCTATAACATTTTATCTTGGATGGAAACCAATGTGTGACGAGGGAATTGTCATGGGCCTTGCTCCATTAGGAAACAGCAGAGAAACTATTCCAAATACAGATAAGAGATATATTGATGTCTTTAGGGAGATGGTCAATGTAAATGGATACGACATCGAAATAAATAAAAAATGGTTTTCTTTTCACAAAGAGAGAGACAAATTTGTTAGTGACGAGTTTATCTCTATGTTTGGTCCACTTAAAAAGTGGGAAGACGAAATAACAGACAACCATAAGAACATTGCTGCAGCACTGCAAGACAGACTAGAAGAGATTGTTCTAGAGCAACTGACACTGTTACGAAAAGAGTACGAAGTGGACAAACTGTGCATTTCAGGCGGGGTTGGCTTGAACTGCTCTCTTAACGGCAAGATAGAAAGCAAGAACATTTTCGATGAGATCTTCGTACCTCCTGCATCCGGAGACAATGGAACTTCCATCGGAGCAGCCTATTTGAGTTTGTCCAGAAGAGGCAAAGTAGAGATCGGGAAGTATCACGATTTCTTTCTTGGCCACCGTCAAACAGACGAAGAAATAAAATCTTTTCTAGACAGAGAGGAAATAACCTATGTGGAAGCAGATGAAGCTTTCTCACTGGTTTCCCAGAGGTTAGAAGAAGGAAAAATAATAGGGTGGGTGCAAGGTGGCGCTGAGTTTGGGCCAAGAGCTTTAGGCAATAGAAGTATTTTGGCAAAGCCATTTCCCTCTGCGATAAAAGATCATGTAAACGCCCGTGTTAAATTTAGAGAAGCTTTTCGGCCCTTCGCGCCCTCTGTCTTGGCAGAGGAAGCAAGAGAATGGTTTGAGATAAGATATGATAGCCCTCATATGCTAAGGGCAGTCCAATGTCGAGAGGATAAAGTCGAGGACATCGGTGCAGTTATTCATGTTGACAATTCTGCTAGGGTACAGACTGTCCACTCACTTAACCCGAGATATAGAACCTTGATAGAGACTTTCAACAAGCAAACTGGATACCCCATTTTGCTTAATACTTCATTTAACGTGAAGGGGCAACCTATTGTAAACGACTGTGAAGATGCGTACAAATGCTTTATGAGTACAAACATTGATGTCTTGGTCGTTGGAAAATATATCATAGAGAAATAGAGAGCCTGCTTTGTTAGAAATAGACAACTGTATTCAGATATACAATTCTAGAGAAGATAAACTTTTTGTTGAAAGCGAGTGGCAAGGTGCATACTCTGAATTTAGGAAAAGAATAGCCAGAGAGCCAGAGTACAATGTGTGGTATGATAAAATAAGCAAAAGGTGCTTTGGCCCGGATGAAACTTATAGCAATATAGTTTCAAAGTATCCCGCTAATGAAGCAAGTATGCTAACAACAAAAGAAGACTTTCTTTTAAATGCAAAACATGGATACCCGCCACCGGAACCTTATCGTTCGTTCTTAACACACCCCCAAAAGAGCGTCACTAGAACTGGCGACATGTGGTGTGAAAATTTAGAAGAACTGAAGAAGTACAGAGACAGCACAATACTTATCGTCGGCGGAGGACCATCCGCACTTCAGATTGACTACGATAACGTAGAAAGAGATTACTTGTGGACTTGTAACGCATTCTACAAAAACAAGGAACTGAAAGAAAGAGAAATATCTCTATGCTACATTAACTCAGAGCTTGATATGAACATACCAGAGTTCGCAGACGTTGTAGAGAGAGACGACACTATCTGCGCCATAGATACCTCTATATCTAGAAGCCCGTCGATGATCCAGACATTTTATGACGAGATGTGCAAGTGCTTCCTCTTTAACCAGAGGGTATCATTGACATCGGGAGCTGTTCCAAAGCTGATAACATTAGCGACATATTTGGGAGCTAAAAAGGTTATATTTGCTGGATGGGATGGCTGGACACAAGAGCAGATAGAAAACATTAATGCAGGCGCTCACGCATTCGAGCCAAACAAGAAGTTGAAGATAAGCGCAAACTATAACTTTGATTTTCAAAGAAGAGAAGCAGTTTTGTTTTGGGATTATCTCTTAACTTATAATAATAGAATGATAAAATATCAAAATATTGGAGAAAACTACGATAATAATATGAGCAAAGAGATCTCAAAAAGGTTTTTTCCTCTGGAGTTGTAAATGGAAATGAATTTTGTCCCCAAAGGTTGGGGTTATGAAAAATGGATTGTCAATAACGATAAATACTGCGGTAAGCTTTTGTTTTTTGTAAAAGGAAAAAAGTGTTCTTGGCATTACCATAAAATTAAAGATGAAGTTTTCTATATCCATAGCGGGAAGCTGAGAGTATTATATTCTTATGATGAGGATATTAGCACTGCATCTGAAGTCATTTTAGAAAAGGGAGACAACTTCCATGTCCCCACTGGCCTTATTCACAGAATGATCGCGCTAGAGGACACAGAGATGTATGAGTTTTCTACTACTCATTTTGACGAGGACAGCTATAGGGTCGAAAAGGGAGATTAAATGAAAAAACCATCAGAAGTATGTGTGATAATTCAAGCAAGACTTTCTTCGGAAAGATGCAAAAGGAAAATGATAAGAGATTTTGGCGGAACCAATTTGGTTGATATCGCAGTCAAGAAGATATTGGATTCCAAAGCTATCCCAAAAGAAAACTTTTATTTATCCGTTAATGAGCCTGAACTTGTAGATGTCGGGGTAAAAAATGGAGTCAATATATTCAAGAGGAGCGAACACTCTGCAGTATGGGACGGCGGAACCGGATCTAAGTTAACGGGCATGTATGAGTGGTGGGATAAACTATCTTATAAGTATATCATACTTGTCAACGCCTGCAATCCATTTTTGGAGACATCCACCATAGATAGCTTTTACGAACACTATTTGCAAACACCAAGCAAGGGCTTGTTCGCGGTCATAGAGAAGAAGAACTACTTTTGGAACGAGAGTGGGAAAATGTTGAACGAGTGGCCCGAGGGAGAACCAAACTTAAATACAAAGGCGGTTGAAGCCACATACGAAGCAGCTCATTGTCTGTATGCTAGCGAAATGGCCACCATCGGCGACGGCGTTTTTATGGGAGACTTTTCCGAGCAGGGAGATATCGAACTGTTCCCTATATCTGAAAGAGAGTCTCTGGACATAGATCATGAGTGGCAATTCAAATACTTGGACTTCATTTATAGGGCAACAAACTTATGAGAAGCTCCAGCAAGATAACAGCTATAATACCAGTGCGCTCAGGCTCTAAGAGAGTGCCCAACAAGAGTGTTCGACCTTTTGGCGACACTACATTGCTGGATCTAAAGATTGAGTCTCTCAAGGAAGCGGAAGTTTTTGATGAGATAATACTCTCTACGGACTCGGATGACATTTTGAAGTTTGCAGAAAGACATGGCATAAGCTCCCATAAGAGGGAGGAATATTATGCTAGCGACTATTGTTCTGCTAGTGATTTTTTTTGTAATTTAACTACAATTGTGTCCGAGGGCGCAATAGCCTATTGTCCTCCAACAAGTCCTTTTATAAACAAAGAGACTCTAGAAAAGGCAAAAAGAGCATTTCAGGTAGGACATGGTATTGACTCTGTTGCAACCGTGTCTACAATGAAGCATCACATGTGGCTTGGAGGCAAACCACTAAACTATGACCCGAGTAATTCCCCTAATAGCCAAGAGTTGCCAAATATTTATAAAATTACCTATGGCGTTTGTATCTGTCCCAGAGATTTAATAATGGAAAATAAGAACATCGTAGGTAAAAAACCAGCATTCTTAATATTGGATGAAATAGAGGCAATGGATATAGACACTGCCTTAGACTTTAAGTTTGCTGAATATATCTACGAGAGTGAGTTTAAAAATGTTCAATGATAAGATTAAACAAAAGATAACACTAATGAAAGAGAAGTACGGAGCTTCAGCTCTGAAAGCCTCTTTCGAGGACGAGGGAGTAACAGACTCTGACTTAACAGATCTGGTTATGCTTGCTGGCACACCAGATTTACAGGTCTTCGTTAAGATAGGTGGATGCGAAGCAAACAGGGACATTGAGAAGTGTTTAAGGCTCGGCGTGGCAGGCGTGGTCGCACCAATGGTGGAAAGTGAATTTGCAGTTTCTAAATTTATATCTTCCATGGAAAGTAGATGTGATTTGCTGAAAGTCACGCCGCCACAACAGTTTATTAACATCGAGACAAAGACAGCATGTGAGAAGATAGAGGACATACTTAAAGAACACCACAAAAGCATAGACGGCATTGTAGTGGGACGTTCTGACTTATCGCGCTCTCTTGGCTTATCAAAAAACAATGTTGATGATTACTTGGTCATGGTATACGCAGAGAAAGCACTGACAGCAGCAAAAAAGTATAACCTAAAAACAAAAATGGGAGGCTCTGTCTCCAAGAAAAGTGCTCCCCGCCTAGAAGAGATGCACGAAAAAGGCCTCTTGGATGGCTTTGAAACAAGGGCAGTAGTCTTTGATATGGTGAGTGGAGTGTCTATAGATGATGCAATCAAACAAGCAATCGAATACGAACAGATGCTTTTGGCCAAAAGAGAACACTTTCACTCTCTAAAGGCAGAGTCTTTTATGGACAGGGTAAAGAAGATCGGGGAGAGAACATGAAAAAAATATATTATGTAGATATTGATGGTACGATATGTTGCAACACACAGGGAAAGTATGACAATGCGGTACCGTGGATGGAGAGAATTGAAAAGATAAACAAGCTGTACGACGAAGGTCATACGGTCGTTTATTGGACAGCGAGAGGTTCTAACACAGGAATAGACTGGACAGAACTAACTCACAAACAGTTATCAGAATGGGGAGCCAAGCATCATGAGCTGAAGATGTGGAAACCTCATTACGATATTTTTATTGATGATAAAAACATAAACTCAGAAACTTTTTTTTCTGAAGAGGAGTAAAAAATGAAATTGTCAAATCAAGCAGCAGGTGCACTTATGATGACTCTGCAGAAATGTTTAATGGAACAAAGTGATATTATGCCACTTTTAGAAGACCTCAACTTTGAACCCGGCGACGACGGTGAACTTGTTGTGTTGAACCCACCTAACTTGCAGATTGATGAAAGCAAGCTAGACAAGGGAATATTAGGCGATGCCTAAATATCTTTATAAATGTGAAGAATGCGAAGAGGAATTTTACGCCACACACCTCATGAGTGAGACTTGTGAGGAATGTCCAGAATGTAACGAGACTGGCTGTGTTAGTAAAAAAGTCTCTTCTTTTCGCACGTTTACTAAAAAAAATGACTTAAAAAAAAGCAATAATGGTGATATTGTAAAGAGGTCTATCGAAGAAATTCGCACCGAAGTTAAGGGCGAGAGGGATAGACTAAAGAAAGTAACTTATAACTAATATGTATTTAATACTGTTTTTAATATCTTTAATATTCAACATAGGGCTATCTTATTTGCTATACCGCACTTTAAGGAGAGCTTTATATTTTTCTGATAATATTGATGAAATTATTTTTAGCCTACAAAGTTTCCAAGGACATCTATCAGATGTTTATCAGATGGAAACCTTTTATGGCGATGACACCCTGCAAAATATGCTGGACCACTCAAGAGAACTAGGTTCTTATCTTCTTGACATGGAAGCCGTTTTGAATGAAAGCAGTACCAACGGAGAAGAAGATGACGACAAAGAAGAAGACGACCAAAAAGCGAGGCCGTAGAAAAAAGAGAAATTACTTTACGGAAGTACACGAAGCCGCTATCGTCCAATATGCATCTACTGATGATAGAAAAACAAAAGAACAATTATATAGAGATTTCATACACCCAGCTTTTGACGAACTTGTTGATAAAATAGTCTATACCTACAAGTTCACTACTTTGCCAAATATTGACGACTTAAAGGCAGAGTGTAAGGTTTGGCTAACTACTATTTTAGATAAGTTTGATCCGGACAAAGGTTCAAAGGCTTTTAGTTATTTTAGTGTAACTACAAAAAACTGGTTCATTCACAAAGTAAAGAAAAACACAGCCCAGCTGAAAAGGGAAGTTCTTTATGACGACATGAACAAAGACACCGAGCAGCGATACTTTTCTGTCGAAAATGAGTACGAAAAAGTAAAGAAGCACAGAGAATTTTGGGAACACCTCTGGAAAGAAATGGATAGCTGGGAAGAAGAAAAGCTCAAACCAAACGAAAAAAAAGTCCTAATGGCAACAAAGACGCTATTTGCGAACAGCGAGTCCCTAGAAATTTTCAACAAAAAGGCTATTTACTTTTACCTAAGAGAAATAACGGGTATGAATACAAAACAAATTGTAAACAGCTTAAATAAACTTAGGGGAAAATATAGGACATTCAAAGAGAGGTGGGTCGAAGATGAAATCAAATAAAAAGTTCTCGACGCAGATAGAGACAGCGATAGATAATATTACAAAAGACAGAACAGTTACTACCAAACTTCTAGAAGATTTGATGATGTACATAGGTGTATCACCAAGCAAGCATGCAGAAGTGGGAACTGTGGCTGCAAAATATTTAGAAACACTCCAACGCTCTAATGAGCAGTTGGTAAAGATCGCATCTTTATTACAGAAGAAAGAACAGAAAGAATCTGCCACTCTTAGCGATGACGACAAGGAAGAGTTATTTCGCATTATTAAAGAGGGCTAGTAAATGGCAAAAGATGAAAAAGTCGGAACAAGACTGCCAGATAATATATCTAAATTAAATGATTCGTCTGATAAGATGAGATCGGGAAGGGTTAACGTAAACCGAGAAAGCCCCATCGACTCTATATTGAGCACCGTCTTCAGAGAGATGGCACCAACCGATCCTGATAGCTTCGACGCCAAAATAATAGACATTATTACAGACCCAGATATAGTTTCGTCACTTCTTAGCACAAAGCTTGGAAGAAAAAGCAGTGGTACAGAAAGAGTATATAAAATAAGAGCAGACCTGTATGGCCACTTGGAAGATCCATTCTCATATGACGAGGGGACTAAAGAAAGGCTCTTTTACATGTCATTACACCCAGACGCCTTTTTAGACTATGGTAACGAGGGAGCTATTCTCAGCGTAGGAGATCTTGTCGAGTGCAAATATCTTCACCCAAAAGATAGAGATGGTGTTTTAATAACAGAGATTATAGAGTCTAGTGCGAATGCTGGCTCTGCAAATAGGGATATGTCCACAGTTGCACAAGACGCAGTAAAGGGTATGTTCGGCCAATTGGGTCAGCATGTTGGTACTGTTTATGATCAAATAATGGGTGAGCCCGAAAAGCAAAAAACAAAATTTCGAGTACCTACCGACAGGGAAACAGGAAAGGTCATGGCAGAAATAAACGGAAGCATCATGACTCCTGCACAAATTGATGAGTTTGGTGCAGCTGCAAGACTGTTGGTTCCAAATGCGGTTAGAATGTCTTCCGACTTTCAAAAAAACAGACCACACCCAGTAGCAAAAGACAGGAACGGAAAACCCCTCATACAAGACCACAACGGCATCGACTTGGCCGTCGATGGCAAGGCTGGACACCCTATGCTGGCCCCGTTGGGAGGGGTAATAGACTCGGCAAATGGTAGCTTGGCATCAAACATAAAGAAATATCCAGGAGGAAACCAAGTTTCTATTATTCACGATAATGGATATAGATCTCTTTATTTGCACTGCGAAACAGTGACGGTTAAGGTGGGCCAAAGAGTCGAGAAAGGTGATCAGGTAGCGACTATGGGAAAAACAGGCCGCAGCCAAGGTGTTCACCTACACTACACACTTATGACTCACCCAAGGAGAAGGAAGGTCGATCCAAAGCCTCTTCTGATGGCTTGGAACAGGGCACCCGATGAAGGGGGTGGAGTAGCATAATGTCTGACTTTATTTCTAACAAGCCCCCGGCAAACAAAAAACATACTCAAGCGAATTCATCAAAAGAAGACAGAGAAAAAGTCCTGTCCAGTGGCCTGGCCCAAGGAATCACCAACGAGCCAAAAACAAAGTGGAACAAGGCTGCCTGTGAAGTAGTTTACCCTGGCAACACCAACTGTGAAATTGTTCTTGGTAGGGATCGAGATGGCTCTTGGTCAACTGGAGAAGGTCGCAGCCCAAAAGCTGGGACATCATCAATAACTTTACTCTGTGGAAGAATAGAGAACAATCCAAATTTCGGAGCAGATGCAGCATCTATTTGCATTTCAGAAAATTCTTTAATTGATAGGAAATATGATTTAATGGCTTCATCCGGAGGAGAGCAACAAATTCAAACAAGATCTTCAATTGGTATGAAAGCAGATGATGTAAGAATGGTGGGGAGAAGAAGTTTAAAAATAATAACGACAGGTGAGCCTACCCATGCATCCATGAAAATACATGCAGAGCAGGGTTTGACGCCCTCGCCGTCGAGTAACACAGGTATCGACATCATCGCGAATAACGAGACAGACTCGCTGCAGCCCATAGTCTTGGGGGATAACCTAGTGGACGCATTGTCATACCTGGCGGAGCTTTTGGAGCAACTAATACAATTGCAAGTTTCATATTACTCCACACAAAACGACCTCAACATGACGCTGATAGACCATATGCACTTTACAGGCTTTTATGATAACATCAGCCTCTTTTCAGAGCCAGTCACCTTTCAGGGCGTAAAAACTATGTGTAATCAGCTACAAGATTATGCATTGGGTCTTGAAGGTTATTTGCGAGATAACTTAGCAAACTTTTCTAAAGACTATTTATCTGCTATGGGTGGAAACAAATATATCAACAGTAGGTATAACAAGGTAAACTAATGTCCCAAACAAAAAGCATAGTTATAGGCCTGAGAGACATATATCTTCCTGTGTGGTCCGGCGTAAAAGAAAAGCCAGACCAAAAGGACTTGACATACGACGGCTTGGTTGCAAACACTGAGTTTGGCCTAAAGGTAGATAAGACAATTCAGTTGCTGAGGTATTACCAAAAGGAGCTATCAAAAGATGGCGACCCTAATGGCTTTTCTTATTCTAGAGAAGCAACGCTGTTGAGGAAGTTTACCAAAGAAGTTCTGACTAGAATAAGAGCAAGGTTTCAAACGATATCACAAGCAAACGGAGGAAAGTCTAATATAGGAGACTTCCTGGTGGAAGACCTTGTTATAGAGTACAGAGGAACGATAGGCCAGGAGACTCCTAAACGAGCCTTATCTGTAGAGGGTGCGTATATTACCTGGAAATGGATTGGCCCACAAGAACAAGAGAGCTCTCCTTTGATAATTAACATCAAAAGCTCACTTGACCCCGTTATCGTAGGATACTTGAGTAACCTAGATATTGTTTCTGCTCTCGCAAACACAATATATAAAAAACCTAGAGAGCTGAAGAGTCACCTTGAGAGAGCTTCTGACGATTGTGATAGAGTCACAGAAGGTACCGGCATTGTGGGAATCTTCAATAGACAGAGAAAACTAGGTTCAGTCAAAGAGCCCCCTCGTTGGGACTGGTATGACTTTTCGCTTAAATATAACGCGCACCCATATTCGGATGCTTTGGGTCCAAAAAGAAAAGAAAAATCAACCATTGAAAAGGCCCCTGACAAATTTAAGAAAAGAACGTCGTGGCACGACTGGAAATGGTACGAAGAAAATATAAACAAGGCCGGCACCGATGTTATAAAAGATTTAGAGAACTTCTACGAAAGTTTCGAATACATTGGGGATGACTTTTTTACAGAAAGTAACTTAAAAAAACTTGTAACAGAAGTCACCAACATATCTGACCTGTACAACAAGGTCTTACACAAAGCATGTCCAAGTTCAATTATAAGCAAGGTTATAGAATGTAATTTGGGAACAACAGACTGTAGAGACTTGATAACAACCATTGGTATTCCAGCACTGCTTCCTGTCATTGAAACCTTCGTCGCATCGGACAGCAAATATGTCGAAATGTTAAATGGAGTCAGGGAGTTGAACAGTCAGTTTAACACAGAAGTAGTAAAGCTTGACAGGGGAAATAGGATAAGAATAAAGGCCGATGAAGAGCTGCAGGCGCTCTATAGAAGCGAATTCTCTGTCTCCATGAACATTGCCGCATCTTATTTAAAGAACCCACCAGGGACCATCATAGCCTCTCATATGTCGGGCGTTAACAATCGGGCCTGGTCAATAAAGGCGGGAAAAGACGGCAACATCATTATAGAAGTTTACTATCGAGAAGGTGCCGCCACCAGAAAACTATCTTTGGTGACAGAGAGTAATATCCTAACCAGCAGCGATTCTACCTTTATACCGTTTGGCTTTACCTACAAAGAAGGTAGAGTGAAAGCTTACTCTCTAGATGCAGAGCTTATCCTGAAAACAACTCAAAACGAGAGGGCAGAATCATACCAAATACCAGAAGAGTTGCGTCAAACTGTTGGAGCAGGAACCAGTAGGGTTAAGATTGTTCTTGCTGGCGACGACACCAGAGGAGGAAACTCAACCTTTTCAGGTAAGTTTGATAATTTTAAAATGTATAACAAGGCGCTAGATGGTTTTCCAAATGAAGACCTCGGAATATCAGAAGTGGATAGTATAACTGAAGATATGGTCATTTGGCTTAGAATGGGAGACGACCTTGAGGATTCGATAGATAAGACCAATAGAGACACAAAGACAAACAGAATATTTAACCAGATAAGAGAAGAATATCACGGAACACCATTTGGGTTCGAATACAAAGGACCTCAGCTTCCTGGTTTTGAGACGGGCATCGTCATTGCAGCTAGAGAACCAGCCAATGCCGCTGACCTCGTGATGCAAGAGATAGAAAAGCACATCGACATTAACGCCTTTTGTACGGTCTTGGTACGCCTCATGCTAGAGGCCTTTGGAGCTAGATTTCCGACGTTTGATACCCCTAGAGCAACATTGGTTCGCCCGTTTGGAAACTTTTACTTTCAGATAAATCAAGCAGTCGCTATGGCAATTTTTGGCATTTTGTGGGGACTCATAGTTAGTCTCCTAGAGAAGCTTATTGATTGTAACATGCTGAATGTCAAAAACGCTGCAGACTTTCTTTCTGGGGATATAGCTGGTGCTATGACAGAGATATCTCAAATGGCGAACAAGGGAATAAGTGATGAGCTGGAGGCCGCTGTAAAGAAGATTGCACCAATGTTGAAAGACTTAGCACAGGCAAGACTCGACATTGGAATGGATAGCGCAGGTCCAGGCGGCGCAATATCAACAACCGACAACTTTTCTATAACATCCGACGCTGCAGGCAATACCAAAACAAAGGCCAAAGGAACATCGGCCTTTTCTTTCCTTGAAGACACTCTGAATAAATACTCAGATCTGAACGTCGTAACACCAGACCAAGTTACTTTGGCGGCTTCGACCCAAGGACCACTCAGCCCTCCATCGACAACCTCAGCACAAAATAGTATTTCCATGCTACAATCAGTGACTTCTGTTTCTCAGGAGCTGACTCCCTACGAGAATATGTCACTGCTCATTGGAGAGGCAGAGGAAGAAACAATCGAAAAGGCAAGAGAGGCCTTGCCTCAGAATTTAAGAACTCTTTTTGTGGACAAAAATGATGCACTGTCTTCAACATTTTCTCTTATTGGTCATCTTGCCGGTTTGAGCGATATCAAGAAAGACATTGTTGCAAAAGCACAAGAAAGCTTTTCGGCAAAAGAGCCATTCCAATCGTGCATAACACAAGCAGATATTCGAGAGCGTATCCTAGAGCAAAGCCTAGACAGGGGCGAGATTACCGAGGAAGAAGCAGACAGAGCTAGGGAAAAGGCACAGGAAGAAAAGAAGCAAGCACTTCAAGTCGCGATTGAGAGTATCAAGCAAATGGGTACAAACCTTGGCGGTGATCTAAAAGATCAGATGGAGGTAATACCACAACCAAAGATTTTGCAAAATATCACGCAGAAGGTTTTTAGAAAGATGCTAGATCCAGTGAAAATATCTTTTGACAAGGATATGAAACTGTACAAAGCTGCAATTGCAAAGAAAAAGATTCATGAAAAGAAAATACCAAAGATTCTTGCTAAAGGCGAGAACATAACTTTTCGCTCTCTAGAAGAGACTAAGTTTATAGAGCAGCGAGGAGAAGTCCAGAAAACAATGGTAAACCCAGAATTCCAAGCATTATTGTCTACTGGCTACGTCCCACTTCTCGAAGATGGTATCACCATTGACGGAACTCCAGAGGGAGGGTATCTTGCTAGGGATGAAGACCAGGAATATATCAACGATACGATAATTTACAAAAAGAGCGACTTCGGTGAAGATAGGGTCGTGAACGCTAAATTCAGGGATGCAGAATCGGTCGGCCCTTACACTGACTTTGAAAACCCAATAGCCACAAGGAAGATAGAAACAAACATCTTGATGGGCAATTTGAGAGATCATTTGAAAGCTGAAACTCTTACAAAAAGCTTCTTCTCTGGTAGAGAGTTGGATAACGGAAGCTTTAAGAGTTTGGACACGGAAGAGGATATATCTTTTAATATTTCCGACATGTTTGGCTTCGGAGATAGCATGACAACTATCGGAGACGAAGTGGAAGAAACTATCGTAAGAGTCCTAATACTCAATGGAGTTAGAGTCACTTCCAGGTACGCAGCCACAAGTCGTTCTATGAATCTAACCACGCCTGTTACGACTGCAGGAACCACAGCTACTGTAACGACGGAACAGTTCGTAGATTCACAATGGGCTTGCAGTACTCACGAATTGTTAAACTCTATTTCCGACTTGCACAGCAAGGTAGTGGCCATAGGCGTAATTTTAGAAAACAACAACCAGTCAAAGGGAATGATGTATAGCCAGCTTGCGTATTTTACTAGAGGCCTGGAAAAGTTATACATGGAGAACATATACACGTCGCCAGAAGATTATAGTGTGGCTATTGAGAATATTGTAAGAGACTCCTCATATTATGGAATGAGAGGGCAGACATCGGAGACTGTATTATCGGATGTGGCCACCACCAGCGGTTTTGTAGACCCAGCCATGAAGAACGACTTCACTGTTCGCTTTTCTGATGAATATAGTTTGAGTTATGAGAACAAAACAAAGTTGTTTATTGAGAGGTTCGGAAGAACCCCATATTCAGCAGTCGCAGAAGTTGAGAACTCCCTATCTCCGGAACTTGCAAAAATGCTAGAGGCAATAGATCCCGAAGAAGCAGCAGACACTGAGTGTGAAGATCTCATTGCGGATGGAGTCAGTAACTTAAAAATGACAAGCCAAGAGAGAGCATTTAATGTCCTGATGAGGAGATATTGGACAAAGGTTTATCAAGCTTCTGAATCTGCAGCAGATAGAGCTTCTTATATTGCTACTATCGAAAACAAGATGCTAAAGCCATACTTGGATAACTTCACGGAAAAACAAACTTCAGTTTTTGACAGGATAACTCGCGAGATAATATCCTTTCTCAGTGAAGAATTATCCAGCAGCCCACTTATAACTCCAGTAAACGGGACAGAGAATGTTGATACCGGAGAGAGTCTTATTGGCGCTCATTTTATAAACTTCAATCCTACGCAGAGCCCCGCACATAAGAAGGCAAAGAAAGATCCAAGGCTGTTCAACTTTGACAGCATCTACGAACTAGCGACATCGTTGTTTGCTCATTTAAATTCACAAGAAAATAGGAAGTACAATGTTTCTGCAGATAAGAATGTAGATACGCCAATGTCTATGACAATGGCCTCGATGTCGGCATTGATGCTCGTGAGAGCGTATTGCCTAGAATATGTATTACAGGCTATAGTCCCCATCTTGTACTATAACAAGCCAATGGATGCTTTAACTAAAGAGTTGATAAAAAAGAGAATGATGACGGAGATGTCGGAAACTTTTAACATGACCCCAAAAATGTCTAAGGCGATAATAAAAGCAAACAATAGCATGGTTGACTCAAAGTTTAAGTATCCAACTTCCGGTGAAGAGATGGGATCGTATTACGACTTTTCAGACCGTCCGATTGTTAGCGATTCAAAGGATGGCCTTTTTGAGGTGCTAGATTACCTTATTGAAAGAGAATATCTTGAGGTCACTAAAAAGTTGAAGCAAAATATAAATAATGTTTGCGAGGTACCTTCGATTACAGAAGAAGAGCAGAACGTTGTGGACCTTGCTTTGAGAGAGAAATTTGTAGACTCCTTGCAAGTTTTATCTGTGGAGAAAAACAGATTTAAAGACTTTAACTGGCAAGACGCAAGCAAGGGAAAGATAATTCTAGAAAAATATGTCAGAGGCATCAACGGCGAAGTTATTACGAAGATGAGAAGGTTTCATATGGAGGGAGATCCAAACCCTGATCAAGTAAGGTATGACTTTGAGTGGGATAACGAAGAGTTGCTTCTTAGCAAAGATGTTGCAGCATACGGGGTTAGAGTAGCCTACGTCGAGAAGCAAGAGCCAAATATGTATCTCAACAAGTACGGCGTAGTAGAGCAAACGCCAGAAGACCAAAAGATAGACTTGCAAATTTTGCAAAACATAGATTTCGACAAAGTGGAGCAAAGTGATAAGGCACATGTTCAGGTTGTTGACAGTGGTGACTACCAAGAGATGATGTTCGTTCATGTCTTATGCTCATACGAGGAGACTAGAGAGCAGGCACTGCAAAACTTGGGGGTCGATACTGCAGACCCTTGTGACATAGAACAGTTCTTCACAAGAGATTCCTCGAAAGAGCTTAAAACAACAGAGAAAGACCTCAACATTGCTTTTGACTATGTTGAAACAGATGGAAGCTATTCCTTACCAGATCCAGACTTTGGCAGAGTCAGAACAAAAAGAATTGTTGTGAAGTCCCACCATCACAATGCGGTTTCTTTGCCAAGCGAAGAACATCAAAGTATTAGTTCCGAAGATATCACTTCGGAGACTACCGGCAGGATGGTTGTGGACAGATACTACATAAGTTACAACGATGCAGTGAACAAAGAGCACACACACGACATTGTAGGAAACACCATAAAGCCTGCAGTGGTGCAGGCGGAGATGAACGTGTGGCTATCGAAAGCTTCGTCGCTGCGAGGTAATTATAAGAGGCCAAGCTCTTGGCCGCTACAAGAGTTCGCCTCCGGACAAGAGCCGGGCTTACTAACAGACAGGAGCATAAGATTTTTCAACAAGACCGAGGAAGAAGTTCTGGCTATGATCGAAGAACACAATGAAGACTATCCAGTTACCTTTGCCGACGGAGAAAAGTACACTCCCCTTAACCGCGACAGCATAAACAACTATGTTTTAGTAAAATATAAAAAGAACATCACGCACGATCATGTCCATACTGAGCAAATACCTCTAGACTTTGACTTAACACTAAGCGACCAACTGTTCAGCAATTTATTAAGGCAAGTTGCGAAGGATGACGAATTTAGAATTATGTTTGACTTTTCGTTTGACTTGGATAAATATACTTCCCTCGTCTCTTCTTATGCATATATGGCCAACACATCTCAAGAGTTTGAACAGATGTTTTCACAAACGAAACACAACATAGCCATGCTGACAGCGATAGGAGAAGAACTTTCAGATTACAACAAGAGTTTCGAGGAATGTAATTCATCTCAGGCATCCAAAACTTTTGAATTCCCTGCTCATAGTTGGAACCCAGATTTGCTTCTTTTCATGTTACGAACGCCGCTGCAGGTTTACAAGGGCTGGGTAAAGACAGCAGATCCTCACACGCTAATAACGCAGACAATAGTTGAACTATTGAAGGCAGGCTTGATAATACCAAAATTAGAGGAAAAGTCATTTGAAATACCATTTTCAGATCCCAAGAGATGCCTACCCATAAACACTCCAGTTTATCCAGGGGTCCGGGTAGACTTTCCCGGTATGACTCAGTTAACTGCCCTTGGGGTAACTTATGCCCCTCTTGTTGTCGGTGCACCTCCTTTTATTCCAACTCCTTTCGGCCTAATATATTATGCCGCTGTCGATCCTCTCTTATTTTTACTTGATGGGATATCGAGCAATCAAGTGCTAGAGAACGAAGATCTCAAACGAGAGCTAGACAACATAGGCCTGAACATAAGACAAGACGGTTCGTGCATTATTTGTGACAAGGGTGAAGAGGCATCAGAGGAGCCAGATGAGGTCGAAGACTCTTCTTACTCTCTTTGCAAGCCAGAGAGCGAAACAACATTTAGTATTCTAGACATGTCAAAGTTTGGAAAAGCAAGAGGGTGTTAAAATGGTAAAGAATAATATTAGAAGTTTAAGTGATATTCAAAAGAAGTTCAGGATGGAGGGTGCAGAGAGCAATAACATTACCCCATCTATCCCCCTAAAGAAGGACGATACTTTGGACTTTGCTCATGTTGATGAGTATATTGATTTGATAAAACAAAATGCAAAAATGATAATGTTCACAATTCCGGGAGAAAGAGTAATGGACCCAGAATTTGGAGTGGGGCTGCAAACTTATTTATTTGAAAATATTTCAGAAAGCCTGCTCGATGATATAAGGGGTAGGATATCTTCTCAATACAACAAGTATATGCCATACATGGATATTACTAGACTTGAGGTTGTCGAGGATACCGAAGACAATAATAAAATTTTAGTGTTAATGCAGATATTTGTTTCTTCAATTCAAGAAGGGGCCACTCTTTTATTCAACGATAGGGGAGAATTATCTGACTATATCTCTATTTAGAGAGTAGCAGCGAGGGTTTTTTATGCCTAAAAAAAGTAAGTTCATAGATTATACATCAAGAGACTTCGATTCAATCAAGAAATCTCTTATAGAATATTCCAAAAGATACTATCCGAATTCATATCAAGATTTTAGTAAAGCAGGCTTCGGTTCGCTCATGATGGATACAGTCTCCTATATTGGGGACTCTTTGTCTTTTTATTTGGATTATCAAGCAAATGAGACATTTTTACAAAACGCCTCAGAGATTGACAATGTTATTGCACTGGCAAAACAGTCTGGCTACAAGTTTACAAATACTCCCTCTTCTCAAGGGCTCGCAGCCTTTTTTGTTTTGGTCCCTGCATCTGGCGATGGCACAAAAATAAATCAAAGCTATATTCCCGTCTTAAAGGCAGGAGCAGAGCTCATGTCCAAAAATGGTACATCTTTCATTCTAGACCAAGATGTAGATTTTAAGAACGGCGAAGCAACTGCAGCTAGGTTCGACTCCTCCACCAATGCAGTCACATATTATGCACTGAAGGCTTATGGAAAGGTTTCGTCGGGAACAAAGAATAGAGCAGAGATTGTAGTCGGTGAATTTAAAAAGTTCAAAAGAGTTACGGTGAGCATAGCAGATATAAACGAGATAATATCAGTTACAGACTCTCTGGGTAATGAATATTACGAAGTAGACTATCTGAGTCAGAACACAGTATACAAAGCGATAAAGAATGTAGACCCAGGCTCAAGAACTCAGGCACCTCAGATTATGAAGCCCTTTGTGGCATCGAGAAGATTTACGACAGACTTTTTTAGAGATAGGGTCGAACTTCAGTTTGGCGCTGGCCAGGAAGAGGACTTCGCTGCAGACAAAGCTCTCGATCCCTCTAATATTGCCATGAAGATATCCGGAAAACATTACGTCACCGACGAAGTACTGGACCCAAACAAATTGGTATCTTCGGATAAGATGGGCGTTAGTCCGGCAAATACTACTCTTTTTATAACTTATAGAAGAAACACAACGAGCAACACAAATGTTGCTTCCAACACTTTAGACAAAGTGGTGAGAAAAGAAATATCTTTTGATAATGAAGAGCTGCTAAGTGTCACTACTTCTAATGTCGTTCGTGGCTCTTTGGAGAGCACAAACGATGAACCTATCACTGGAGATAATATTGACTTGACCGTTGAAGATATCAAAGTGAGAGCAATGAATACGTTTGGTGCACAAAACAGAGCTGTAACAGAGCAAGACTATGAGGCCATGTGTTATTTAATGCCTGCAAAGTTTGGTTCGGTAAAGAGAGCCAAGATATGCAAAGACCCGCAATCTGTAAGAAAGAATATGAACATCTATGTCCTAACAGAGAATGTTGATGGCTCTTTGACAACCGCAAATACAATTCTAAAAAACAACCTAAAAACTTGGGTTTCAAAAAATAAGATGATTAACGACACAGTGGATATTCTTGACGGCAAGATAGCGAACTTTGGAATAAACTTTAGCATATCGGTCAGAGAGGACTATGAAAGTGCAGATGTACTAAACAATTGTCTTCTGAGGCTTCAAGAGGTTTATGCAGAAAAAGTCGCCCATATTGGAGAGGACTTTTCAATATCAGAGATATATCAGCACCTAAACGCTGTAGAGGGAGTTTTGGATACTCAAAATGTTTCTATTGTAAACAAGACGGGAGCATCTTATTCTGGAATATATCTAGACATCGACAAGCACACCTCAAGAGACGGAAGAGATATCAACCTGCCAAAGAATGTGGTTTACGAAATAAAGTTGCCAAAAGCAGATATTAAAGGATCGGTAATCTAATGGCTTTTAAAAGATATTCGGCAAATGCCGACAACACAATCACAAATGCTTACAATAGTACGTTCTCTCTTCGGGGGACGGGCTCTAACATGGGAGCTTCCGATATTTTGGAAGTGTTCAGCATTTACGGTCAGTATTCGACCTCTTCTTCTGAGCTTGCCCGTTCCTTAGTTTCGTTTCCAGTGACCACAATATCTCAAGACCGAACAAGTGGAGACATACCTGTCTCTGGTAGTGTTCGTTTTTATCTGAAGATGTTTAACGCAGAGCACAGCCAAACTGTGCCAAAGAGCTACAACCTTGTGGTGAATGCTGTTTCTCGCTCATGGACCGAAGGAATTGGTCTAGACATGGAAGACTATTCAGATAAGGATGTGTCAAACTGGACAACAGCAACTACAGCTGTCACTTGGTCTGCTGCTGGTGGAGACTACCATGCAGCGCCAGTCTTTACTCAAACTTTTGATACTGGGCTTGAGCACTTGGAACTAGATGTAACTCCTTTGGTGGAGCAGTGGATAGCGGGAGCAAAGAGTAACTATGGTTTTGGCATCCAACTAACCTCTAGTTTAGAGACTGCAACCAGAAGTTATTATACTAAAAAGTTTTTTGCAAGAAATACACAATATGAACTTAAAAAGCCAGTCATCGAAGCAAGATGGGATTCAACTGTTGCAGACAGAAGAGACTCTTTTTATGCTAGCAGCTCATTAGCCCCAGGTGCAGACAACTTGAATCATGTATACATCTATAATAGAATAAGGGGAAAACTTACCAATATTCCGTCCATCGGGACAGGAAGTATTTATGTAAGCTTTTATAGTGGCTCTACAGGGCCTACAGGCTCCGCTCTAACGCTTTCTGACGGCAAGACCAGAGCAACGGGTAGCTATGTATCAACCGGCCTCTACAAGGCGTCTGTGGCCATTGACACGACATGTTCATATCTCTACGATGTATGGACGAGCGGTTCCACCACCTACACAACGGGAAGTCAAATAACAGTGAGAACATTTGATAGCGACGTGCAGGCAGGTATTGGAGACTATGTTACCAATATCGTGAACATGAAACCATCTTATTCTCCGAGCGAAAAGACAAGATTTCGCTTGTACGTTAGGGACAGAGATTGGTGTCCCACAATTTATACTGTGGCAAATAAAAATATTCAAAGTGAGATATTCGAAAACGCATTTTACAAAATATACAGAGTTGTTGATGGACAACAAGTTGTTGGGTATGGTACGGGAAGTTTGAATCACACTAGAATGTCTTACGACAGGGAGTCTAACTATTTTGACTTTGATATGTCAAACCTGGTTAGTGGCTATTCTTATGCCATTAAAATTCTTTACAAATTCGAAGACAGGTATGAAGAGCAAAGAGAAACATTTAAATTTAGGGTAGACTGATGTCTTTAAAAGACTTATATAAAAATACAAAGAAGCCCATTAAGGCGAGAAGCCTAGATGACTTTAAGGCAGAAGGCGTAGAGAGTTTTAAAGCACTCGAAGCAGCAAATCTTAATAACAAGAAGCTCGTACCACGCCTGGACTACTCTAAGCCAGAAAACTTTGCCATTTATGGTCTAGCAGAAGAGTACTATGACTCTGCGATGAAGCATGTTTATAATAGCTATCCATATGATGGTTCGGAATCAGAGAAGATACATTGGGAACTCTCAGCATCGGCTTTAGAAACTTATGTGTACGACAACCTATATCCGAAAACCAACGGCCATGCTAAGATTGGCCTTGGCAGCACCCTCGCTGCCGTCGCAGCACAAAACAATTATAAAAAACCAGCCTCAGATGAATATATTTATTTTGTTGGCGGCCCTCATACATCTTCTTCTCCAATGGCATCGTCGCCTTTATATCAAAACTTTTCCGATGCAAACAAGTTCGACGAAGACGAGAACTTGAAATCAAACCTTTCTTTCACTGGAACCTCTGGAGCCACGGTAGAATTCTGGATGAAGAAACCAGTTTTCAATACGGCACAGAGCGACAAACAAGTAATCTTTGATGTGAGCAACGGCGCAACATTCGGCGCAGCCTCTTATTTGAGATTTCGAGTTGAACTCGTGTCTGGCTCTTCTGCAGACGCTTTCCGCTTTGAATTGATGTCTGGCTCAAGTGGTTCGTTTTACGCAGAGGTTGGTACGGGCTTAGATATTGACGATAACAACTGGGCTCATTATGCCCTGACTTTCAAGAACAATGGTTCAAACTTAAACTGCTCTCTTTATAGAAACGGAGCATTAAACCAGACAGTTACAACAGGATCTTCAATAGGCAGCTTTAATGGAGCTTTGGCTGGCCAAATTGGTTCTCTGTATACTAACGTAAGTGGAGCACATGCCGGCAAAGGTTGGGGCCTACTTTCAGCTTCTCTGGATGACTTTAGATTCTGGAGAAAACACAGAACATATGAAGAAATAGGAAGAGGATGGAGAAACAATGTCTTCGGGGGAACAAACACAGATAGGAACAAAAATCCAGACTTGGGGTTATATTTTAAATTTAACGAGGGAATTTTCAACGCTGCCACTACAGATTCAAGAGACAACAAGGTATTGGACTATTCCGGAAGAATGTCGAATGGGAAGTGGACTGGTTATGCTGTTGGCGCTCGTTCCACAGATTCTGCTATCGTTCTTGCAGCCGCAGCCAACGCAGAAGCAAAGGACCCTATAATTTATTCTGCACATCCTGATGTTTCTGCACTAGCGACATCCTTGCAGAAAACGGGAAGTATGTATGATAATCAGAACCACACCAGTCTGTATCGCTCCTTTGCAAGTTTTATCCAAGAAGAGGATGACAACAAGAACTTAAAGAATCTTTGCCAGGTCATGTCAAGTTATCTGGACACTTTGTACGGACAGATTTTCAATATATCAAAGATTTCAAACATAGAATATCCCACAGATACTGACTCTGCTTATAGTTTCATGCAACAGGCTTTGAGTTCTCGTGGTTTTGAAGCAACTGATATTTTTCTCGATGCTAGCGTATTGGAAACTTTTCGTAACAGGAGCGAAAAGATAATATTTGAAGATGATGTGATAAAAGTAAAGAATAGTATTTTTCACAACATATACAATAACCTAACTTATTTAAACAAATCTAAGGGAACAAAGAAAGCACTTAGAAACCTGCTACATTGTTTCGGCATTAGTGAAGACTTGGTTAGGGTAAATACTTACGGCAACAACACAACCTATACGATGAAAGACTCATATAGAGAAGTTAGCAAGCCAAAAAACTATGTTGACTTTCTGGGGCAAGGAAGAACAGACGGAGTAGTGTACAACGGCTCAGATGCCGGAGGTTCCAATGAAAGAACCTACCTTGCCGGAGGCACAAGTCTAAGGCACCTCGGCGCAACTCTAGAAGGACAATTTATTTTTCCAGAAAGACCATCAGTCTCAGACGACTCCAGTCTTTTTAATCCTTCCTTTAGAACAAACTCTCTCATGGGAATAAAGGAAGCATCCTCAGCAAAACCAACCTCGAATACTTGGGTCGCAGGAGATAACGCAGAACTTATCATAAGAAGTGTAAGACCTGCCAACAATCAGGCTGGTGCATATTTTGAACTTACTTCTTCCCATTTCGGCTTATCACTAACCAGTAGTACGTTTGACGAAGTGTACAACAACCAGCATTGGGTAATTGGTGCTAAGGTTTATCACGAGAAATATCCTATTTCGCATATTTCCCACCTCGGTACCACTGGTAGTTATATTTTGGAGCTTTGCGGATATAATACACAGTCAGATATAACCCTTAACTCTTTCAGTGTGACGGCCTCCGTTACCAGTTCTAGAGGAGAGGAGTTCTTCGATTCGGCAAAGAGAGTTTATGCTGGCGCTTATCGAACTAACATAACAGGCGCAGTGGTGAACTACAGTGACGTCTTAGCTTCTTCTATCAGATACTACAATGACAAGTTAGACAACAAGACTATAGAGAGACACGGCAAGGAGCCATTTAATATTGGTGCAGAAAGTGCACTTGAGAATATTTCCGTTGCTGCCACTGGGAGCGTAAAGAAAGTTTCTTCTCTGGCTTTAGCTTGGGAATTCCACGATGTAAGTGGCTCAGACGCAGCAGGAAGTTTTGTCACAAAAGACTTTTCATCAGGCTCCCTCGCGAAAGTGAGACAACACGGAAGTTCCAGCCTGGCTCAAAGTGTTTTCATTAAACACCCAGGTGTTGCATATGGCTTTCCTGTAAGTTCAGGGCTGGCAATAAATAGACAATATATGGATGCTGTAGAGAAAACAGATCCTGAAGTTACCGATGGGACACAGCTTGTTAGGGTTCTGTCAACAGATGACAGGATATTTGAAAAAGAACAAGAGCCAGAAGAATACTTTAGTTCCATCGAGATGAATAGCGCACAGCCAATAAATGACGAGATAATGAGATATTTTGCCAGCATGAGAGATTTGAATACGGCTATCGGAACACCCGCGAATAAATATAGGGAAAGATACAAGCAACTTGAATATCTGAGAAAGATGTTTTTTGAAAGAGTAGAAAACACCCCAGACGCAGAAACATATTTTGAATACTTCAAATGGATTGATGACGCTGTTAATAATATGCTTTTTCAGTTCCTCCCCATGTCTGCTGATGTTTTGGAAAACTCCCTAAAGACAATAGAAAGTCACGTCTTAGATAGAAGCAAGATAGTTCACAAGTATCCACATTTTGAATACAAGCTTCCTGTTCTTCAGGATGCTCTCCATAGCTGCGGTGCAGTGAAGACAAAGTGGTCAGTAACACACCACCCAGTCAACAACTCCGAAGGCTATAACTGTCCTTGGTGGGCCACGAGAGCAGAAAAAACAGCAACATCAGTTGGAAATGCAGTTATTGACACTGCAAGACAAAACCTTTTCGATGCGTATGACAGCAGAGAGAAGAACATAGATCTTACGGCAGAAATACAAAAGAGCAACTACATCGAAAACAAAGAGGCACTCTCGACTCCAAGAAGAGCAACTCACGATATCACTATTGCAGAGTTAAAAATTGGAAGTGGGGGATATATAATTATTAACCCCTCTGATCTTAATAGAGAAAGTCCGATTTGTTATGATGATGCTGACACTCCACCAGAACCAAGAAGGAAATTCAAGTATAACTTCAACTATAACAAAGAATAGAGAATATGGCATTTAGACATCCAGGACAATTAACCGCACCTTTTAATATCATGAGCTCATCCGCCAAGGGTGGGTATTTGACAGATTTGCACACAAACTTTACTCCGTTTGTTGAGATAAACAATTTTCATGAAGACTTGGTGATTACTGATGATAGTGTCCCCATGCAAGGCCCTTTTACTAATAGATGGGTCGGCGGCAGGCAACATAGACATCAGGAAATTGTAACAGGTAGCATGCTGAAAATAAACAGAGCAGAATCTCTGTTTGTCATTGCAGACTCAAACCAACTAAAAGTCTATGGCGCAGATCACCCCACTTTACATCAAGCTCGTGCTATTTTGTACCGCGATGGCGTCGCGCAGCGACCATTAAACATAGCAAACATTCAGTTTGGTACAGGCTCTCAGAGCATCGGCAACTATCAAGAAATTTATCAAGTTGTTCAAACAGTTGGTAGAACGACAAACCCAAGAGACTTCGCAGAGAACAGCACAGCATATCAGGCCTTTCCGGAAAGAATGACTCATGAGGGCGATGTACTTAACAGCACTTTGAATGATACAGGCTCGCTAAGAAGCTATACATTACCAACGAGATCGACAACAAAAGCAATTCTTGTAAACAAGTTTTCTGCGCCTGGCGACAGATACACGATGTCTCGCGGTTTCCTAAACCCTGCAGGCGAAGAGATGTCTGTTTACAATGCGATGCCATTTCGCAACTTGCCAAACAGAACAACTTTAAGAAACCAACTTACAAGACACTCGAAGCAAGGCGGATATGAATCGGGAAGTGCAACAACACCATCTACTCACAAAGTAGCAAGAAATACAAAGAAGGTGCCAGTTGTTATTAACGGCACAGAGACTACAAGACAGATACATGATAACTATTTCATTCAGCACCCCATTCCACAGACTGACTTGCAGTATGCTTGGATTACGCAAAGCGTTGGAACAATTGCTACAACATCCTCAGTTCTTTATGGTTATCAGCCAGATGCGAATGCCCTAAAGCTTCACACCGCTAGCCCGTTCTTTTTGAACAGCCCAGTAACTTCCAGCAGAGAACTCGACCCTTTCGGAACTCTTAGGGAGATAGATTTCAATCTCGACACCGTAAATTTAATTGCGGAAATGACCGCATCATACCAGATGAATCTCACCACTTTAGCAACTCATTATTCGTCGGTACTAAATACGAGGTTTATTGCATTGTCGGCTATGCAGTCGGCTTTCGTTCCCGTGTTTTCCTCAGTAGGAGATTCAGGGAAATATAACTTACTGACAAAACTTTCAAAGACTTCATCGTATGGGGTGCCGTATGATATGTCTTTCCACGAGGCAACGGCCTCTGGCGTTGTCAACTTAATTTACGAAACCACCGCTTCATGGAAAAGTAACATCAAAAGATTTTATAAAAGAATAGCCAGTTTTCCAAATGGAACATTCTCTAGCCACCAGCCTTTTCTTGATCGACCCTTTGCTTCAATAAGGGTTGACCATGATAACACAAGACAGAAGAGCGTTGTTACGGCCAAAGGAGGGGGCGAAGACGCTGACGGGAGCTGGATAGTGTTTACTGGAAGTTTGACAGATCCAAATCTCCATTTGTCAGCGAAAACAGCCAGTTTTAATCCGTGGTCGTTCAATGTATCGGATAATTCTACAGACGATAACATTTATATAAACTGGGATATGCAGGCCGACTCGTCGGGCAACTATCACTTATACGCACTAGATATAGGAAATTCAAGCACAGGCTCATTTCTTCGGCACTCCTTGAGTACCAATGGTGGAAAAACATGGACAACAGGAAGTGCGGTATATTCTAGTACAAAGGCGGTAGGCTGGGGAACTAACTATTTAGGAGCAGTACCGGTGATGGCCGAAGAGGTGAACCAAAAGCAATATGTTTTTGTTGGCGAGCCGGAATACGACACGCCTGAATTTGATGTTGGTCGGCTGGCTTTGGTAACGTCCTCCGCGAACAACACCTGGTCAGGAACAGCATTGTGGTCCCATCCAGGGGTAATTACTGTCGTTTCAGGTACCCACCAGAATGCGTCAATAACTAATGTAGATTGGCCTTTTCATGAAAATCAAATTATCAAGACAGCAGATGCAATATATTACAACGTAAGTGATTCTGGCAGGACCACGCCAAAAGTAAATCGCTTTGTCGGACGCTCAACGAATTCTGATTTTACTTCTTATGAGAGATTGGCATATTGGAATGCTAATAGCCCATCTTCCTCCTTCGCCTCCATCTACCAGGGAAGATTACAGTTGGCTCTAAACAACAACTCTGCCAAACGAGGGCCAAATAATGAGAAACTGAGAGTGATGTTTTGGAATGCCACACCGGGCAATGCAGCAACGGGCCGCTGGTACGATCAACCACTGTTATATTGGGGCTCGAAAGTAAGAAAAGAGCACTCTATAGAACAAAAGACAAACACATATTCTATCTTATCATCATCAGCTAGACAATTCGAGAAGAGATACAATTACTCTACCTGGAGACAAATAAGAAAAGACGATCCTGTAACAAAATATTTTAAGAAAAATAACATAGTTGCTGTCACAACTATAGATGTTGAAGACAAGCAGGATGGAACAAGCAAAGAAAATATAAAAAACCACCATTTTGTGGAACCGCCTATTACGTCAGTTTATAAACCACTAACACACACTTTGTCCTTGGACGAGGGTGCTACTGTAGGCGCTTACGATCTGGTATCTTCTTATGGAAACTTTTTGGGATATTATAATAACGAAAAAGTGAATAATCTCTTAGAAATCGCTGGTGACGAAGAGAGGACATTTTACAGCAAGTTTTTGGAGAGCTTCTTGTTGGGAGAGAGCAGCCTCATAAATAATGCAGCATTGAAATACATCAACAAAGTTTTACATTTTTCTTATTCAGAACAAATATACCCAGGAAAAGAAAGGGCCTACCTATCCAGCGTCAGAAAGAGGGAGGGTTACAAAGAGGCCCCTGGCCAAGGAGCAGGCGGATATGACAGGACATACGGTACTCAACGTACTTTTTATAGAGATTCTGAGCAGAGAAGCTCTACTACCTCTCTTAACTCAATGGGTGTCGATCCTGCTTTGGTTGTGACGGACAATGATACATATGATTTTTCCTTCACCTCTACGAACTTACCATCACAAACTTTTAAAAATGATGGTAGTATTGTTTACCTAGATACCTCCACCGGTGAATATTCAATGAAATTCACTGGCGACACTGGAAACACCGGAAGATTTTTTGAAATAAACAAAACGTTCGCCGCGAACACCACCGCTTCTTTGAGCTTTGAATATCTTATCGGAAACAACACAACCGTCGGTGGCCAATTTTTTGAATATGTAGATACTCAAACCGGGTACAATAATGAATTTTTGTATGTACAGGTCAAGCCCACAGGATCAAATTCGTGGTCCAATGTTATTCATATTACTGGCAGTGGCCCCAATGGAGCTTCCTATCCGCACGATACACCCACATCGCAGTTTTCTACAGTATCGAGAGGAGTCTGGAATTCAATCACCGTAAACGTGTGGCCATCTTCCAGTGTTTCTGGAGAACCAAACCCAAACAGTGCATACTCCATAAGGATCGCCCAAAGAAAAGCCAGCGGCCAAGATTATGATAACTGGGGTATAAAGAATGTAAAAATTGCAGCCACAGGATCTAGTTCTGAAAAACCTGCATCATCTTTTTGGCCAATGAGAACAGATGGTGTTAAATCTTTTCAAGAGTCAGGAAGTTATTCTAATAATGTTGGGGAGCTCATGCAAGACACAGACGAGAGCATATATGGGGACTCCCCCGTTCCCTCATTATCTTATGCCGAGGTAACTCATATTCGTAAAAACAACACTAGCTCGGATTACTTGGAGCGCCTAACAGAAGAGAGTTCAAACAAGAAGCCGTTTTTTGACTCGTATGAGCAATACTCAGAAGATTTTCGTGGGATTGCCAAAGACATGTCGATACTACCAGAGTATAACATTTCAGAACACATTGACAGTATTGTTGGAGAATCTAGCCAACCAACTTCTTTGACAGGGGATATTTTGAGTTGCAAAGGGGCAACCCACACCTCCAGCATCGGCACCTCTCTGGGCCTATCCGATGGAGATTTTTTCGACAACTATGTGACGACAAAGGAAATGGAATTCCACACCCAAGAAACAAATTTGTCGGAAGATCATTTGTCTTATGGTATGGGCTTTTCTACTCTGGACATTGACGTTACGGGAATAAAGAAAATGAGAATAGAGAACGGCTTCTATCCGATAACAAGAACAGTTCAGCTCGGAAACATACTCAGCTCTTCTTTTAAAAATAGAATTAAGGCATATGAGGAAGGCGTAGAAAAAACATCAACCAACTCGAACAAGAGAGCCATGCAAGGACTACTCAAGCCTTTTATGTCTCCTGGTATTTTATATAACTCTTTAAAGAGCGGCCTTGCAGTAGACTATCCCATTTATACGGCTAGTGCACCTACAGTGATTGAGGGGGGCGATAATACGTTTGGAGAATTTAATTTATCAACAAAGCCAGATTTTAGGCTACCTTTTGATAGCCTGTATGTGCCTAGTAGATTGCCTGCGGGAGATAAAATACGTTTTGTTTCAAGTTTCGTATCAGACAATGAAATAGCACTGCAGTTTCCATATCAGTTCTCGTGGGACGGTATTTTTAACAACTCAAAGTTTGAGCTGGCGATGCACAACTTCCTTGCAGAAAGTGTTGACTTTTTTCTAGAAGAGGGACAGTTGACCTCCTTTAAATCAAAAAAACAGTCAGATTTTGCAGACGATTTAGATCCAAGCAAAAGTTATTACATGGATGTGAGATTATCAGACATCGAGCAGCTTAACAAATTTGTAGAGTATTCGGGCAGCAAGCGCGTCGTACCAGACCCCTTCTTCTCTGCCGATGTTGTTTTTACTGATGCTATCAGCGGCAGTGACGCATACTATGCATGCGGCATCTCTACTAGAAATATGTCGCCATCAGCCAGGGGCGCATCCGCTGCGACCAATCCAGACCTGAACATATACGGAAAGGAAATTGTTTCTGTTTGGAAGAATTACTTAGATGACGCCGGCTGGCAAAAAGTTCAGGATATTTCACTGGACGGACTGAATAAAAACGGATACATTTCAGCCCAATATAACTTCGACCCTTACAGGGTCTTGCCAGGTAATGGGCATGGTTCTTCAAAAACACTATCAACTCCTAGCACCGCGAAACTATCATATGGTTCAGCAGGTCTTCATTTAGCTATATCAGATCCTTATTTTTATGTTGATGGAGAGCCAGATAAATATGGCGCACTTCACCTTCTCAAAGGAGATGAGGATGGTTTTAAGATAAATTCTGATGGCACACCGACATCAACACACTACACCTTTATAACGTCTAGTCACTTTTCTGATGGTTTACAGGGCTCAAGAAACCACTTTACAACCAGCAGTTACGGTGGTTTGTGCGGCGGCTCTTTAAAAATGTGTGATGACACAAAGGGAGGCATCTATTTGCTATCTGCAGCTCCGCCTCACCCAACAGGCTCTCTTTCAAACGGAGACAGCGTTTTGGCCAATAAGGGAATATTGTTTCTTTTCCATAGCAAAAGTTCAGGCTTCTCTATCACACAGGGCACATCCCAGAACGAATATCAGACTGTCCTAACATCATCCTCGAACAGTTATCGCGGTATTGCAACTGCTTCTTTTGATTGGGAACTTGGTTCAAAAACCTCTCTCATTGACATGCAGTATGTTGAATTTCCAGATGACCCAGGAAATAAAATTTCAGGCCTTCATATTGTTGCAGGTGTTCCGAGCTATAACTCAAAAAGAGGAGCAGCATACAGGTGGCTTGTTCAAGATCCGGGCCTCGGAGAGAACAAAAAAGTTCATCATAATGCCGGCTCCATTTTTTCGACGAACGTCTCTGACGCTGGTGGACAGCAAGGCTCTTCAGTCGCAATTGCTATTGATCCAACCGGAACCAAAAAAGAAATATATTACTTTACAGCAGGAGATGCTGTCGATACAGACTCGACTCCTCATGATATGGAGCATGGCAGAATTCGCCTGTACTCTTCTTCCTCAACCGGCTTCCACGGCTTGCAAGCTACTATATCTGCATCTCACTCTACATATGTTACATCTAGCGGAGATGTTAAAAGATTCGTACAGTACAGAAACGGTTTCGGTACAGCTAACACCGCCAACGCAGGTTTTGGTTATCACATTGACGCAGAAGCGATATTCAACAAGACAACGGGAAGACCAGAAATTTATGTTGCTGCAACCATTCCGCAGATGTCAGCTAGTGGAATGAACGGAACCTACCTTACTGGTGGCCTTGCTGTGATGAATTTCTACTCTCAGAGTGGAGACTATGTGCCGAGACAGAGCGTATTCCCAATTCAAAAAACTGCCCACAATGCAGCATCAGATACCGTTGGCAAGGTTCCTGTGAAGCTTTTGTACGGAGGAAACCCCAACAACCCAGATCACAACCTCTTTGTTTTCACTGGTCACGGCGCTGGTGTTGCTTCCGACCTCGGCCTAAGAACCGCAGGACTGAGCTACTACATGTCAGCTCCTTCTGGGGCTAGTGGTGACTCGAACCCGGTGATCTCTTCCAATACTTCGAACTGTATTATGATGTTTACCGGTGCCTTGGCCCAATCAACTTCTGTTGGAAACCTTGGAAACCAAAACGCAGTGACTTTTGCAAATAAGACAATCTCAGGATCAACTTCTCACCAGGGAGCTTTTGTCAACAAGCAGCATGGAAAACTTTTTGGTCTAGGTGTTGATAGGGTCATGGACCCAGGCTATGTTTCCTATACTCCTCCCCACTTTTACGGAGAGGCAATTGCTCGTATTAAATATAAGCCCACAACTTCAGTAAAGCCGACAATACGAGAGATTTTTGAGAGCGCAACTGTTGAGAATATTTTGCTGATAGATGAAGATAGGGTTGCTACTCATTCGGGAAGAAAGAGAAGATACAAAAAACTAACAACCACCCAGGAGAAATCGAAGATGACTCTGAGCTCTTCCCTTGATCTTTTCGGAGTGACAGTAGACCCAGGTAACACAAAGTTTGATAGTGAGGGGAACATCACCTCATTCGATTTAGAAAAGGGAAATCAAGACAATGCAAGGTGGGTTATATCAACTAAATATGAAAGTCCGGTATTAGACAGTAGAGACAACGACTCGGCATACTCATCAAAATATACCTCTCACAACACAGCCGTAGAATCTTCTTTCAACATGACTTCTCTGTCATATGAGAAGCCAAAAACACAGTGGACAAACTACGGAACATACTCAGAAGAGGTGCTGCCGTCTCTCACTGTTCGAGACAGTTTTTCTCAAGGGGCATATGGGGCAACCACAGGCTCTCTTGTCGATGTTGTTGGTTTTGAGCCGGAGACAAAGAGAGTAAGTAAACTGGCAGAGTCCAAGACCGTTGAGGAAGCATTATTGATTTTGCCATATATTGAAAGAAGAAATTACACAACAGGAAAGTCTTTTCTTGATAGAGAAAAATTCTCCCCTATTAAGCTCACGACGAACAGCATCAAAAGAAGTATGAAGTTCGGAGAAAGTGACGACGGAATATACAGGATTCCCGATATGATAGCGGATATGAAGAAGTATCATCTACCGCCAAGACTAGACTTCTTGAGCTATGGTAACAAGATAAGACAAAAATTTGCAATGTTCTTTGTTAAGGTGGATCACACATTTGATAGGGAAGACCTTTCAGACATCTGGCAAGGCTTGTCTCCGAAGATAGCAAGGAACATGGATGGGGAACTTTTTGAAGATAGACTCAAAGTTTCTATTAAGGACTTTTTCGGAGTCTTTGGTGGACGCCCGCCGGAAGGCCTGAAGTTCGCTATTTTTAAAGTAAAGAAAAAAGCAAAGAAGAATTACTTTAGAACGACAGCAGACTCCAGAGATGATAACAACTTTTTAGTTTCATTCGCTGGCGACGCGAAGTTAAGAATTAACGAAAACAGATCCTACAACTGGCCATATGATTATTTTTCTTTACTGGAGACTGCCAAGGTGGACGCAACAATCAATATGTCGTCAAAGGTTTCTGTTGACGGCAGAACGCCTACGATTACTAGCGAAGATAGGACGAGAGCACTAAACACTCTTTTAGGCACAACTACCTTTACAAGCGAAGACATAGATGATACACTGGGAGAACCACCAGAATTAAACGATGCAGAATTAAAAAGACTAAATGACCTTCTTAGCAGATTGCCACTAGACAGTGAAGCAGCATATGCCAAAAGACGACGACGCAGAATCATGGCGAGAATTGCGCGTATACGCAGAATAAGGGCAGCAGGGAAGAAAAAAAGAGCCAGCAGGCGAGCTATGAAGAGAAAGCGCAAAAGAAGAGCAAGAAGAAATACAAAATTAACAAACTCGAAGAGAGGTAAGATCACAGGCTTAGGGAGAAAGTCGGCAAGAGTATTGTCTTCTATCAGTCCCTTTAGGCAGAGGATGACAAAACGACAGGCTAAAAACCTAAAGCAGATGGTAAATATATTAGGGCACAGGTTCTCGTGGTCGGTTAGAGGAAAACGTAAATGACATTTTTCGACAGAAAAGAGCAAGTTATTGAGCTAACTTTAACTAAGTTCGGCAGGCACCTATATTCTTCTGGAAAGCTGAAGGCAGCTCATTATGCATTTTTTGATGATGATATATTATATGATACGAACCATGCCGGCTTCTCCGAAAATCCCTCTTCCGCAAACACTAGAATAAAGAGAAGCACAAGGATAAAGCCACTATCCTCTAGGGTAGGCTCGGATAGAAAAGTAAAACTTAGAACAACAGCAAGACAGGTTTCAGACGAGAAAAGAGGATTGCTAACTAACAGAATAGGAAACTCAGACCCACTGACAGACTATCAGCCTTCGTGGGACGTGTACGTTGCCAGGGGAAGCATATCCTCAAACGCACAAAGCAGCCAAGTGGTGTGGAAAGTATCATCTGGCACAAAAGAAACAATCGAATCAGAAAACATACCACAAATAAACCTTCAAGATTTAACTTGTTCCGTTAAGCCAGTCGAAGTGCCAGACCGCATGGCCAACCTTTACGGAAAGATATTTCCAGACGGTACCGCACTCACTCTTGATATGTCATCTGGTGAGCTGGTGATAAACATCGGAGAGGCAAACTCTCCAGAGTCTTTTGATAATTTTGACATTGAGCTTTTCGAGATAGAAGAAGTGGAAGATAATAATATCCAAGGAACATCCTCAGACAAACACTATAGAGAAGAGCTCAGGCCATTGTTTTTTGAGAAAAAAAGCGAAGGCATTGTTGACGACATTTTACTCGGTGATGGTCGGGATATAATAAATGATATGAGAACAGACCCCTCATATGCATCATACTTTTTGAACATAGAGACAGATAGCCAGATACCAAGAGATGTTGTTAAGAGTTCGTTTGCAGGTTCAAGGCTTGGCGGTAAAGGAAACTTGAGAGGAAGAAACAGCAATATCCTGATTGAAGATAACACATCAGAGGCAAGTAGAGACTACGAGACAAGCAAATTTGCCACTCTGACCATGGACGAAATAGCTCAGATACCTTTGAGGAATATTGAAGCGACTGCCAAAGCTGGTTCCGAAGAAAGTGACGTTTCACAGGAAGATATTTACGAAGTCTCTAACCCCACTGGCGAGCCATGTGATGAAGGAGATACAGAATAATGGCTACGAGAAACTATAGAGGACGAGTAACCGGACGCGCCACTGGGGGCACACAGACCGCGAGCACGACAATGATACAGTCTGGGACTGCAGCCCAACAAGCCGCAGCAGCAGCAGCTCAAAAAGCCGCCGCAGCAGCAGCAGCTCAAAAAGCCGCCGACGCTGCAGCCCAAAAAGCCGCTGCAGCAGCAGCTCAAAAAGCCGCCGATGCTGCAGCTCAACAGGCAGCCGCAGCAGCAGCTCAAAAAGACGCCGATGCTGCAGCTCAACAGGCAGCCGCAGCAGCAGCAGCACAGGCCGATGCCGATGCCGCAACTAAAGCAGCAGAAGCAGCACGAATAGAACCAGCCCCATCTATTGTTTTACCATCTCCCACTATTAAAAACATTAATGTTAGGAATACAGACATTGAAATTTGTTATTTTGTCGAAGACACATACGCAATTATAAAAGATGGCCAAGGTGTTCTATCTCCTTCCTTTGGGTGGTTGGGGGACAGCATATATAAGAAAAGTGCATTTGTTGATGTCAAACTTTGTTTGAAAACTAACCAAGGGACAGAAGATATTGTAAGGAGAGTGTACCTAGACTCATCAATAAAAAGCTATAACGCAATCTCAGAAGAGGTGATGAACAAACAGTCAAAAACCAAGTGTAGTGTTTATTACAAGGTGACGTTCAATCCTTTTGAGCTTGTAAAGAGCATGTCTCTAGGCGCAATAAACATGCTTGACTTGATGGAACGAAATGAAGAAATGTCAGCATATGTTGTACTGACGACAGGCTTTGACAAGGACGTGTATTTCTCTATGACAGATCAACAAAACATTCAAAGTTTTGTGGGAACTCAGAGAAGCAAATATTTTATTAGGAATGGCAAGATAACTAATTATTCACGCTCAACACCCACAGCACCACCAATTATGGATACTATAGTTACTGATGAGTTGGTTGTGGATAAAATACTTAGAACACTTAAAAACTCCAGAGTCTTCAATAAAACGTCAAAAGCAAAGACAGTCCATGCCGATAGTCTATATCAAAAAGAGAGGAGCTTTGCTTCCTACTTTTCACCTCTTTTTATTTCGGAGGAGCATGACGGCGAAGTTCGGGGAATGTTCTTTTTTGACGAAAGCAAATTTATAGAACAATACAAAGGAGAACAGCCAAGAACGGGAGTGGTAAACACCGCAAAAGTATCTTCTATTAAAATAACTAGACAAAGAATAACTCCAGTAGAATTAAGTAATGACTTTTCAAGCAATGTTGTTTTTCGAAAGTTTGACGATTCTGTTAAGCCGGAAAACGTCATGGAAGTAGAAGTGGCAGACGCTGAATCAATCTCTGCACACAGCAGAAATATCTCAACAAGTACAACGACACACAAGGCGTATTGTTTTTGCGACAAGCAAGTATCATTTCAGAAAGCAGGAGCATATTCTTATCGTGTAGAAGTCAGCATAAAAGACGACTCAGCAGAATATTTCGCAAGAAAACTGGAAGAAGTCAGGAGCAAGATAGGAGACTTTGACAAATATATCTCTTTTGTAGAGACTCAAGGTCAGACGATAGACCCAGCCACCGGCCTCTTCGTCGCTGGACTCTTGAACGTAGCAGAAGCATGGTGGGCTAGTTCTACAGAATTACCACCTTGGCAAACAATGCCCACAGAAATAGTAAGGGTCATACAGGAAAACAGTTCTGTCCTCGATATCGATTTGGGTGATTATATACTTCCTCTATTGAGAGTGTGTCACCCATCCTCTGGAACCCCTCATGGTCTAAATATTGTCAAGTTTTTGGCAGAACAAGCCGCAGGTTTTTATGAGGAAAAGCTGGCATTGTTCGGTCGTAATATGGTAGGAGGAAAATCGGGAGGACAAGTGGGTAAAACGAGCCCAAGCTCTGGTACTGGTGATTATGAAAAGACAACAAAGTTTGAATATACATTTTCGGAACACATAAACAGAGACAGTGCAAAGAAGTTGAGAGCACAATATTTTCCAGGAACTTATTACGACCCACAGTCCCAATGTCTTCTTGAGTTGTCCTCATACTTATATTCTAGCAAAATTATAAATTCAGAATTAAAAAGTCTATTTGGCCAAAAAAGAAATCTTCTTCCGAGCGTGATAACTTCAGGAGGCAAAGAGATACTGACTGGCATCACTCTAGAAGAAAACGACACCACGCCGACTTTTTTGACGCCGACTCAGATGTGTGTGGGTGACAAAAAGTATATTATTGATGAGTTCTTAGAGCAGCCTGATGAAGACAATGACGAGAGAATCTCAGAAGAAAGAGCACAAATGTATATGGAAGATTCATCAGTCGATGAACGGACTGTGTTGGATGACTTTATGAAAAAGTATGGCGCATCACTAATGTCACTAAGTAATTTGGACGTCGAACACAGGGTAACGCTCCCTATTGGCGAAAACCAAGCAAAACTAGCGGCAAGCTTAGAAGACGGACCAGCTAACTCCCAAGGGGCAGAAATATCAAGAGAAACAATGAACAATTTTCTTAACGGTTTGGTTGACGGAGAGATGTCAGACCTTAACCTAAAGAACCCCATAGTAGAGGCAGGAGTTCTTCCTGACTCAAATAAGCTAAAATTAAGAAATTTCAAAGGAGAGGAGAGAACCTTCACAGAGGAAGAGTTCAACTCTTTTCCAACTCATATAAAGTGTGTCTTACTTTATTTGACAAAGACAAGTACACAATTTGACCTAGATAGCAACTCATACGTCCGGAGAATGGCAGACAACTTTGAGAGCAGCGTTGACGAAGTATATGATGCTAGATTTTTCTATGAGTTGTTTATGAAGCAGATACAGAGAGTTCAGTTCCTGTCAGGCTTTCAAAAGAATGACGAAGGTACACACGAATACCAAGCCCCAGTTTTCAAGGATTTAAGTTATGAAAACTTGGCCGGCACCCCAAATGGGAAATTGCTGTGCAGAATAACACCATATGAGAACAGTCTTCTTGGTTATGATGCTCGTGAAGGCCTCGATGCAGTGCCTACTGAAGAGTATTTCGTTCTCGACTATATTGAAAACACCTTTAAGCAAATATCGAGAGTTGCGAGAGAGGGAGCACAAACAAACCAGGGTCGCAGCGGCGGCATGTTCGGTGCAATGAGACGCAGAGCTATTACTTACGGAGGTAATTCCTGATGCCACTTACGTTAGTATATAACAACGGAAACAACAACTCTTCTGGCAACAGCAGTTCTTCAAGCAGCAGCAACAGTCGCGGCGGAAGAAGTAGGGGCGGCAACGTGACAGGGACAGCAGACACCGGCGCAGCTGCAGCCCAGGCCGCTCTTTTAGAAGCTGAGAGGCAAAGACAGGAAGCAGAGGCCCAGAGAAAAGCAGACGAAGCAGCACAGAAGGCAAAGGAAGCCGAAGAAGAAGAGACTGTTGTTATTTTTGTAACGCAGACTACTGAAAACTCTACTATGGCAGCCATTGCAGAAATTGTAACAGGAGAAGATGACGAGCCTGAAGAAGGAAGCTATGCTGGCGGCAACCTCGGGGGAATAGCAGGTCTTGGTACCGATGGTGCAGGCGCAACTATGGATGAATATCTCGACGCAAATACGGGAGATGTGGATATAGAAGAGGCAGAAGAGATTGCTCAAAACAGCCCAGAAATACAAAGAGTCGTTGAGATAACAAGAATTGTCAACGATGAACAATTGACAGACGCTGAGAGAGCCTCGCTTCTGGATTGTTATAGCAAAACTTATCACACCTCAATAACACAAGGTGGTCAAGGTACCTCACCGTCAGAAGAGAATGCGAAGCAAAAGTCAGCAGAAGACGCTAAAAAAACTGCACCTTCCGCTGACGAAGACGGCACCGCTGAAATAGAAGAGTACGAGGTGAGGAAATATGTAGACAACAACGACATAGAGGCATATGGAAATACGTTAAGTAGCGGATATGCGGAGTTCGACGTCGCTTACAATTATGCTTCGTATGAATTCGAAGACTATGTTTTAGCGAAAGAGCCCATGGAGGCATCCCTGCCATCTTTCAGTAATTTTATTAACCTGGGGCCAAAGTCTACATCACTCAATGCTGTATCCACCGCTTGCCTTTCTTATGATAACATCTTACCAAGAGCGCCAAGAACATACTTTGGAAACCTGAGTTCTAGAGCAGAGAAAAGTCAATTGGCCGGAGGTTCTGTTTCGATATATTACCAAGACCTCTTCTCTTCACTACAATATGGAGACGATATGTTGGGAGACATAGCCCAGGCAAATAAGAATTATTTTTTCCACCAAAGTTTTATAAAAGCACAAAGCGACAAAAACTTTTTGAAAAAACACTTCCCTGTTTATGTTAATATCGAGCTGTCTTCTTTTAGAGCAAAAAACACAAAAAGAAAAGTTGAAAAAACTCTTGCAAGCGTTTTGCTGAAAAATGAAATGGAAACTCGTTTCCTCACTTACCTTGCAGAAAGAACAAGCGAAGAAGGAGAAATCGTAGGACAGGACCAAGAAGGAAGCCCAGTCCGTCTTTGGGGCGTACCACTGGCTCCTGCGTCTTTTCTGGGCAAAAATACATACAACAATAAGAACTCCATCAGCTTTTGGTCGGAAGGCGTTTCTCGTGCAGAGATGCCAAGCGAAGTTTTGAACCTGACACTTGAAGAGTTCTTAGAAACGAGAGCCGGCCTAGACGAGAGTCTTGTGGAACAAGAGATACAGTATTTTAAAGAACAAAAAGCACTTAGTGAGAAATTATCGAAAATGAGCTCTTCTGAAATGTCTAGCTATAGAGAAGGATCATATTTGGCAGATCTGTCAACGATCACGAGAACGAGAGAACAACACAAAGAAACAATTGTGTTCAAGGTGTCGAAATACGAAGAAGGAAGTGATGAGCCAATTCAAAACTTCTTTTTCTTAAACGACTCCGAGGGCGCTCCAATAAGCTTTGTAGATACTCAAGTAAATATTGCAAAGACATACAACTATAAAGTATTCGCATATGAAATACTTTTACCGTCAACGGGTACGCACTCTTTGGTTCTGGAAACAGAAGTATTTAGACAAGATGGAATATACATTGTAAGCAAGCCGCCAATGCCACCTGACGTCACTATTGCTCCGTACATGGGTAATGAGAATGATGTTTTGTTTTTGATGAACGACTCATCAGGCAAGGCACTCATGGAGCCTACCTTTTTTGACGAGACAGAGAGAGACAGGATATTGAAAATATCAGGCATATATGGAAGAAGAATTCCAGACCCGACTATCAGCGCAGAAGACTTCCGAATAAAAAGTGATGAAGAAAAATTTAAAAATTTATTAGAATATGAGTATGATGGTAGATCAGTACTCTTTGAAGTATATCGAACCTCTACGCCGCCAAAGAGTTACAAAGATTTTGCAGGTAGTAGAATAACCAGAACTACGGGAACCTCATATAAAGATGGGATCGCTCCAAACACAAAATATTATTATACATTCCGCTGCATGGATAACCATGGGAACATATCAAACCCATCCGCAGTTTACGAAGTGGAGATTGTAAAGTCTTTCAATGTGTTCCCAAATATCAGAGTTTATGAATTTCCAAATGAGATAAAGGAAACCAGAGAAACAAAGAGAAACATGAAGAGATTCTTGAGAATAACACCAGAGACAAAGTTTCTTCCATTGAAGAAGAAAGACGAGTCTTTGACTCTTAACAGCGCATATGATGCAACAAAGACATCATACGAGCCAGGACTAGATACCGGAATAGAGTCTCTTTGGGGCAAGAAATTTAAACTTAGACTAACGTCAAAATCTTCGGGCAAAAAGATAGATTTTAATTTTAGTTTTACAAAATCGTTTATAGGGAACACGTAAAAGGTGATTTCCTAATATCACATACTATTTATGTGGTGGAGGTACTACAATGGGCTTTTTAGACAATTCGGGTGATATTATTTTAGATGCGGTGCTCACCGACACTGGCAGATACAGACTGGCAAAGGGAGACGGCTCCTTTAAGATTGCCAAGTTCGCTCTCGGCGATGACGAGATAAACTACGAGAACTACAATGGTTCGCACTCAAGTGGCAGTGCTTACTATGATTTGAACGTGCTGAGAACACCAGTTCTAGAGGCTTTTACCAACAACGCTTCCAGCATGAAAAGCAAGCTTGTAAGTATTGCTAGGAACACCTTAAAGTACCTTCCTATCATCAAGCTTCAAGAAGGAAGTCCTAGTGGCCAAACCCCACTTCAAAAAAATGGAACTGCAATGACTGCAACAAACCATTATTTATTGTCAGTTGACGACGCTACCCAAAAAGCAGTCACTGGAACAACTGGACTCTTGAACGGAACATCCACACCAGGCGAAGGAGTCATTAGACTCGATCAGGGTTTGGACACTACAGAAATTTCTTACACCAACGATATTGATGGAGACTTGAGAGAGACTCAGTATAGCCTAGAGATGGACAATAGACTTATGTCTGTTCGCCAGCCTGACAATGTGCTATTGGAGCCAAACTTCGTTGATGACGATAAGATCGCCAACTACTTGGTAACTGAAAACTCTCACAAGTCTATGGTGAATCAGATTATCGCCAAGGACACAAACACCGAAAGTGGCCATGTGATTGCTGGTCCTCGCGGAACAACGATAATGACAAAGCTCAAAGCAACGCAGGACTTGGAAAGTAGCAACTATCTCTTTACAGAGTTAGGTGGAACAGTAAACGTGGGTTCAGGCCCAACCAGTTGCAGATACATTGATACTATTTTGCGAGTTCATGGCGCAACAACAGGGTATTCTTTGGATATCCCAGTAAGATTAATTAAAAAGATATAAGGGATAGGTAAAAGACATGGCAACAATTTATAAACCTCTTTTAAACAATGACGTCGCTTCAACGAGAACTCTCTTGCACGAGAGCATCCCCGTTACGGGCAGCATTGTTTCGGGGACATACGCAGACAACAATATCAAAAACTATTCTCACAATATGTTCCAGTCAGTCTATGACTATCCATATTTGAGCTCTTCATCAAACCACATTTTCGATATTACATGTGGGTTCACCGCAACATCAGCTCTTTCCGGCTCTACCAACATGGTAGACGGAGACAAGAAGATGGAAGTCTATAATCAAATGGCACAAGTTCTTGCCGGATATGATCATACAGGTTCCATCAGAGAGTTTGATGCCGACGGAGACTTCACTGGAGGCTCAAAAATAAAGTCAGCGTTCTTTCTAAACTTTGCGAGACTTCTCACAAAAGATGAAGTAAAGAAAGGCTCAGTTCAGCTTAAATTTGGCACAGCCGCTTATGCCTCCCCTTTTACTGGCTCCGTTACGCTTTACGATGCAAATGCAGCATCAAGTTACAAGATCAACTCTCCTGCTGGAGAATATGGCTTGCTTTATACCTCCTCTGTTGCAAGTGGTACCAGCTATGGTACTCCTGTTGGCTTGTTTTACTATCAAGCGGGAATCGCAGTTGTTACATCGAGTGTATTTGTGAGTTCGCTAGGAAAACTTCAAACAGCGTATTCCGGTTCTAAAACAAGCAACCAGGCCATTGTTTCGTCGAGCATTACGAACAATGCCACAGCGTTAAGAAACAGAATTGAAAATGTTCAGTTTAATAATACGACTGAGCTCAACTCTACTGTTTATTTCTGCCGCATTGGAAACAATGAATACAACTACTCCTCTAACCCGACTTACTTGAATGGAAGTAAGATTAGGGTCAAGAACGAGGCTAGCGACAATCCTACGTCGTACATCACTACTGTTGGTTTGTATTCCGCAGATAACGAACTTTTGGCAGTGGCAAAGTTATCGGAACCCATCAAGAAAGATCCAACTAACGAGCTTATCCTAAGAGTCAGACTAGATTACTAGGAGGGCCTTATGACGCTCTATAAGTTCCGGAACAATGAAGTAGCGATAAACAGACTTAGAACCCATCCTCATCACCGTGTGTGGGTTCATAAGGGCAAAGTGTTTATCAACAACACGACGTCAAGCTTCATCTATCTTAATGAAACTGTGGCCTCGGCACAGCCCTTTATATACAAAAACTCCAGTCAGTATGCATTTAAGACGACAACCAGTGCCTCGTATGCAGCTATGCAATATGGGGACACTATAACAGGCTCATATCCTATGAGTGCAAGTTATCGTTTTGACTTAAACTCGGGAACGACAACTAGGATAGACAGTCTAAGGACAGCACTAGATTCTTATAATTCTTTGAGTCCAAGATATCAATTCTCCTCTACTGCTCACGGAGCAAAGAGAAGCACAAGCCACAGTTTGGTATCCATACCATCAGTTCATTTTGGTTCTAAAATCAAAAAACGAAGCATTAAGTGTCGCATCTATATGACGGGCAGTTTGGTGGGAGAACTTCACGATGTTCACGGAAACGGAGAACTTGTCCAAGTAGGCCCTCGTGGAAGCACCGGCTCGGGCTCTGTGGCTGGCGTTGCGCTCTATAACGAAGGTTTCCTATACCTATCTGGGGCCTGGGGCTTATCGCCCTCTACGGACGAGTACGGCTCTGGTAACACCGATAACCCTAAGTGGAAATACTTTGGTGCAAAAATCAATCCTACAAAAACAGCTTTCGAGTTGGAGTTTGATGGCACAGAAGACATCCCCACCATGACCATGTATGTGAATGCCCCAAAGGGAGAGCTCAATTGTTCTTCAAACAAGACGGCGATCACAAGAGGCCAAACGACATTACAACATACAAGCTCTGTTTCTTATGTGGAGAATAGCACCCGCTCTTTAAAGAACTTAACATATAGTCCTCATGGGGCAAGCGGATCTTTCGAAAAAACAACTTACATATCATCTATTGGAATTTACGACGAAGATGAAAACTTGGTGGCAATAGGAAAATTAGCCACCCCTATTAAAAAAAGGCAAAAAGACGGTTATACTTTTAAACTAAAGTTAGATTTATGATTTTAGGTTTAGATATTAGCACGAGCATCACCGGAGCAACAGTTTTGGATGATAGCGGAAACATAATTTGCAATGATGCTTGGGACACAAGAAAGTTCAAAGACATCTTCGAGAAGGCTAAATTTGTCCACGAGAAGATAAAAGAACTGGTCAAGACAAAAGACATCAAGCACGTTTTTGTGGAGCAGTCGTTACAATCTTTTCGAAGTGGCTTTTCTTCGGCAAAAACGCTATCCACTCTCAGTAGATTTAATGGGATCGTTTCGTGGATGGTTTTTGAGAACTTAAATATAAAACCAGAGTACCTTTCTGCTTCTTCTGCTAGAAAGTCCTGTGGTATCAAGGTGTTGCGTGGCGAAAACGCAAAAGAGAAGGTTGTTAACTTTTTGCTTGACAATGAGCCTACGTTCGTGGTAGAATATACAAAGTTTGGTAATTTCAAGCCAGGGGTCTATGATAGAGCTGACAGCATTGTTATAGCAAGGGCTGGAAAAGTGTTTTTGGAGAAAGAAAATTAATATGGATATAGAAAAGTTTAAAAAACACGGATATGCATATTCCGATATTAAAGTTGAAGACAAGATCATAGATAAGCTTGTTGAGATAATCTCGAAAAGAGAAAAGCAAAAAAAAGGACTATCGCAAAAAGATAAGCATTATACTAAAATAGCACAACCGTGGCTGATAGATGAGTGTATGGAATTAGCCCTAAGAGATGACTTTCTTGAGATTCCTTCTTTGTTTTTTTCTGGCAGGCCCTTTTATTTAGGATCGGGAAATCTAAGAAGAACAAAATTCACCAAACAACCCGCCGAGGGAGTGGCACTCTTTCACAGAGATAAGAACCTCGGAACTCTCGAAAAAACTTCTGGAAACTTTTTAAAGATTTTTATTTACCTAAACGAGGTTACAGAAAAGAACGGCCCCTTTACCTACATAGAGGGAAGCAACGATGTCTATTTGGATGATCTAACCATGTATAGAAAGACAGATAGGGATGTTAAAAAACAATACCCAGGCTTAGAGAGGCGTATTGTTGGACCAAAGGGGCAAGTGTTCGTGGGGATGACACACGGCCTACACAAGGGCCTGAAGCCTATTGAGGGACATAGAGACATGTTGACTATAAATTACGGAGTGGACAAAGAGCTCGTACTCAAAAATAATGGTCACAACTTTAAGGTAAAAAGAGAACTAATTGATAGCCTCTCGAACTATAAAAAAGATATTTGCAAAAACTTAATTATCCAAGAGTAGGAGATAATTTGCTTGTAAAAAGTGAAAAAATTAAAATTCTAAAAGAGATATTAGGGTCTTATTACAACTCCGGCGAGGAGAGTTTGTTTTACTGCCCTTCTTGCAAACACCACAAAAAGAAGCTGTCGGTGAACCTTTCTTTGGATATGTTTAAGTGTTGGATATGTGATTATCGGGGAAAGAGCTTATATCATCTTGTCCGACGCTGGGGCTCATTCTCCCAAAAGACCAAGTGGCAAGAATTCGAAAACGAACACGATATGTCAGAGGTGCCTCGCTCCCTTAAAGATATTATCATGGGGAAAGAGCAAGAAGAAGAGCAAGAAGAAAATATCAATTTGCCCACTGAGTATGCTCCATTGGCGAACAGGAAAAGAAAGCCAACGTCGTTTGCTGCAATAAACTACTTGAAACAAAGAGGCATAACCCAGGAAGATATATTAAGATGGAAGATTGGGTACTGTGACACAGGAGAATACGAAGGTCGCATAATCATACCATCATTTAACACGGAAGGTCTTGTAGACTTTTTCGTTGCGAGAACTTACAGCGGAGACTGGATAAAGTATAAAAATCCCCCAACGAACAAAAAGCTTGTGTTTAACGAACTTTTTGTTGACTGGCACGAGGATATTACCTTGGTAGAAGGAGTGTTCGATGCTATAAAGGCAGGAAATGCAATACCTTTGTTGGGATCGACATTAACAGAAAAGAGTCCAGTCTTTCAAAAGATCGTAGAAAACGACTCCCCAGTGTACATGGCTCTCGACGCCGATGCCGAAAAAAAGACTATAAAAATCATCAAAAATATGTTATCATATGGTATAGAGGTTTTTAAGATCGATGTTTCCGGCTTTGAAGATGTTGGATGCATGACGAAGGAAGAGTTTAATAGTAGGAAACAAAAAGCGAAGCTTATTAGTAATACCACGGGTTTGCTTCGGGAGAAAATCTCCACACTAAGAGGATAGATGAATGGTTAAAATTGCACATTTTGCGGATACACACATCCGCAATTTAAAATATCATAAAGAATATAGACAAGTTTTTGAAGAGATGTATGAGTCTTTGCGAAAAGAAAAGGTAGATTACATCGTTCACTGTGGCGATATTGCCCACACAAAGACACAGATCAGCCCAGAGTATGTCGAGATGTGCAGAGAGTTCCTCAACAACTTGGCAGACATCGCACCAACTCACGTCATTCTTGGCAATCATGACGGCAACCTAAAGAATAGCTTTCGCATGGATGCTGTTTCTCCCATCGCTGCAGCTCTCAAGCACGAAAACTTATTCGTCTATAGAGACTACGAAGAGATTGTGCTGCCGGAAAATATTTCTTTGAGTGTTTTATCTGTGTTTGACAGAGATGCATGGCAAGTTCCAGCAAGCAATGACACTGTGAACATTTGCCTCTTCCACGGCTCAGTTTCAGGCTGCCGCACAGATTTGGGTTGGCAAATGGAACATGGGGACATAGATATTGCAGAGTTCGCTCCGTATGACTATGCTATGTTGGGAGACATCCACAAGACAAACCAGATTTTAGATATGGAGGGTCGTGTTAGGTATGCGGGATCTACAGTGCAGCAGAACTTTGGAGAGACTAACGATAAAGGATATTTGCTTTGGAACATCAAAGGAAAAGATGACTTTACTTGCAAACACATGGCGTTTTCGAACCCCAAGCCATTTGTAACTTTGTCTCTGACAGCAAGAGGAAAGATACCAGCTAAAGTAAAAGTTCCAGAAGGCGCTCGCTTACGAGTACAATCGAAGACGAGATTGCCTATCGACATTATGAGAAAGGCCCTTGATGTAGCGCGTTCTCGCTTCAAGCCAGAGAGCATTGTCTTTAATGACGCCTCTAGGGGATCATATCAGGACGACGATAGAAATATTTTTGCAGAAGATGAAAACATGAGAGACATCGCTGTGCAAGAAAAGTTTATATCAAAGTATCTTGAGGATTATACTACCGACGAAGAAACCTTAAAAAAGGTATATGAGCTTAATAAAAAGTTTAATACTATTGTGGAAGAAAATGAAGACATCAGTCGCAATGTTCGGTGGAAGATCGATAGCTTCGAGTGGAAGAATTATTTTAACTACGGTAAGGGCAACAAGATAAACTTTGATAAACTTAGTGGTGTTGTAGGAATTTTCGGAAAGAACTTTTCTGGCAAGTCTTCTATTTTTGATAGCTTTATTTATACATTATATAATTCAACTAGCAAGAGCAGCAGAAAGAATATTAACGTTGTTAACCAAAACGAAGACAATGCCGAAGGTATTGTAAGCTTAACGGTTGGCCACAACAAATACAAGATCAGAAGAAGGACAGAAAAGTATACTAAACGTCTATACGGCAAAGAGTCCAAAGAGGCAAGAGTTATTTTAGATTTTAGCAAAGTAGACTTGGCTTCTGGGGAAGAGCAGTCATTAAACGGGATCACTAGAAACCAAACTGACAAAGCCATCAGAAAAAGCTTTGGCTCAGTGGATGATTTTCTTTTAACATCGTATGCTTCTCAGATGGGCTCACTAGCCTTTGTTGAGGAAGGAAATACAAAAAGAAAAGAAATTCTAGCTAAGTTTTTGGATCTTGAGCTTTTTGATATGAAGTATCGTCACGCTAAGGATGAAGCAAAGGAACTCTTGGGGTACCTCAAGACTATGGAAAACGTTGACTATGACGCCGAGATAGAACAGTCCAGAGAAGCACTAGCTGATGTCAGGCAGCGGATATCAGAGCAAGATAAAAGATGTAAGAGTCTGACAAAAAAGAAAGAAAAGACTAACAAGCAAATTTTAGAGATTCGCAGAGAGATAGAGAGCGTCCCCGCAAGCCTCATGAACATCTCTAACGTTCTTGGCGTACTCAAAGAAAAAAGTGATGATCTATTATATCTTGAGAAGGAGATAAGCAATCTGCGTTTAGACAAGGAAGGTGTCCTCAAAGACATTGTTGTTTTAGAAGAAAAAACAGATAGTGTCGATGCTTTTGAAATGAGGAGAAAAGTTTCGCGAGCAGAGGAGCTAAAGGGAGATATTCTTTCGTTGCAAAAGCAACTTGAGAAAGTTCTGGAAGAACAAGAAAACGCTAGCGACACGATAAAGTGTCCAGAGTGCGGCGCAGAACTAGATCACAAGAGTGAGTTCGAAAGACAAATTGAAACATTCCAAGAACTTATAGCAAGCAAAGCAAAGAAACAAAAAGCATGCGAAGCAGAAAAGGCTAGCAAGATTGTAAAGGAACATGACAAGGACGTAAAGAAGTTGGAAAAACTTCAGAAAAACGTATCTGAATATTCTGATAACATCGTTAAACAGGAACTCGAAAGTAAAGAGCTGATGGAACACATTAGCAAACTAGAAGAGGATGTTGAAATATATAATAAAAACAAAAAGATGGTTGATAGCTTGAATTCACTTAAAAGTAGAGAGAATGGTGCTATAATCATGTCAGAACGTTTTGACGCGCTTATTGAGGAATGTCAGGATAGCTTGATATCTCTTCACAAAGAGTTGGGCTCATATGAGGAAAGAGCTGTTATGTTTACTGAGCAGAAAGAAAAACTGGCAGACAGTAGAAAACAATTTTCTGCGTATGACTTGTTTATGAAAAGTATGAGTACGAATGGTATCTCATATAATATTATCAAGAACAAGCTCCCCATCATCAATGAGGAAGTTTCAAAAGTTCTTGCAAACGTAGTTGACTTTGAGGTGTTTTTTGAAAACGACGAAAATAAGCTCGACATTTACATCAAGCACCCAACATATGAGCCACGCCCTATCGACAACTGTTCGGGCGCGGAAAAGACGTTAGCTTCTATGGCGATAAGACTTGCATTGCTCAATGTCTCGTCCTTGCCAAAGGGAGATATTTTCATCCTGGATGAACCAGGGACGGCTTTAGACGAAGAGAACATGGAAGGCTTCATCAGAATTATAGACATGGTGAAGACTCAGTTTAAGACAGTGTTCCTTATTTCTCATCTAGATAGCTTGAAAGACTGCGTTGATATGACACTAGATATATCCAAAGAAAATGGATATGCAAAAGTTAGATGCTAAGGAGACAATATGGCAACTAGAAAAAAGACAGACTCACCCGCTAAGTTGGTGAACAAAGCCCTGCCAAAAGGCGGAGCACTTGATAAAATTATTAGCAAAGTAACATCCAGAAAACTTTTGGTATGGCTTACTGGCTCTGCCCTTCTGTACACAGGCGGCCTACAGTCGTCCGACTGGGTAGCTATTTCGCTTGTTTACATTGGTGGCCAAGCAGCAGTAGACTTAGCCGTTGCTTGGAAAAGCGCGTGATGTTAGGCAGGGTAATTTTATTTTTAAAGCACCATTGGAAAATACCAGCAGTAGTTGTTCTGTTGCTGGTATGTGCTTTTTTTTACCGCTCCAAGATAGCTGCCCTTCTTGGTTCTATGCAGCAGACGAGAGAAGATTATAAGAAAGCTCTTGAGGAGTCTCACAAAGCAAACAAAGACGCCATTGAAGAGGTGAGCAGAAGCGCCCTTGCAACACTCGAAAAAGAAGAAGAGAGACAAAAGTCTATAAGAAAAGACATAAGGGCTCTTGAGAACGAGAGGGACAATCTCGAAGAAGAACTTCAGGAAGATATAGATGAGTTAGCTAGGAAGATAAAAGAGAGGTTTTAGTTGAGGTTTATTGCTGTTATTCTATTGCTTGCTTTACAAGCTTCGTCATCTTATGCGACAGAGAAGAGGGTAGAGCCGCTTCACAAAGATGATCCTGCACCATTTACTGGCGTTTTGATGGACCCAACAACTGCCGCTAAGATCGTAGCAGATAAGGAATTCGAAAAGTCAAAATGCAACCTGCTTATCGAAAACGAGAAGAGTAAACAAATTAACAAGTGCAATCTTGAAAAAATGACATCAGAGGCAATCTTGAGAACAGATGTTCAACAAAACAAGATACTTGTCGATTTGCAAGAGAAAGAGATAGTTAGATTAAACGAACTGTTAAAAAAGGAACCACCAGCAATGGGTCCGGTATGGTTTGTTACTGGAACTTTGAGTGGTATTATCCTCTCTGTTACTATATTTTATGCGGCGGTACAAATAACAAATGACTCAGGACAAAATTGATATTTTGGAAAAAAGAATTAGCGGCCTAGAAAACTTGATTGATCGCTTGAAATGGCAACTTAGCTCAGCATCGGACCAACTGTCGGATTTAAGGGGAGACTTGTCTCTGCTACAGAACCAGAGAGAGGGAACTCAAGATGAATAAGAAAGACGTTGACATAGCCCACTACGAAAAAGCAATTTCAGAGAAGTATGGGGAAGAATCTGTGACCAACCCAAAAGCAGGTTGGGATGCCAAAAAAGAGGCTCAGTACCTTGAGCAAATGAAAAAAGTTTACCAAAGAGAAAAAACAAGAAAAGATAAAGAAGTTAAGGAAAAGCATGAAGGGTTTTTTGTATCCTCAAATCTATTTATTAATAGACAAAGCAGGAAATGCGAGGCATGCGGCTGTTTTTCGCTCTCTAAGGGCGACAATCTGTTTTTGAATAAATATTCTTGTTGTCAAGAATGTTATATACAATATGTCGAAGACAGGGAAGAAAGATGGCTTGATGGCTGGCGTCCTAATGGGGTAACTAAAGATGTTGACACTTGATGAATTGAATGAAATTGTAGAACTCTTGCAGGGTGCACAAAAAGACGCCGAGAAATTTGATCGTGGCGTAGGTGCAGCGGGAGTACGCCTTCGGAAGAAGTGTCTAGACGCATCTAAGCTACTTAAAGGCCTTCGTGGTTTGGTTTTGGAAGTAAGAGAGAGTCGCAAAGCCAAAAGATAGGACTTTTATGGTTTCACTAGATAAGAAATCTCTAATGAAAGAGATTGTGAAGTGCGGGAGAGATCCTGTATACTTTACGAACAACTACGCAAAAATAACACACCCAATGAAAGGTCAACTTCTTTTCAAGACTTATGACTTTCAGACCCAGCTTTTGCAAGACTTTGATGACTATCGCTTCAACGTTATTCTCAAAGCACGACAGTTGGGTATTTCGACAGTAACTGCAGCATATGTCGCGTGGCTCATGCTTTTCCATAAGGAGAAGAATGTTCTCATTATCGCTACAAAATTATCAACTGCAGTCAATCTGGTTAAAAAAGTCAAGAACATTATCAAGAACTTACCAGAGTGGCTTGTTACTGCAAAAATAGAGATAGATAACAGGCAGTCTTTTGAACTTGCAAACGGTTCCCAAATAAAGGCCTCCTCGACCTCCGGAGACGCCGGACGTTCGGAAGCCTTGTCTCTGCTCGTTATTGACGAGGCCGCCCATGTGGAGGGCTTAGAGGAGCTCTGGATGGGTCTTTATCCTACTCTCTCTACTGGTGGTCGCTGCATCGCCCTATCAACACCAAATGGTGTGGGAAACTGGTTCCACAAAACATACACAGATTCAGAAAACAAGAACAACGACTTCTTTCCGACAAAGTTAAAATGGGATGAGCATCCGGATAGAGATGCAGGATGGTTTAAGAAAGAAACCAGAAACATGCCACGGAGAGACATAGCTCAGGAATTGGAATGTTCTTTTCTCGCATCGGGAGAAACAGTTATACACCCAGATGATATAGAGAGAATAGAGCAAAAAGTTACAGAGCCGAAGCACAGGACTGGCTTTGACCGCAATTTGTGGATATGGAAAGAAAGAAACAACAGCTCAAAATACCTTGTCGTAGCCGATGTCGCCCGTGGCGATGGCAAAGATTTCTCCGTCTTTCATGTGATCGACGTGGACAACATGGAGGTAGTTGCAGAATATAAAGGAAAGCCAAACCTAGAGATGTTTTCTCAGTTACTGTACACCACCGGGAATGAGTATGGCGGAGCCATGCTTGTCGTCGAGAACAATAACATTGGTTTTAACGTCCTAGAGAAGCTTATAGAGATGAGCTATAGTAATTTGTATTACTCCCTCAAGGGCAGTCACGAGTACATTGATCCCTTGATGGGAGAAAATAAGTCAAATGCTGTACCTGGGTTCACTACATCAATGAAAACTCGCCCACTTATCATCGCAAAGTTAGAAGAATTCATTCGCAATAAACTACTTAATGTTAGCTCCAACCGCCTGGTGGACGAAATTAGGACTTTTGTTTGGCAAAATGGAAGACCTCAAGCCATGAGGGGATATAATGATGACCTTGTTATGTCTTTGGCAATTGCCTGCTGGGTAAGGGACACCGCACTGGTGGCCAACAAGAGAGCAGAGGAATACAATAGAGCCTGTTTGGACGCAATGATTATGTCAAATACAAAAATGAACACTAAAATTCCAGGACAAATAGGTTATAATAGTAAGCTAGACCACGAGAAGAACTTACGACGCAAAACCGAACAAGACAACTACAGAGAATTCTCTTGGCTTATTAAAGGATAGAGCATGCCCAACAATAACAACCCTAGAAACGCACAATCATCATTATTTAAAAAGCTGACCAGACTTTTATCAGGTCCAGTTACGGGTAGAAGAGCCCAGACATATCGGCAACAAAGAAGAAGAGACTTAGACAAATACAAGTTTCGCTCGGCCCAAGGCATGACATTCAAGAAGAGCATTGAAAACCCTCTTCTAAAGTACAACCAAGAATCTTTCTCGAACCAGAATAGAGCAGAAAGATATTCAGACTTCGATCAGATGGAATATGTGCCGGAGATTGCCTCCGCGATGGACATCTATGCAGACGAGATGACGACGCATACCACTCTTGAGGATATGCTTCGGGTAAATTGTGAGAACGAAGAGATACGCAGTTTGCTTAAAAACTTATATCACAATATTATGAATGTGGAATTTAACTTGTTTGGTTGGTGCCGAAGCATGTGTAAGTACGGAGATTATTTTCTTTACTTGGACATTGATGAAGTAGAGGGTGTAAAAAGTTGTGTGGGCTTACCTTCTCATGAAGTAGAGAGACTAGAAGGAGAAGACCCAACAAACCCCAACTATGTACAATTTCAGTGGAACTCTGGCGGCTTAACTTTCGAAAACTGGCAGGTTGCCCACTTCCGCATTCTTGGAAACGATAAGTATTCTCCATACGGCACATCCGTACTAGAACCAGCTAGAAGAATTTGGAGACAGTTAACTTTATTAGAAGACGCTATGATGGCATATCGCATCGTCCGTTCACCAGAACGCCGTGTGTTTTATATTGATGTCGGAAACATTGCTCCTCAAGATGTGGAACAGTATATGCAAAAAGTCATCACATCCATGAAGCGGAACCAAGTTGTTGATACCACCACTGGCAGGGTTGACTTGCGATACAACCCATTGTCTGTCGAGGAAGATTACTTTCTGCCAACTAGAGGAGACTCAACCTCAAAGATTGAATCATTGCCAGGAGGAACTTTTACGGGAGACATTGATGATGTTAAGTACCTGAGAGATAAACTATTCTCAGCATTGAAGATCCCACAGTCTTACCTCTCTAGAGATGAAAACTCAGGAGAAGATAAAACAACGTTGGCACAAAAAGACGTTCGCTTTGCGAGAACCATCCAGAGACTTCAGCGTTCTGTTGTTTCTGAACTTGAGAAGATAGGAATTATTCACTTGTTTACGCTCGGCTTCCGAGGGGAAGACTTGTTGAATTTTACTTTATCACTAAACAACCCTTCCAAGATCGCTGAACTGCAAGAACTGGAACACTGGAGAACAAAGTTTGATGTTGCTGCACAGGCAGGAGAGGGACTTTTTAGTAAACGCTGGATTGCAACTAAGTTGTTTGGCCTTACCGATGATGAGATTATTAGACTTCAGAGAGAGACATTTCACGATAAGAAGTTCGAAGCGGCTCTTGCTGCAGTGGCCGAAGGAGAACCATCAGAAGGATTTCAAGCTGGCGGCGGCGGCTTTGAGGGAGACGATGATCTTGGTGGTGATGCAGGCCCAGACTTAGATGATCTTACTGGCGACACAGCCGGTACAGACACACCACCTGAAGACGACAGTATGCTTATTACAAGCCCAGACGCCCCAGCCCCAGATGCGGATCTTGGTGGAGATGAGCCAGTTGCAGAAACAGAGCAGAACACAGACGGTATTGTACCAGGCCAGAAGTACACAAGGCCAGGCTGGAAAGGCAAGACATACCGAAGCAACCCGAATGGAAAAGTAAACGCTGCAAGACAAAAGTCTCTGAAAGCAAGAGCATCGGGAGAGCTAGCTTCTAGTTCAAAAAGAAATGTGTTCCCCGGTAAAATTGGATTAGATCGTGCGGCCATAGGTCTTCCAGAGGGAAAAGAAACTACTTATAACAAACAAGAGCAGGTACTTTTTGGTTCTGCGAAGGAAGTCAAGTCACTGATTTCCAGCTTGATGGAGATAAACAAAGATGAGCAAGAAGCATAATAAGAAAAGAAATACTGGCTTTTTGTACGAATCACTTGTAGTCGAGATGACCAATGCTATGATAAGCAAAGACCTCGACAAAAGAGATACTATCAAAAGAGCCTTGCAGGAACACTTTAAAACAGGCACAGAACTCCACAAGGAGTTAAGCCTATACAAGAGCGTATTGGACGCTAAAGAGATTGAAAGCGACGAAGCAGACTTCATTATTGAAGAAAACTGCAGAGCGCACTCTGCCTTGAACAAGGAAAAGCTTTTCGAACAAAAGACGAGTTTAATAAACTTCATCAACAAGAATTTGGATAGAAGCTTTTACGGAAATTTCGTACCGTCTTATAAGAGCCTTGCTAGCGTTTCAACTATGTTTAGTGACAAAGCTGCAGCACAAGAGAAGTATAAGGTAAAGAAAGTTCTTATTGAAGGCATGACCGCAAAGAGTCAAGAAGACCCAAACAAGATGAAGCATATTGACGAGCTTTCCTTTAACTTATTTGTAAAGAAGTTCAATCAGAAATATTCAGAAAATTTGCTTGAAGAACAGAAAGAGCTATTGAGCAAGTATATCCTTTCATTTATCGACAACGGCCTAGAGTTCAAAATTCACTTGAACGAGGAGTTGGCAAACTTGAAAAGTTCCCTAGTTGAGAGAAGCAAGAGTTCACTCGACGAGAAAGTATCGAAGATGATGTCCGACGTCGTAGATATCCTAGAGAGCTACAAAAAGAAAGAAATTGACGAAAAAGCATTGATGACGATCTTAGAAGTCCAAGAGATGCTAAGTGAGAAGCAAAATGCCAATTAAAGTAAAATTCGACAAAGACGGACAAAACTCAAGAGTGCAGAATACGGACGAGGGTCTAACTTTTAAATTGAAGGCCCGAAGAAGCATCGACGGAAATGTCATGATATTTGACCACATTGATATGGACATTGTTATCATGCCAGAGAAAAAGAAGATCGTTGCATTTGCTAAAGAGTCTCTCAACGATAGCGTGTATGCTGCACAGTCTAGAATGTTCGACTATCTTTTTAGGCATGGCGTAGTAATTCCAGAGAGCGTCCAAGGCGGAAATGTGTATGGCTCAATGGAAGCGACATACCCGGAGTCGAACATTGAAAATTATGCCGCTGAAAACTTTGCTATGTTATCTGTTGCTAAATTCATGGAAGAAGAGCAACCATATTTCGCTTACGACCAGAGCTACAGAAATCAGGAAATAGACAAGATGACATCACCCGACGCTGAAGATTCTACAGAGCTAGGCGATGTAAAACACGGAGAGAAGAAAGGTTCTATCGAGCCGAGTAGATCAAGAAGGTATATCAGAGGATACTATTAGTGTTCGATGAATTATTGTACTTTGTGTTGTCAGCCTATGGCTTGACGATGATCCTGGCTTATGGTCGAGTATTTAACAAGGTTAGGCCAAAAAATTCATTCTTTCACTGTCCAATGTGTTTAGGTTTCTGGGTTGGCGTTCTTTTGTGGGCATTTTCCCCTTTCACTTCACTATTTATGTTTGACAGAGGTGCCATAACAGCTTTTTTATTAGGCTGTTTATCCTCTGGGACGAGTTATTTTCTGAGCCAACTTGTTGGCGATTGGGGTATAAGACATGAACATGTGGAACCAGAAATGGATGTTACAACCAGTTCGTAGGTGCAGAAAGGGCTGCTAACTCGGACGGGTCGTGCCCGTCTTTGAGAGGATAAGATATGACTAAGTATTTACTTCGAGAATATTATGAACTTTGCGACGGTAACACATGCGCTGACATGTTGACCGAGGCAGAGAAGAGAGACATGAAAGAGCATGGTGCCCTGTATTTGGTCGGCATTATGCAAAAGTGTAACGTGAAGAACGGAAACAACCGTGTATATTCAGAAGAAGTTCTGAAAAGAGAAATGGAAAACTACCAAAGAGTGGTAGAGGATAATAGAGCTTTGGGAGAATTAGACCACCCAGACTCATCCATTGTAAACCTCGCAAATGTATCTCATATGGTGACTTCTGTTTGGTGGGACGGCGACGCCGTTATGGGCAAGGTAAAAGTTCTTGACACACCATCTGGAAAGATTTTAAAGTCCCTCGTTGCCGCTGAATGTAAGATGGGTATTTCATCGAGAGGAATGGGCTCTGTCACTACGGTACAATCCCCAGACGGCCCTATCTCACAAGTCCAAGACGACTTCCAACTTATTTGCTTTGACTTCGTTTCCGAGCCATCAACGCCAGGAGCTTTTATGATGATGAAGGAATCGAAAGAGACAAACGTTTATAACAAACAAGACAATGTTTTTAGAAGCTTAAACAATATCTTATGGAGACACAGAAATGAAAATAACTAAGGGCAGATTAAAACAAATCATAAAAGAAGAGGTAGAGAACTTCTCTTCCGAAATTACCGAAAACGACGCATCTTTAGATAGCGTAAAAGGCATGCTCGCGACCGTAGCACAGGGCCTACTTAGAGAGCCTCCGGTTTTACCATCTGAACAAGAATGCGAAGACCTATATAGAGGCCTGAAGTCAATAGCTAGAAAAGAAGAACCAACACCAGAACTAGAAGACGGCCTTGGGGATATGGGTGCGATCAATGAATAAGAAGAAGTTGACAGAGGTTTTAAAGCCAATTATTAAAGAGTGTATAAGCGAGATGCTTCTAGAAGAGGGTTTGTTGACAAAAGTAGTGCAGCAGATTTCCGAAGGAATAGAAACTCCCAGCGAAAAGACACAAGAGCCAAAAGAGATAAAAGAGCAAAAAGCTCTACCTAGAGTCGAAAAAAAGAAGATGAAAGAAGTCAGGGAGAAGATGTTAGAGTCTATGGGCTCAGAGAGATTCAATGGTGTTAATATTTTTGAGGGAACAACGCCTGCTCCTGCAGCGAGAAGCCCACAGGCTGGCGCTGGAAATGCACTTTCGGATGTTGATCCGAGTGATACTGGTGTAGACATTAGTTCTTTTGTAAACCCTAACTGGAGAAAGTTGGTATAGGATGTCTCAAAACTTTAGTGTAAAGCTGCGTAAAGGAGAGAGCGTAGAGGCTCTTATTAAGAGGTTCATGAAAAAGACAAAAAAGTCAAAGATTGTTGATGCAGTGAAACAAAAAAGATTTTATAAAAAACCTTCTGATGTTAAGAGATTAGCAAAGCAAAAAGCCATTAGAGATGCTCAGAAGAAGAAAAAGAAAGAACTTGCGAGGTAAAAACAATGTCATATGATCCAAAACAATTTAAACACCAAAATGGCCTAAAGACAACGGCAGCATATCAGGTATCTGGTATTCCGTTTGCAACAGGCAGTGTGGATGTAGAGGCGAGCAATGGTGATGCCACTCAAATATCTTTCCCACATGTCACTCGATGGTTCACGGTTATTAACCGCTCCAACCAAAACATAAGAGTTGGTTTTTCCAAGGCCGGAGTCGAGGGCACAAACTATTTTACCGTACATAAGGGGAACACTACCCCCACAGATATGTCGAGAATGGAGATAAAGGTTAAGGATATCTTCCTTCTTTCTCACGGCTCTGCGGTAACTGATTCCGTCGATATCGTTGCTGGACTGACCTCCATTCCGACAGATGAGCTTCATACAAACTGGTCTGGTTCTGCTGGAGTTGGTTAATGTCGGGAAACAGAAATAGGGCTCTAGGCTACAAGGACGGCAGCGGTAATTACGGCTTCGTCATGTATGCTTCTGGCAGTATTAAAATCGGCAATGATGGCACTGATGTAATCGCCATGACAGGCTCTCAGGAAATTATTGGTCGCATTAAGGGAATGCCACCAACTGCATATAACACCAGCACAACACTTTACCGAGAAAGCTTTGATGGCCTGACAGCAGATCTGGTATCACCAGGAAACCCATCATCGAATGGCACTTGGACTAACGGTGCAGGCTCAAAGACTGGGCAAACTATAGCAAACGGCTACGAGTGGCAGACCAGCGACGGCGGTACACCATCTGGCACCACCGGACCCACCGGACCACACTCCGGTAGCAACTACGTTTTTGCCGAGGCTTCCGCCGCCCAAACCGCGAATAATGATGGGTCAAACGTATTTTATGTCATGCAGAGAAGCTTTACAGCAGCAGAAGCTTCTGAAATTGGTAAAATGTCTTTTTATTATCACATGCATGGTGACGATATGGGCAGCCTTCATATCTCTGCGAGTACAGACGGCTCTTCTTGGACGGGAATGACAATAACTAAAGATGCAGATGGTTCACCTTCTGCAGTATCTTCAATTTCTGGAGAACAGCAAGCCAATCAGGGTGATGCCTGGAAGAGGGGAGAAGTGGACCTAACTTCGTATTTGGGCTCTGCTCTGCACATCCGCATCAATGGGTACACCACTGGCGGTTATAGAAGCGATCTAGCAATCGATGCCATCGAATTCACTCCAGCTCCATATGCGCTCTATTCTACTGCGCCAGTTTCAGCATCAGCATACTATGGGAAGGGAAACGGCTTAGAGTTTGATGATGCATATGTAGACGTAATTAGGCGAAAAACAGATAGCAGCACCACCACAAAAATACGACTCATGGATGAGGAAGTAAGAGTTCATTGCGGAAATGCAAACGATGAAGTGTTGAAGCTTGAATCTGGAACTGCCACCATCGCCGGCGATCTTGTGCTCGATCAGTACATCTACCACAATGGAGATACTAACACACTCATCAACTTCGCCGATGACAAGATAATCCTCAAAGCCGGCGGCAAAGCAATGGTCACGATGGAGGAGAAAGGATCTGCTCCTCATGAAGTTACTATCAATGATGGTGGTAACAATGTTGACTTTGTTGTCAAGGGTAACGGCTCCAACCAAGGCAACCCGCTATTCATATGTGACGCCTCTACGGGCAGGGTGGGAATTAACGGAGTAGGTTCCCCGGCTCATGAACTAGATGTAGATGGCACTATTGTTTCCACAGGACTCACAGTTGATACAGACACCCTTCATGTGGACTCCTCGAATAACAGGGTTGGCATAGGCACAACCACTCCGGCTGCAAACTTATCAATCGAGGGAGACGCAGACGGCGGAACAGTCTCACTTCGTCTAGGCGCAGATGCAGCAGCAGCTTCTAACTTTTCAGCAAGACTTGAATTTGCAGAAGATACTGATGATAGCCAGGTAATGAATTACGGCGCGTTCATGGATTATGACGGCGATGCTGCATCTGGATTTGGTAACGGCATGCTGAATGTCGGAATGAGAAATAATAGTACTTCAGATACGAACATTTTCAGGATAGACAGAGATGCTGCAGCAGATTCTTTGCACATCAACGATAGTGGTGTCGCAGTAGGAACGCAGTTGCATGTCACAAAGAACGCTACAGTTGGTGACATTGGAAGCCTTACTTTGGCCAACGCCGGAGTAAAAATAACAGACAGTAGCACCAATATGCACATTGACGGCAATTCTATAAATACCGACGGCAACACTTATCTGAATGTATCGGCTAACTACGATCTTTACTTCGGCACGAATAATACCGAGCGGATGAGGATCAAGAATGACGGCAAAATAGGCATAGGAACAGACAGTCCACAAGTAGATTTACAAATAGATAATTCCTCTGGTGGACGACTGACTTTAGTTCGTAGTGATGCTACGACTACCCTCGGAGACGAGCTTGGTAGAATAGGATGGGACACCACCGATGGCGGCATCGACGGTGGTGATCCTGCTGCATATATCGTTGCAACGGCAGGAGAAACAATGGGCTCCAGTGACAAGGGTGCAAATATGTACTTCTACACTAAGCCAGACAACACGGACTACAACGTCGCAGGCACCCTAAGAATGGGAATTGTGGACTCCGGAAGGGTATATGTGGGCATCGACTATCAAACCGATGAGGGAATGCTACAGGTCAAGCAGGGTGCTGATGCCGCAAACCTTGGTGGATTATCAATAATTCAGTCTGGAAATGACGACACTTGGACGCTTTGGCATTCTACAGCGGAGAATTTGAACTTCTCTTTCAATGGTTCCTCGAAAGGATATCTAGATGATGGTGCTGATGTAAACAACATTACCTTTACAGGCCAACACAGGTGCACACCATCTGACTCAACTTCTTACACATCTCTCTCCTCAAGCGTTGGCAAGATTGTTATTAGTGACGGGACGTACTCGAACCTAACACCTGCCAACTCAAACATATCTATCAATGAGGCAATTCCAAAAGTAAAGCTTGCAACGGCTAGAAACCAGAAATCTGTTTTCGGTGTTGTGTCAGACTCAGAAGACGAGAATGAAGCTACAAGAACTTACAAGCATGGCATCTATACCACTATCATGGAGAAGAGCGATTCTTCTGATAATAGACTTTATATCAACTCACTCGGCGAGGGCGGTGTTTGGATTAGCAACATCAATGGCAACCTAGAGAATGGAGATTATATCACCACTTGTGAAATTCCGGGATACGGCATGAAACAAGATGATGACTTGCTTCACAACTACACTGTTGCAAAGATAACACAAGATTGTGACTTTGACTTAAATTCCAGCAGTTACGAATGTGTTGAGATCTCTCATGACGGATCGACCTACCGCGCAGCCTTTGTGGGCTGCACTTATCATTGCGGCTAAAAAAAATAAGGAATTGTACCTTGTTTCCTACTATTTAACTTGTAACTATGCGAGGTAGGTTCTCGTTCAAACGCGCCCTGGAGGAATGGAAGCATGGGATATAAGAAAACAACACTACAAGTAACCACAGGCTCCGGTACTTCGGTTCACATCATGAAAGATGATGGCTCTCTTGTCCTTGCGGCAGGAGGCGACAACAGAGTAGTTGAAATTTCAGCTTCAGTAGAATTTGACGGCGGCACTAACCAGAACGCCTTAACTGGCCAAGGAGCCATTGTTAGTGGCATGTTTCGTATTCCTTTATACGAGAGCAGTTCGGAAGGCGACATATCAATCTTAAACACCTTAGCAGGCACCCCATCTAACTACAATGGATATGTTTTTTACATGAATAGCTCAAAGGGCCTGACCAAAGGGGCAATTGCCAACGGCGGCTCTGTTGCTGTTAGTAATGATGCAGCTCAATATTTTGCCAAAGGCGCAACGATGTATTACTGCAGAAATGGCAACTGGTTTACTGACAATTTAGTAACAGTTCCGAGAACATTCACCAGACAATTATATACACTTTTTAATGCAGGAGATACCGACTGGGACATCCATGCAACAAGCGCACCTACTTTCGGTGGCAGTGAGCTAGAATTTAGTTCATCAATGGGCGAGACTGGCCAAGGCTGGGGCACCACTGATGTAGCTGAACCTACCTGGACTTACAATACTCACAAGAGAATTGAGGCAAACTGGGTAGCAGGAAACACAGATTATAATATCCCGTCAACGACATCGGTAACGTGGGCAGGCGGAGATTTGGAGTTTAGCAGTGCAATGGGCGAATCAGGCCAAGGATACGGTGCAACAGACCCCGCTGAACCTACTTGGACTTATGGTTCTCATAAGAGAATTGGACCTATCAGTTTTAATGCAGGGGATACCGACTGGGACATCCATGCAACAAGCGCACCTACTTTCGGCGGCAGCGAGTTAGAATTTAGCGCGTCAATGGGTGAGACTGGCCATGGCTGGGGCACCACTGATATAGCTGAACCTACTTGGACTTACAACACTCACAAGAGAATTGAGGCAAACTGGGTAGCAGGAAACACAGATTATAATATCCCGTCAGCGACATCGGTAACGTGGTCAGGCGGAGATTTGGAGTTTAGTTCATCAATAGGCGAAACCGCCGCAGGATGGGATAACAGTTAAAATCTTTTAAAGAGAGGAACAAGAGATGGCAAAACAGGATTTTAGATTTCTAGGTTATAGAACAAGCAATGACACTACCGACGGCGGCGTGAGAAAAATAGCATATGATATTGCAGCTGGCAACGGCGCTGGCGGAAGTACCAACGGCGGATACGCAGCAGAAGGACAGTCTCAGTTGCATAGCTCTCTCAGTGCTTCAATAACCACTTGCGGAGACTATGCAAGAGCATGGCTTTTCAGCGCCAACAGATACTCAACAAACAACTACAATGTAGGTTGGTATGGCATGGGTTTCTTGGGAACTAGATCATTGGGAGCAAGGCTGGACCCAGCTAGCGGCTCTGCTTGGAGCGCATCAGCAAACTTTGCAAACTCATCAGGAAAACGCACAACGGCCACCGCTGTCTCTATAAGAGCAACGGTCAGATTGGGAGCAGACAACACCGGATCAGCAGACTCGGCATCATTTGGAACGTCGATTGGCGTCTTTACCAATGCGACCATGCCATCCCAGACAACTCAATACACAGATGACTCCGATGGCGATGATTATGCTGGAACGGTTATCAATAAGACTACAGCCTATGGCACCCAATTTCAAGGATACACTCTTATGCTCTCTAGTCTGAAACATTACTCTTGGGGAAACAGCGATATTGACTCCGATGGTGACGGTACGAGTGTTTCAGATTCCAATAGAGGAGCTCAAACAGTGAGACTCCTGTTTGGCTCACAACAGTATGCTACCAACGGCGGCAGCAGTGCTGGCGCAGCCAGGTCGAGATTTCACAAGTGTCAAGGAACATACCAGTACAACAAATGGTATAGAATAAGAATGGATATTACTCCATTTCCGGGAACAGACAAGATTGAAATATATACAGCACCAGCAACCGATACGGTAGGCTCGGAAACCTGGACGAAAGTTGCAACCCAGTATCGTTTCGCGGGAACCAGCCACTATTTACCCAGGGTCAATGCTGACCGCAAAGGTATAGGATATTGTGTTTCTGCTTGGCGAGACACCAATGCAACGGCAGTAGATAAGAACCACGACGCCTTCATTGATGGCTTGGTGGTATATTCAAAGATAGTATAATAGGAGAAAAGTAACATGGCAATTTCACGTTCAAATTTTAGATACGCAGGCTCATGGATAGGCAGTACGGGCACGACCGATGCAGCTCAGCGATGGGCAGCACTGGCAAGCCAACACCAAGGCGCTGGTTGGGCCAACAACAACGAGGGCGGCGGCGAAGCAGCTTTTGGCTCTGTCGTTCCACATTCCTTCTTGTCTGGCACCGCACCAGCCTCTGCGGGGGACTTTTGCCTTGGTTATATGTACGGACAAGCCAGTCACCCTTCGAATAATAGCTACCATAGGGCACACCTCGTGGCAGCATTCGTAACAACGGGCTCAGACTCAGGAAGCGACTTTCCAGTGGACACAGTTCCAAATGAAGGGACCAGAACTGCCTACAGTATTCGAGCTTTCTTGAGACTGGGCAACGACAACTCCTCAATAAACGCCAACCACGAGAGAAATCAAGGCTCAGAAATCGGTATCTTCGTCAAGGGCATCGGCCCAGGAACAAACCAACAGAATGACTATACAGCCTCACCAACAGGCTCTCTAAGTGCGTCTTATTATCACGACGCTGACGAAGATGCCACCGATCCTTTCTATGCGTCTGGCGGCAGTTACAACCCAAGAATGTCTGGGTATTATCTCTCCTTGTCAACCTTGAGAGACGACAGCGACGGAACAACTGGCGGAACCAGTGAAGCTGGCGTAAAAGGTGCAAGAATTCCACGCCTGAAGTTCCACGCCCACCGAACGAATAATATCAACCACAGCGTCTTACCAGGCGTTAACAGCAAGCATGTTGAAATCTTTTCAGGTTCTTTTAATACCTGGTATCATGTTCGAATGGACGTAACACCAATATCGGGGCATGACAAGGTAGAAATTTATACGGCCCCTATTGCAAACGCCCTGGGTAGCGAGACATGGACAAAGCGAGAGACAGTGCGTATATACGCCACAGACGAATATTACAGAAGCTGGGATTCAACAGATTCTACTTCCAAACAACAAGACTGTGGCTTTTTCGCGGCTCACTGTAAAACTCACGATGATGATTATTTGGCTCACGATGCATTAATAGATGGTTTTGAGTTTTTTACGAAAGATTTGACTTAATAACAAAGAGAGGAACAAGAGATGGCAAAACAGGATTTTAATTTTCTAGGGTATACGACCCTCAACGACGCCACCGACGGCAACGTGAGAATGGCTGCCCACAACATGGCTCGCGGCAATGGCAGCGAAAGTGGTACTAACGGCGGATATGCTGCAGAGGGAATGTCAGTTCCCCATTCCACGTTATCTGGCGCAATAACCACTTGCGGAGATTATGCAAGAGGGTGGATCTTCAGCCAATACAATTACTCAGTGAACAACTACAATAGAGGTTGGTATGGCATGGGTTTCTTGGGAACTAGATCCTTGGGGCCAAGACTAGACCCAAACAGTGGTTCAGCTTGGAGCGCAGCAGCAAGCTTTGCAAACTCAACAGGAAAGCGCAGCCAAGCAACTGCTGTCTCTATGAGAGCCACAGTCAGATTGGGCTGTCTCTACACAGCATCAGTGAGTCAATATACGTCAAGCGGCACTGCAGTGGGTCTGTTCTTTGGAGCTAGAACGCCATCCACCACAGCTAGATACACCACCGATGCCGATGGTGATGATTATGGATATGCAGTGTACTCCAAGACGGATACTTACGGCACCTTAATAAACGGGTACACTCTCTGGCTTTCTAGTATGAAGCATTACTCTTGGGGCAACGACGATATTGACTCCGATGGTGATGGCTCAAGCGTTAAAGATACCAACAGGGGGAATGTTGGCGTGGTAAGACTTCTTTTCATTAGTACTGGCCCTCATGCGAACGAAGCCGCCGCTGGGAACACGTTTCAACGACCAAGAGTTCACAAGTGCCAAGGCTCATACGCATTCAATGCGTGGTATCGCATAAGGATGGACATTACGCCCTTACCAGGAACAGACAAAATTGAAATTTACACAGCACCCGCAACCGACACGATAGGTTCGGAAACATGGACAAAAAGAGCAACTCAATATCGTTTTGCTGGAACTTGTCATTACGTCACTCGTCAGCATGCCCAAAACCACAGGGGTTTGGGTTATTGTGTGCAGGCGTGGAGAGATCAAAATGGCTCAACCCTTAGCACCCGGTCCAGAAACCACGACGCATACTTAGATGCACTAACTGTGTATTCAAAAAATATATCAAGCTAATAGGAGAAAAATAAAATGGGAATTTCACGTTCAAACTTTAGATATGCCGGCATGTACGGCGGCAATTCCGGCGAGTTCGAAGGGGGGGAACGTTTCATGTCCCTCTTGGCCTACGGCAATGGTGGCCCATGGGCAGCTACCAGCGGTGGCGAAGCAGCTTTTGGCTCTATCGTCCCACACTCCTTCTTGTCCGGCACAGCACCAGCTTCTGCGGGAGATTATTGCACTGGATATATGTATGGCCAGGCCAGCATTCATTCCAACAATAGCTATCACAACGCATGCATTATGGCGGCGTTTATAACAACGGGCTCAGACTCAGGAAGCGACTTTCCAGTTGACGCAACTCCTGCGGAAGGTACTACAATTGCCTACAGTATTCGAGCTTTCTTGAGACTGGGCAACGACAACTCCTCAATAGTCGCCAACTCCGAGAGAAATCAAGGCTCAGAAATTGGCCTGTTCGTCAAGGGCATCGGCCCAGGCACCGCCCAGCAGGGAGACTATGTAAGTTCAGGAACAGGCTCTCTAAGTGCGTCTTATTTTAATGACGCTACCGAAGACGCTGTAGATGCTTTCTATGGCTCTGGTGGCGATTACAACCCAAGAATGACGGGATATTGCTTGACGCTCTCAACCTTGAGAGACGACAGCGACGGCGCTCAGGGCGGAACCAGTGAAGCTGGCAAAGTCGGTGCAAGGGTTCCTCGCTTGAAATTCCACGCTCATAAAACAAATGATATTTCTCACGGCATTAGTTCGGGTACCAACAGTCTTCATGAGACTATATTTTCAGGCTCGTTCAACACATGGTATCATGTTCGGATGGATGTGACACCACAAGCTAGTGCCGATAAGGTTGAGATCTATACCGCACCTATTGGAGAAACTCTCAGTAACGAAACATGGACAAAGCAGACAACCATTTCAATAGCGACTACTGATTCTTACTATAGACAATGGGATAGTTCAAACTCAACCTTGAAATCTCAAGACTGTGGCTATTATACGGCTCATGCTATAACCCATGATGACGACTATTTGTGTCACGATGCGCTAATTGATGGCTTTGAGTTTTTCACAAAAGATGTAAGCTAATAACACGCTCGCACAACATACTTTCAAGACCCGGCCCCGCGCCGGGTTTTTTATTGGATCTGCATAAAATATTTGATAAAAAACGTGCAGGAACTTTTTTCAGAGAACTTGAAGCAAACAGGCAATAAACCACACTTTTCTCACTAAATACTAATATCAAGCCCCACGTTTGAGAAGGGATGCTTGTGAAGAAGGGCGTTTTATTAAGAAACCTTTTTCGGGAGGTAAGAGTTGCCAATTTTATATACTTGTTGCGGAAACTCACCTTTAATATACGCCTCATTCGTAAAAAAAGAAACTTTTAATTTCTTTGTGATATTTGACAAAGAAGGAGGGAAAATAATATGGTAGGAAGAAGAGGGTTGCAAGTCACTACCGGTTCATCACCGACCAATGTCCATAGGTTTTTGGACGATGGTTCGGCTATCATTTCTGCGGGAGGGTCCAATAAAGCATTGGCCATCTCTGGTAGTACGATGTTAGGTAGAAAGACAAACAACGTTAACGATGTGACGAAGGTTCATGGCGTCTTTAGAATTCCAGTATATGCTTCAGGTTCTGAAAATGATATTGGTATTTTAAATACTCTGGCTGCAGCGCCAGAAGATTACAATGGACACGTTATATATCTAAATTCAACTGGCCTTACGAAAGGTGCAATTGCCAATGGAGGTTCTGTCGCAGTCAGCAATGACGCAGCTCAGGCTTTCTCGCAAGGCCACAAATGGTATTTTTCGCGCAATAGTGCGTGGGTACCTGACATGTTCTTTCATCTAAGTTAATAGATGGGAAACATTAGTAAACTTTTAATTTATTTCTTCGTGATATTCGACGAAGAAGGAGGGAAAAAATATGCCTATTGATCCAAGAGGTATAGCCGTTATATCCGGCTCTGGAGCGAATTGGAAAGACACCAAATTTCGTTCTCTGGATAATGGTGCTCACTATTTTAGTGGCTCATTAACTATTTCGTCTTCCGCTGCAGGCGGAGACAACAACGCTACAGGCTTATCATTGTCTGCTAGCGGAAAGATATCGGCATCATATTTTTATGGTAACGGTTCTAATTTATCAGGCGTTGGAGGCTCAGTGGAAAATGCTTCTACTAGCCCAGCAGACACAGACAATTATTTACATTTAACGTTTGTCTCTGCCTCTGGCGGCTCTGAAACTCAGTATATTCATTCGGGTTCTATTTCATATAACCCAGCAAGTTCTACGTTTAGAACTGTGAATATTTCTGCTACAGGCGATGTTGACTTAGGTAATGCTACCTCTGACACCATCACCGCAACAGGTCGCTTTGACAGTGACATTGTTCCATCAACCGATAGTGCAAGAGACTTAGGTACATCTGCTTTACAGTTTGCCGAAGCTCATATTGACACTGGTCACATTGATAACATCACTGCGACTGGCACGTCTACCTTGACTACTGTTGACATCAACGGCGGCGCAATTGATGGTACAACTGTTGGTGCAGCAACTCCTGCTGCTGGTACATTCACAACTTTGACTGCAAATGATCAACTGGTCGTTGCTGCTGGTGCCACAATCACCGGTGACACTACTGACGAGATCACTTTGAATGTTAAAGGCGTTGGTAGCCAAACAGCTCAATTGTTTAATGTTGAGCAAACAGACGGTACTGATAAGCTTAGCGTTAGTGCTGCTGGTGTAACTACTGCAGCTAGCTTGGTTGCAACTACTGCCGATATTAACGGTGGTACTGTTGATGCAGTCCTTGGTGGGACAACTCCTGCTGCGGCAACTGTGACAACATTGTCTGCAACTGGTGACGTTGACTTGGGTAATGCTACCACAGACACTATCACGGCAACAGGCCAATTTGATAGTGACTTGGTGCCATCAACTGATAGTGCAAGAGACTTAGGTACATCTGCAAAGCAGTGGGCCGAAGCTCATGTTGATCACGGTTACATTGATGCAATCACTGCAACTGGCACGTCCACATTGACTACTGTTGACATCAACGGTGGTGCAATTGATGGTACTGCTATCGGTGCAAACTCTGCAACAACTGCAAAGTTTACAACCATCTCTGGCTCTAGCACACTGCAAATTGCTGGTGCAACAAGCTTGGGTAGTAACTTAACTGTTATGGGCACTGTCTCTGGTTCTGGCAATGCGTCAGTCGGCGGCACGATGCACGTTGAGAGCACGTTGACTGCGAACAATGCTATGGCTGTTACCAAAGGTGGCTTGACTGTCTCCGCTGGTACAACTGCTGTTCAAGCTTTGACTGCAACAACATTGTCTGCAACTGGTGACGTTGACTTAGGTAACGCTACCTCTGATACGATCACTGCAACAGGCCGCTTTGACAGCGACATTGTTCCATCAACTGATAGTGCAAGAGACTTGGGTACATCTGCTTTGCAGTTTGCTGAAGCTCATGTTGATCATGGTTACATTGATGACATCACAGCAACTGGCACGTCCACGCTGACCACTGTTGACATTAATGGCGGTGCTATCGACGGTACTACCATCGGTGCAGCAAGTGCTGCAGCGGCAACTGTCACAACCTTGACTGCAACGACTTCCAATCTTGGAACGTTGGGTTCAAACGTTGATCACGCTAACTACAATTCAACTAACGTTGACATTGACTCTGGTGCGATTGATGGTACTACCATTGGTGCAGCAAGTGCAGCAGCAGGTACATTCACAACTGTTGCAGGTACTACTGGTACTTTCTCTGGCATCTTGAAGACTGATGACACAACTAACGCAACCTCAACAACTGACGGCTCTTTGCAGACCGACGGTGGTTTATCTGTTGCATTAGATGCTGTTATCGGTGACGACCTCAAGTTGTTAAGTGACGGCGCAGTTCTTAGCTTCGGTACAGGTTCACCAACAACTATCACGCATAATGCTTCAGATGACTCTTTGTCTCTGAACACTGGCTTGACTGTTGGCGGAAGCTTGACCGTACAAGGTTCTGTAACTTATGTGTCTTCTTCTAACACTGTTCTTAATGACAGCTTGATTGTCTTGAATAGTGGCAGTAGTGACGCAGATAATGGTGCGACCAACATCAATGATATTGGCCTCATCATGAAGCGCGGCGCGGCAACTGATGCAGCAATGTTCTGGGACGAGTCAGCAGACCGTTTCCAAATTGCAACATTAAAGTCGGGCTCGTTAGGAACTCAGACTGGAAACTTAGCTTTTGACTCAGCTCCATTGTCTGCTTCTCAAATGCATGCTCAGACATTCCATGGCGACGGTTCTAGCTTGACAGGTATTTCCGCAGACACAATTACTACCGCTGACGGTGGCGATAACGATGCGACTGTTTACCTTCTTGGTAGTACCACTGCAGCAGGCGCTGGTGCAAGTATCTTGACTGACGGGCAGCTCGTATATAACAACAATACGAATACCTTGACTACAACTAAGCTTGGTGCTTATGAGCAAGCTGGCGCGGTTGACTTCTCTGATGAAGCAATGACCAACGTCAACATTGACTCCGGCGCTATTGATGGTACCGCCATCGGTGCGAACTCTGCAACAACTGCAAAGTTTACAACCATCTCTGGCTCTAGTACATTGCAGATTGCAGGTGCAACAAGCTTGGGTAACAACCTTTCTGTTGAAGGAAATATTTCCGGATCAGGAACTCTTAACGTAGCTGGTAACATGTCTGGTTCAGGCACCTTGTCTGTACAAGGCGGCGCAGCTTTGGGTTCTACCTTAACTGTTGAAGATAATGTAGAAGTTGAAGCGGGTAACTTGACTGTTACTCTCGGTAACTTGGTCGTCTCTGCTGGCTCAACCACTGTCGCAGCTTTGTCTGCAACTGGTGACGTTGACTTGGGTAATGCTACTTCTGATACAGTTACTGTAACTGGCCAGTTCGATAGTGACTTGATTCCGTCAACTGACAGTGCAAGAGACTTGGGTACAACTGCAAAGCAGTGGGCCGAAGCTCACATTGATCATGGCTATATTGATGCAATCACTGCAACTGGTACATCCACGTTGACTACTGTTGACATCAATGGCGGCGCGATTGATGGTACTGCCATCGGTGCAAACTCTGCAACAACTGCAAAGTTTACAACCATCTCTGGCTCTAGCACATTGCAAATTGCAGGTGCAACAAGCTTGGGTAACAACTTGTCAGTCGAAGGGGCTATCTCTGGTTCTGGCAACATGAATATTGCTGGCAACATGTCTGGTTCTGGTACTTTGTCTGTACAAGGTGCTGCAGCTTTGGGTTCAACCCTGACTGTTGAAGATAATGTAGAAGTTGAAGCAGGTAACTTAACAGTTACTCTCGGCAACTTGGTTGTCTCTGCTGGTTCAACTACTGTCGCAGCTTTGTCTGCTACGGGCGATGTTGACTTAGGTAATGCTACCACAGACAGCGTTACTGTAACTGGTCAGTTTGATAGTGACTTGATTCCTATTTTAGATAGCACAAGCGACTTGGGTACATCTGCAAAGCAGTGGGCCGAAGCTCACGTTGATCATGGTTACATTGATGCAATCACTGCAACTGGCACGTCCACGTTGACCACTGTTGACATTAATGGCGGCGCGATTGATGGTACTACCATCGGTGCAGCAAGTGCTGCAGCGGCAACTGTCACAACATTGACTGCAACGACTTCCAACCTTGGAACGTTGGGTTCAAACGTTGATCATGCCAACTACAATTCAACTAACGTTGACATTGACTCTGGTGCGATTGACGGCACTGTTATCGGTGCAGCTTCTGCAGCAGCGGCAACTGTCACAACCTTGACTGCAACGACTTCCAATCTTGGAACGTTGGGCTCAAACGTTGATCATGCCAACTACAATTCAACTAACGTTGACATTGACTCTGGT